CCCCACCCCCCCCCCCCCCCGCGCCTCCCGCGTGTATGCTTCGGCCGGGGATTGACAGGCATGGCGCCTCGGAACCCGGCTGGCACTCGGAAGCCTGCCGGGTTCTGTCATGTCCGGGGGAGCGCCGGCTGCTGAATTAGCGCTCCCTGGCAGCTGACTAGCAGTTAACCCGGGCATCGTCACCACGTCGCCCGTGATGGATAGGCAGATTCAATCCGTCACCGTGAGGGATATGTAGGTGCGCTCCCCCCGCGCCACCCGGACGGCGGTAATCGCGTCGATGATCCGCTCCGCGGGCTCACCCCATCGTTCGGCGAAGACGCCCAGGGGCAAGCCCTTCTCCTCCGGCCCGACCGCGGCTGCGAGCTCCATCAGCTTCTCGAACGCCATCCTCATGATCGGCATCATCCCATCCTCTGCCTGGCAGGCCCGTCGCGCCCCGTGTCATGGCACCACGGCGAGCCGCGGCCTGCGGGGGATAGCCGTCTTCCCGGGGACCGGCCAGTCGTCCCGGCATACCCCGTAGTAGGGCGGCTCCCAGGAGTAAGGCGTCCCGGCCGTGTACCTGGCCCGGTCGCACGCCATCGCGTACTTGGCCGCCCAGTCGGTGGTGAAGTACCTCGGCAGGACGCCGCCCCGGTTCGGTATCGGCGGCGGCGGGTCAGGTACCGCGGCGCGCAGCTGCGCCTTTACCTCACGGGCGCGCTCCTTGTGACGCGAGCAGAACCACCGCAGCCTCTCCCACCCGGTCACCGGGTCGTACTCGGTGACGGAGATCGTGGCGTGCGCCCCGCACGCCGACTGGTCGCGCTCGACCCCGAGGAAGCTGCTCAGGTCCCCGTGGATGACCGTGTACCGGCACTCCCCCAGGTGCGGGTGATGCCCGGAGACAAGGCACCGCCCGGCGGCCCGGTCGCGCCTCGGCTTGTACGCGCGCACCCGCGGTCCCTCGCACGAGCCGCTCTGGCAGTAGCCGCCCGGGTCGTAGAACGGGACGTCCTCCGCGAGCGCCTGCCAGATCCGGGGGCGGTCACGGTACACCCGGTCCCCGCCGAGGATCTCCGCGGCCTTCCGCCACCCGCCCTTGCCCGGGTCACGGTGGACCGCCCAGCCGAGCGCCAGCGCCACCTCCCGGCCGCCCGGCGAGAAATCCCGGTCGGCGTAGATGCGGGCCGTCAGGTCATCCCACGCGGCGAGGTGATCGGTCATGCCGCTCCCCCCGTGCGCGTGTCCGGCCACCTGAAATTCCCGTCCTTGTCGACAAGGTCCTTCTTCGGGGGCGCGGCGCGGACCAGGCGCCTCAGCTCCCCGATCGGCAGCACGTCGGCGAACTGAATGCCGGCGTACAGGTAACTCAGCCGTGCCCTGCGAATCCAGTCGAGTACCGGGCGCGCGGGGTAGAACCACTCGCTCCGGCCGACCTGGTAGAGGCGGAACCTGTCACGGGCCTTAGTCTCCTCGCTGAAACTGCCCGCGTGCGTGAGGAGAAGCTGGAGCTCGCCGTGCGCGCGAAGGTGAGCGCCGAGGCGCGGGCGGAACTTCCCCGAGGTCCCTATCTTGATCATGCCGTCCGAGGTGCGCCGCAGGTAGTAGACGACGCTCCGCGCTGCCGTGGCACGCTCCCAGCGCGCCTCGGCCTCCCGGGCGATGCGCTCGTAACCGGCAGCCGCGGCCTCAAGCTCGCTGGCGGCCCTGCGAAGTTCTGCGGACTCGCGCCGGATTTCCTCGGCTCTCGCCGCCTCGACCTTCCACTCCTCGAGCCGGAGGAAGTGGCGCGGGCAAAGGTCCACCCCGGCAGCGCGGAACTCCGCCGGCACGCCGCAAAGTTCGCCGAGACCGGCCGGGCGCGCGTCCTCTTCACCTAGGCGTGCCACGCACACGGGCGAGTCCGCCTCAGTCCACGCCCCCGCCCTGTCGTCGTAGGCGGCAATCAGCGGCGGGCGGGCCGTGAGCCGCCGGGGATTGGCGCGGCGCGACGGCAGGCGCGGATCGGCGGGATGCAGCACCTGGCCCGCGGACGTGACGCGCGGGGGCATCGCCGGCGACGGGACGGCCGGCGTGAAGGGCCTCTCTTCGAGGGACGGCACCGGGCGGAGGTCGTTACCCGGAAGGTAGCGCCTCCTGAGATCACGCTCGCTCGTCATGGGCACCCCGCCCCTCCCGTGAATGATGATCTTGATCTGCACTGCGCCTGGAACTCGCGGCTAGCCACGCGAGTCCCTGCCGTCTCCCGGGTTTCTGGGGACGATCTGGGGATGACTTCGCCGCTGAGCGCGCGTGAGCGCACGCGAGCGCCGCTGAATGCAACTCTGCGACCTGGGGAGCCGACCACGCGCCGTGTTCACCTGCGAGATCACGCCGGGATTTTTTCGCGGAGCCCCTTGTACTGGCGAAGGGGCTCGCCAACTCACGCACGGGCGTTCCGCTGCACTTCAGTCGCGGTGCCGGACGGGAAGGGGAGTACGCCGTTTTCACTTCCTGGTGAGAATCTGGAGACGGCTTTGATTTTCCGGGCCTCCGCGCGCTCCAGGAGCATCGCGTCGAGCACGGCGACGGGGGAGCGGGGCGACATCGCCAGGCGCGCGTCGAGCGCCCTCTCGTGCTCCGCCGTCATCATCGCGACGAGCTCGGCCCGCATGTTGTCGGTCACGTGCCGGTAGGCACCGGACACCCCGGGGATGTCGTGGCGCAGGTGGGTCTCGGACATGATGTGCGGGATGCGCTTCTCCTCCATCAGCGTCCGCATCGAGTGACGCGCCATCAGGTGCGGGGTCAGGCCCCTGGCGACCGGCTCCCAGCGCACCGTCGCCCGGCCGATCGCGCCGGGCCCCCGCAGCCGCGTCCCCGGCCACTCGCCGCCGAGCGGGACCGGGCGCCTCGGCAGCGGGGCCTTCGGGGGGAGCTGCCCGGTCGCCGCGGCCTTGACGAGCGCCTCGAACGCGCTGCTGCGCCAGTGCCACGCCGGCCCGCCCGCCGGCCGGCGGCGGGCGAAGCCGGTCGCCGCCGCCGTCTCCCGCACCCTGCGGCGCACCGCCTCCGACACGCCGCCCTCGCCGGCCAGCGCCTTGCGCGCGGTGGTCGCCGACACGCCCGCGATGACCGCGACGTCCGCGAGCGTCACCGTCCCCTCCGCCGCCCGGCCGCCGGACGGGACGCCGGCGCCCCGGAACAGGTAGGCGGACCCGTGGCACGGGCACGCGCGCTCCGGCCGGACGGCCGCGAAGTCCCCCAGCATCGCCGTCATGAACGAGGCGAGGATGACGTCCCCGAAGGAGTTGTCCTTCGGCGGGCAGCGCAGCAGCCCGCCCGGCGCCTCGGCCCGCATCGCCGCCAGGTGCTCGCTCTCGCCGTCCGCCGCCTTCTGGACGTCGAGCTGGTGCAGCTGCCATTCCACCCGCAGCCCTTCCGGCCGGAGGTACTCGCGCTCGAGGCCGACGAGCTCGCCGAGCCGCAGGGCCGCCCAGAACGACGTCTCGCCCATGACGAACTCGTCGTCGCGGCCGGTCAGGATCGCCATCCGCTCGGAGATCAGGAGAACGCCGAGCGCGTTGGTGAACGGCTTCTCCGGCCCGCGCCCCTTAGCCTTCCCGGCCCGCTTCCCGCGGTTCCCCTTCCGGCGTGCCGGGTTGTGGCCGATGTGCCGGGGCACCGCGTCCTCAAGGCAGGTTTGCAGGGTGCCGCGCCAGGTCGCGATGCTCGCGGGCTTCTTGCCGGCCCGGCGCTCCTTCATCTCCCAGCGGCCGATCATCGCCTCGTCGATATCAGCGAGGCGAACCTCGCCGAAGGACCCCAGGAGGTGGTCGTCTAGGTGGCGGCGGCGGCCCGCCATCGTTGACCAGGCGAGGCTCAGCCCCTCGTACCACTCCTCGGCCCACTCGCCGAAGGTCGTCTCGGACGACGGCTTCGGGGTCCGGTCGTTGCGGACGTCGGACTCGCGGTCGTTCGCGGCGTCCTTCGCCTCCTGCTTCAGCGGGAAGTGGATGACCCGGCCCTGCCCGTCGCGGACGGAAACCCAGCTTCCCTCCTCGTCCATGTACCGGCCCCGGTAGTAGTCGCCCTTCGGCGACGGGACCCTCTCCGCGTAGGCCATCAGGCGCCCTCCTCGTCTTCGGGGTACTCGTAACGGGCCTCGGCTTCCCCGGCCGCGTGCCCGACCGTGGTCCGCCCGATGGCCTCGGCGAGGTCCTCCGCGGCGGCGCGGACCCTCTCGTACCTGCTCGCCCGCGCCGCGGCCGCCCGCTTCTCCGCGACGGAGCGGGCACGGTGCAGGCGCAGGAGGGCGCCCGCGGCGAGCCCGAACGCCTCTTCCAGCCGGAAGGCCGCCTCCGTGGCGTCGTTGTACTCATGCACCTCGGCGGATACCAGGGTGAACCTGTCGACCGGGACGCCGAAGACCGCGGCCAGGGCCTGGACCTCGCCGAAGCTGACGTCCCGCTTGCCCGCCTCGACCCTGGTGACCGTGTTCTGGTGCCACGGGTAGCCGAGGGCGGCCATCCGCGCGGCCAGTTCCCGTTGCCCTGTCTCGCCCACCTCGCGGACGGCGCGGAGGTTGCCCCCGAACCTCTCGCGCTCGGCGCGGAGCTTGGCCGCATCGGATGACATGGATCAGACATTACATCGCTATGTGGTCGCCGTGGGCCCCGCGATGGGATTAGTATCCTGGATTGTGGTCGAGAGGTGAACTCATGACGATATCGGCAGACAGCGCCGTGGCACTGGCGCGGCTGCGCGCCGACATGGCCAGCGGCCGGGCCCGGGAGGTCCGCGAGCGCGCCCGCCTGTCGCAGGCCGAGGTCGCCGAGGCGGTGGGCGTGACCCAGCCGACAGTGGCCGGATGGGAGTCGGGGCGCAGGAAGCCGCACGGCGACCGGGCCGCCCGGTACGCGGACCTGCTGGCACGGCTCGAGCAGGCAGGGAAGGAATGCTGATGGAACGCCCGTCACCGGAACGGCGCTCACCGGAAGAACTCGCCGCGGCGGGCGCCCCGATCCTTTACCCGGCCGACGAGGCCGCGCTGATCCTTGACCCCTCCGGGCGGACGACCGGCTACTGGCTGCTGAAGCGGGCCCGCAGCGGCGAGTTCCCCTGTACGCAGGTGGGCCGGTCGAAGGTGTTCTCCCCGGCGAACCTCGCGGAGATCGCCCGCCTCCTGAACAGGCCGGGCAGGCCGAGGGGCACTACCGCGGCGCCCCGCTCGCAGGGGACCCCGCCGAAGCAGCGGGGCAAGGCCGGCGGAAAGCGGACCGCCGCGTGAGCCGGACCGTCCCCTTCCCCTGTGTCCCCCTCGCCAGGGCAGGGGACCCCGCTGATGCCCTGGAACTGCTCACGGTCATAGCGGCAAGGCAGGAGGAAGGGCGGGCCCCGGAGGCGATAACAGAGGAGATCCAGGCCTGGGCGGATGATGAGTTTCCCGCCAGGAGAGGCCCGGGGATGGTACTGCGGGGTACCGTGGCCGCCGTGTTCAGGGCACTCGGGGGGAGCCGGGCATGAGCCTGTACTGGGGCAGTTACGGCGGCACGTGGGAGCCGGAAGGCGGGGAGCGGCGCGACTGGCGCGACGTGGGGCCCGGTGACCTGCTGGCGCTCGGCCGGGAGGTCTGGCGGGTCATCGAGAGCCGCCCGGTCCCGGTCATCGACTGGGGCGAGGATGACCGGGAGCACTTCGAGCCGTTCAGGCGCAAGGGCGTCACCGGGGAGGAGTGGCGGTTCCGTCCGCTGGCCCTGATCGCGGAGCCGGCCAGGGGCGGCGGGCGGGAGCACCTGGAGGTCAGGCCGTACGCCGGGCTGCGGGCGCGGGCCTATGTCCTGCACCCGCACTACCCGGTCTGCACCGAGTGCGGGGAGCCGTGGCCTTGCCGGGAACTCGACATCACGCACGAGGTCCGCAGGCAGTCGGCGGAGATGGAACGGCTCGCCGCGATCATGCCGGGCTGCTGCTGGTCATGCGGGGAGCCGGTGACGAGCAGGCAGAAGTCGGTCGCCTTCGAGGGCGAGAACCTGCTGCTCCCCGGCGGCCCGCCCGTCATCTTCCACCGGCGGTCCGGGAAGCCCTACTGCCTGTCCGCGGCGATCAGGTACGAGAAGAGGTGGGTGGCGGCGGACCCGGGCAGGCACCCGCGGCTCTGCTGCCCGGGGCGCCTGATCGTGCACTTCGACGGCCCGGAGTGCACCGAGGACCCGTTCTGCCCTGGTGCCGGGGTGGGCCACGCGGGCTTCTGGAACCACAGGGCCAGCGCCGCGTACGTCCGGGGCTGCCTGCGCTGCATGGACGCCTGCGCGCAGCAGGGGATCACGGTACCGGAGGCCTCGGCGTGACCGCGTACAGGCAGGAGGCCTGAGATGCCCCCCACGCCTACGGTCCCGTGGCCCGGTGCCCCCGGGCCGCGCCCCCCGCAGACCGCTGCTAGCACGAGGAGGAACAGCATGACCGCATCACCGCCGGAGGCGCCGCTGCTGACTGAGGAGCAGGTCGCCGCGGAGTTCGGCGTGGACGTCAAGACGGTCACCCGCTGGGCTAAAGCAGGGAAGATCACCCCGGTCCCCGGTTCGGGCAGGCACCGGAAGTACCGGCAGGAAGAGGTAAAGGCGCTGCGAGAGGGGAACGCCTGATGTCCATGTACGAGGTAGCGGTAGCGGACGGCCGCCAGCACGTGCGGGGCGCGGTCCTGCTGGCCGTGCTCGGCAACCCGGTGATAAGCCGGTTTCGCGACGCGGTGCACGATGAATGACGAGGACGGCCCGGAGATCCACCTTTACACGCGGCAGGGCGGCCCGAACCGGGAGGCCTTCGCCGCCTGCAACGAGGCGCTGCAGGCGCACCCGCTGTACCTGCGGGACGCCGACGACAGCTTCGATGCCACCTACTGCAGCTTCTGGTTTGCCGCCCCGCCCATGGCGGAGATGCGGGAGGCCCTCGCCGCAATTGCCGTTGACCCGGTTGACGCGGACGCCCGCTGGCAGGAGGCGATCGCCCGGGTCGCCCGCGGGGAGGTTCGCCCCGCCGAGGTAGCGATGATGGACCAGGTCACCGCCGGGCTGGGCGACCCGTCGCCGGACGGCGTGAAGGTGATCCGGATCTGAGCCGGCGACAAGATGAAAAGGAACAGGGAGTGAGGACGGGATGATGAGGAACTGGCTGTTCCCTTACGGGATCTGGTACGTGCTGGCGGCATGGGCCGCTCTCACGGCAGCGGGGGCGGCCGTCGTCGGCGATGTCCTCCCGGCGGCTTGCTGCGGGCTCATCGCCGCCATGGTCGGCGTGACCGCGATCCGCTCGCGGGTCCGCTGGTCGGCGTCCGGGGAGAAGGCGCTGCGCGCTGAGCTTGCCCGGCTGGTCGATGAGAGGGCGGGCTCCGGCGCGGCCACGTGGCTGCACCGGGACGCGGGCGTGCTGTTCACGCCGGACCGCAGGCGGGTCGCGGGGATGCGGGAGCGGGCGCTGATGGTGATGGACGAGGGCCTGCTCCGTGAGGCCAATGACGCGCGCCTGGCGGGGGGCGGGAAGGTGGCGGCAACCTTCACCTGCTACCGGGCGCACCCGGTGTTCTCCCGGGTGATGCGGCAGGGCGACGGGATGAGCCTGCTGGTGACCGGCGGCGACATTGAGGACGTGAGCCCCCGCGAGCACTGGCTCCGGCGGCACCTGAAGGCGTACCCGGACATGACGCGGGCGATGCGCGCCGGGCTCGCGTTCGCTGACGCCCGCGAACTTGCCGAGGTCATCGAGCAGTTCCGGGACGCCGAGCCGGTCGGCCCGGATACCCCGTGATTCCCCGTTCCCGGCCGGATCGCACTCCGGCCGGGGACAGGACAGGGAAGATCACCCCGTATTGCGACGACTGAAACCATATCGCGTTAAAGGGAGAGGAATACCGAGAGATGAGCACAAGGCACCCGGAGGCCGAGCCGCTGCTGACCCCGGCGGAGGTCGCCACGATGTTCCGCGTCGACCCGAAGACCGTCACCCGGTGGGCGAAGGCGGGGAAGCTCACGTCGATCCGCACCCTCGGCAACCACCGCCGCTACCGGGAAACCGAAGTCCGGGCGCTGCTCGCGGGCATCCCGGTGCAGCCGGAGTAGCACCCGGGTCTTTTCCCGGTAAACCGGGGCAACCTGGGGCAGTGCAGGTAACAGGTTGCCCCCAGGTTGCCCCTATACCGCCGCATTCCCCTCTGGTGCGGTGCAGAATCAGGTGCTTCCCCCGCGACAGTCGCGAGGGGGCACGTTAAGAGAGAATGAGGTCATATGAAGATCCGCAGGCTTGCCGCCGCCCTGGCGGTACCCGCGCTGATTGCGGGAGCGGCCCTTGCCGCGGGAGGGACCGCGCACGCCGCGACCCCCAACGGCGTCACCGCCGCCGAGGCGTACTCCGACAGCATCAGCAGCATCACCGCGATGTTCGGCTCGTTCGCCATCCCGGTCAACAGCCCTGCCACCCAGGTGCCCGTCGGGTCGGTCATCCAGTTCGCCGCGACCAGCACCCTGAACGCCTTCCCCGGCATCCACTGGAGTGATTCAGGCCTGCCCGTTGACGGGATCACCGACCCGACGATCGGCGTCGGGCAGGTTACGCTCCAGCCGGGCGTCTTCCCGGCCGGGCACACGGACACGTTCAAGGTGGACGCGTCGGAGCTTTCGCCCGGTCTCGCGCGGGGCGTTGCGACCGTGGTTGTCACCCCTGGCGACGACACCGCGCATGACAGCGTGACCATCACGACGGACACCGTCACCCTGAACGCGCCGACCAACGCCAACGGGGCGGTTACCTTCTCGACCGTGCCGGGCAGCGTGCCGGAGACGGCGTCCAACCTGCCCGCCGGGGTGGTGTTCGACGGGACCGCGCAGACGCTGTCGGTCGGCACCGCCGTCAACGGCAAGTACCCGCTGTTCGTCGTTCGCGCCGCCGACCCGGCCGGCTCCGTGGCCACCGAGGGGATCATCGCGGTCGTCGGGCCGTTCTTCGAGGGAGTGCCGAAGCTGAGCGGCGGGCGCGCCACCGAGGGGATCAACCCGTCTCGTGAGAACGTGTCGTTCATCCAGAGCAACGTGGCCTCGTGCGACCACTTCACCATCGTCGGCCCCGGCGCGATCAACGGCCACCAGGGCTGGGTGCCGGGCGTGGTCGGGCTGAACGTGGCGGTGTACGGCGGGCTGGAGCAGCACCACGGCTACACCGTGTACTACCAGCCGGTGAGCGGGCCGGCTGACTGCTCCACCCACAGCACCACGCCGTGGCCGGGATCTCACTTCGGCTACGTGTTCTTCGTGACCGCGTAGCGTTTGAGCTAGGCCAGGCGCACAGCATTACGGCACCCCCCGGTACTTCCCGCCGGGGGGTGCCGCTGTCTAGTACACCTCGATCGAGCCGGCGAATTTCGCTGGACTCTCAGGCGCCCCGCTTATCTTTGACCAGCAGTCATAGGTCATGCCGGCGGTCAGCGTCACTGTCCCGCCAGGGCCGACTAGCGCCTGCGCTATGTAGCCGATGCTGGTCCCGCCGAGCAGCCATGACGCCGCGAACCACGTAACAGGCTCCGCGGGAAGCGCAGGGTTCCCGGATGATACCGGGAAGGCCATCTGAACCGGCAGCAGCGTGGACCCCTCGCTCACGCCCGTCGGGTCAACCGTCGTCCCGGCGAGCCGGGACAGCCAGGTGACGTTGACCTCTTCCAGGCTGATCGCGGCGATCGGCTCGAACAGTGCCATGATGATCCTCCAGCGGGGCGGGGCAGGCGAGGCCCGCCAGCGGGGCGGGGCAGGATGAGCCGTCCAGGTGACGGTGCCGGTGCTGCCCGTGCCGGGCTGCATCACCGCCAGGCTGTCTGTGCCGGCCCCGGCGTCCGTGAGCGGAACCGTGCCGGCGGTGACGGCGAGCGTGTCACTGCCTGCGCCGGCCTCGCCGAGGCTGATCACGCTGAGGCTGGGGATACCCAGGGAGTCCGCCCCGGCGCCGGCCTCCGCCAGGCTGGCCGACTGGGCTAGCGCCAGGGTTTCATCCCCGGCGCCGGCCTCCGTGAGCCCCGCGGGCTGCGCCAGCGCCAGCGAGCCGGAGCCCGTGCCCGTGTCGGCGAGCCCCGGCATCACGCCAAGCTGCTCAGGACCCCCCGCCCCGGACTCGGCCAGGGCGACGGCGGCGGCCTGCGATATCCCCAGCGTGTCCGTGACCGCGCCAGGTTCGGCGAGGCCCGTGAACTGCGCCAGCGTGAGCAGGCCGTCGCCCGTGCCCCCCTCCGTGAGCGCGGCCGGCTGGGCTAGCGCGAGCGCGTCAGCGCCGGCGCCCGTCCCGGTGAGCCCTGGCATGGCCCCGAGGGCGTCCGCCCCGGTACCGGACTCACTCAGGGGCGCGACCGGGACGGCCGCAAGGGCATCGGCTCCCGAGCCGCCCTCAGTCAGGCCGGCGAGCGTGACGAGCGTAACCGACAGTGCCTCCGACCCGGTGCCGCTGCCGGCCAGCCCCGTGGGCTGCGTCACCGCCGGCAGGCCGTCGCCCGTGCCGGACTCCGGGAACGCGGCCGGCTGCGAGACCGCGATCGCGTCGGTCCCGGTGCCCGCTTCGCTCAGCGGGGCCGGCTGCGAGACCGCGAGCGCGTCAGCGCCGCCGGCGGACTCGGCCAGCCCCGGCACGGTCCCGAGAAGGTCAGTGCCGGTGCCGCTCTCCGTGAGGCTGGCGGGTTCCGCGATGGCGAGCGCGTCCGCCCCGGCGCCCGCCTCGGGGAGCCCTGCGGGCTGCGCCAGCGCCAGGGCATCAGACCCCGCGCCTGTTTCCGTCAGCGGGGCCGGCTGTGCGACCGCCAGGCTGTCCGTGCCGGCCCCGGCGTCCGTCAGCCCGGTCAGTGAGGCCAGCGTGACAGCGAGCGTGTCGGCGGCCTGCCCGGTGTCAGCAAGGCCCGGCATGATCCCGGGGGCATCCGCGCCGGCGCCCGCCTCAGTGAAGGGCGCCGGCTGCACGACCGCCAGGGCGGCGGCCGCGGCACCCGTCTCTGCCAGCGGAGCCGGCCCCGCCAGTGCGAGGGCGTCACTTGCCGTGCCGGGCTCACTGAGGCCGGCCGGCTGCGAGACCGCCAGGGCGTCGGTACCGGAGCCGGCTTCAGGCAGTGACGCAGCCGTGACAGATGCCTGGAGTACCAGTACCCAGTCCGGGTTGCCCGCGCTGTTGTTACCCTGCGGAGTCGAGTTGTAGGAGGAGCCGGCCGTGGCCGCGGTCACGGCCAGTGACGACGGGTCAACCCAGGTGGCCGTGTACCCGGCTGCCATCTTGGCCTGGTCGATGGTGATGCTGAAGTGCTGCCCGCAGTAGATGACCGCCAGGGACCCGTCGCTGACCCGGCTGGCGGCAACGTAGTTGTCGGTGTCGCCGTACGAGTTGGCCGGGGTGAAACCGGGCGCGGCACTAGTGGACTTCGAACCCCGGCCGCTGGTCACCAGCGCGCTTCCCGTGTCCGGGACGAGCTTGTGCCAGCCCGGCAGGCTGGTGAAGTACGCGCTGACCGCCGGCCCGGTGGTCGTGCACCACGGCCCGGCGGGGTCGGATGCCAGTCCCGCTGCCGCGCCGGACTGCCAGGTCCAGATCGTGGCGGTGGCGGCATTCGAGGGCCCGGCCGTCTGGTTGACGCCGCGCGCCCCCGAGGCCAGCGCCCACCAGGTCTGCCGGCGGATGGTGTACTCCGGCGTGCCGTTGTCAGTGTCCCCGTGCCAGGCGCCGTCACCCCACACGACCGGGATCAGCGTGGTCCCCGACTCGGTGTAGGAGTCCTCAACGGCCAGGTACGGAGGGCAGTAGGTGTAGACGTGGTTCCACTGGGCGCTCGTGACGCCGAACCCGCCGGGCACGTACACGGCCCCGGTGTCGAACTCGATGTGGCAGTTGGTCTCCAGCAGCTGCTCCACGGCAACCGCGTTGCGCGTGTCCCCCGTGCCCCGGACCCCGGTCAGCATCGCGGAGAAGTAGGTATCGTACGCGCCGGCCAGCGTGTCGTCGCCGAACACCCACTGCAGGTTCGGGTAGGTGCCCTGCGGGTACCGGGCGGCGACCAGCGCGCCGAACGCCTGCGCCTGCGTAGTACTCAGGTGCTGCCAGATGAACCCGGACTGCGAGAAGTCGTAGCCCATGCCCAGGTTCAGGAAGACCGTGATCCCGTTGCGGAGCGCCGACGAGACCATGTAGTCGGTCCGCGCCCAGAAGCTGCCGTTGAGCCCTAGCGTCTCGCTGCCGGTCGCGATGCTCCCGGGGGTGCCGTTGACTGTCAGCGGGTAGATGCCGTCCCAGGTGCGGCCGTCCGCGTGGACGGCGCCCGGGTCGATGATGGTGTTGATCCACGGGACGCCCCACCAGCCCGTGTAGCCCTGGCTTGCCCGGGCGGCGAAGTAGGCGTCCATGTCGGACTGCCAGTTGCCGCTGTTCCACCGGCCCGCGTTGCCCGGCAGGCCCCATGCCATCTCGAGCCACAGGATGCGCGGGTTCCCGTACTGGTCCGTGAAGTACCCGGCGGTCCCGGTGCCGCCCCCTAGCCCGGCAATATAGGGAGGCCCCAGCGGCCCCCGGTCGGCGCCGGCGCCGGATTCCGTGAGTGTCACCGCGGAGGAGACGCCCAGGGAGTCCGCGGCGGCCCCCGCCTCGGTGAACTGGGCGGGAGCCGCAGCCGGCGCGGTAGTGAGCACCCGCTGCTGGGCACGCCGCCAGCGGCGGCGGTAAGCGCGCCCTCCGGGCTGCGGCTGCGGCTGCGGCGCGACCGCGGGGGCGGCGCCCGCCGCGACGACCTCGACGGCCACGGCGCCGTAGTAGTCGGAGGTCTGCGTCCAGGCGGTGCTGACCGTGCCGGACGACGAGGCCGTGTGCGAGATGCCCAGGTACCCGGCGCCGGAGAGGCTGTTGTTCGCGCAGGAGACGTCGCCGGCGGCCGGGGCGGTGAACGTGACCCCGGGGCCTGACCCGCAGACGACGCCGGCGGCGACCAGGTTGCCGGAGGCGGTGCCGGCGGCGCTGACCGTCCCGGACGCGACGGCCGCGCCGTTGCTTCCCGCGGTGCCCGGCGTCCCGAAGCCGCCCGCGCCGTTATAGGAGACCGAGCCGCCCTCGTTGCCGCCGGCGTTGCCGCTGTCCCCGCTGACGGTTACCGAGACCGTGCTGGCCCCGGCCGGCGCCCCGGTGAGGCCGAAGACGAAGATGCCGCCGGCGGTGGTGGCCGCCGGGCCGCCGGCCGGGACGCCGGGCGCCAGCAGCGTCATCGGCGTGCCGCCGTACGTGACGGTCACCGTGATGGAGGAAAGGGCAACCCCGTCAGAGGCGACGCAGCCGACCCACGCCAGCACGGCGGTGCCGCCGGCCCCGGCGGTGTGCGTCCAGGTAAGGGCGGTGGCGCTGGCGGATGCCTGGCCGGAGGAAGACGGGCCTACGGCGTCAACGGTCACGGCCACGGCGGCACCTCCCTTACCTTGGCCCCTGGCCGCTCCGGCTAGTTCTCGCCGTACACCTTGAACACCTGAAGGACAGTCGAGTTGGTCGCCGACGACGCGGACCACGTGCCGAACAGCTCAAGGTACTGGCTCACCTCGTTGTCCAGCGCGGTGACGCTGTTCGAGAACAGCACCTGGGCGCCTGCCGCCGCGCCGCCCGTGGCGGCCAGCGACGTGAGCCACGCGTTCGCGGTGGTGCCCGCCACCCGCACTGAGCCGTTCGACTGAAGCGTCGTCCCGGCCTGCCCGACTGCCTGGGCAACGATGTCGCCCTCGATGTCGAACACGGCCGTGCCGGTGGCCGGGGTCAGGTTCGCCGTCGCGAACAGCGTCTTGCCGAGCGTCGCCGCCGTTGAGTCGAGCCCCCCGGTGAAAGAGAACGTCGCCGTGCCCGCCGCGGACTGGAGCGTGCCCCTGGCCCGGTAGCTAATCGACTTGCCGGCCGCGCTGAAGTACCCCGCCGGGATGACGCAGCGCGGTACTGACGTGGCGGCGGCGGCGGAGACCGGGGCGATCGTCGTGTAGGTGTTCTTCGTGACCGCGACCGGGAGCGAGTACAGTTCCTCGAACATCGTGCCCGTGTATCCCGACATGACGGCCTACGTCCACTGGTAGCTGATCGTGGCGTTCCACGTCTGCGCGGAAGTCTTGGTGCCCGGCGTCGCGTTGCCGTGGCTGAAGAACGTTCCCTGCGCGGTGACGACGTTCGTGTTCGTCGTGCCCATGTCTGCCGCGAACTCCGCGATAGCCGCGCCGTTGGCGTCGGTGGTGATGAACTGCGCTGAGAGGATCAGCCCGTTACCGGCCCCGGTGCCTGAGCCGACCGTGGGGACCGCGTTGATGACCTTCCAGTTGTTGGCGCTAAGGCCGGCGACGGAGCCTAGTGCGGTGTCAGCCGCTGTAACGGCTGTTGCTGAGACGCCGAGCCCGATACGCCCAGTGGTCGCGTTGACGAACTTCGTGGGCGTCGTGCCCGCGATGCCGCCCATGATGTTGACCCAGCCCGCGTTCGTGATCAGGTTGGCGTCTTCCTTCAGGTACACCTCGAACGGGCAGCACCGCAGCCGGGCGAAGTCAGCCGCCAGCGGCTCCGCGCCCTGGCTGATCAGCCGCAGGTCATCGTAGTCGCGGGTGAGCGTCCACGCGATCTGGCCGGCGTCCCACTTCTCCACCTGGAAGTTGGTCCAGTGACGGCCGTGCTCCCGGTTCCCTAGCAGCACCCCCGCGCCGAAGCCGTCACTGCCGGACCCGGATTCCTCTGCCATAACTGATCTCCCTCTCTTGCCGGAATGGCGACGACGTTCGTCGTCTAGGTGCTGGTCGCCGGGCCAGGACGCGGCGGTGCTGTTGCCGATCGCGGCAGGGGAACGCAGAGCCGGCCCCGGGTGCCGCGCCGGGCGCGGCGCACCCGGGTCATCGGGTCACCAGCCGGCCCCGGACGCGGAAATGGCGCCTATGGCGAAGGAGACCGTGTCTGAGCTGACCACGACGCTGGCCCCGATCCCGGTGGACAGCGGCCCCCACAGGTAGCGGACCGCGGTCCCCGCCGAGTCCCAGATCTCAACCCCGGCGACCCCCAGCGTCCAGGTGCCCGACGCCGTCCAGGTGACCGCGCTGCCGTTGGTGCTCGCGCCGGCGGAGAACGTCCCGAACGCGCTCGAGCCGAGCGACAGCCCCCCGGATGGGTAGCCGCTGGTGTAGCCGGGGCTGGTGCCCGCCACGCACTCGGTTCCGGTCGCCGTCGAGGTGCCCGTGGTGGAGAACAGGTGCAGGCGCATCGGGGGGGTGATAGTGAACGCGGACCCGCCGCCGGTCCCCGGGGTGATCGTGAACGTGGTGCTGCTGGTGAGCAGGGCGGAGAGGAGCTTGTTTACCAGCGTCTGGTCCGTCATCGCCATGTCAGGTAACCGGGCCTGTCTCGGCCGGGCCGACCGCGGCGAAGAACGTGAAGTGCAGCGGGTAGTGGCCGGTCTCCGGGTGCGGCTCGCAGTCGTCCGCGTGCGAGTGCCGCAGCGCCGTCCGGTCGGTCAGCACGTGCCGCTGCTGCTCCTCGTCGAAAGTGACCGCCGGGTGCCCGGGGCCCGCGATGTCGAAGGTCCCGCAGTTGGTACAAGCCACATGAATCGCCATGTTCCCCCTTATGTCACCACGACTGAGCGTTGCTCGTGACGGCCGCCGCCGCGAAGATCACGCTGTCACCGTTGACAACCCCGCTGATCGGGGTACTCACCAGGCCCTGCAGCCACCGCAGCGGGGTTGCGGCGGTGTCCCACACCTCGATGCCGGGGACCGTCGTCCAGGTGCCGGTAGCGTTCCAGGTGACCGGGTTGGCGTTGGACTGCACCCCGGCGACGGGGGCCGCGCAGAACTGGGAGCCGAGCGTCGAGCCGCCCGCCGTGTAACCGGGGCAGTTGACGCCGCTCGCCTCGGTGCCGTTGACCGTGTTCGACCCTGCCGTCGTCATCAGCCGCAGGTGGTACGGGGGCGAGATCGCGAACCCTGCCCCTCCCCCGGTGCCCGGGGTGAGGCTGCCGCCCGTGGCCGTCGCGGTGAACAGCGCCTGGAGCAGAGCCGCGACACGTGCGGAATCGGTCATGCCGTAAGTGGTCAAAACGGACTCCCGGCGACCGGGTAGTGCGCGACGGGACGGCAGACGCCGCAGCCGGGCGGGCGCTCGGCCACTACGCCGGGCTGAAGCTCAAGCGGTATGCCGGCGGCGGGAGGGTTCCAGCAGCCGCCCTCGTGGCTGTCCGGGCCGCAGGCGGCTGCTTCCGCGCCGTGGTGGTGGGGGCGGGTGCAGCAGCCGCACCAGGTGGTCGCGTGCGGGTCAGCGCCGGGCGGCAGGTCAACCGCCGCGCCACATTGCTTACAGCCCACGCGCATGAGCACAGCCTACGCTTACTGCACGTGCATCTGCACGCGACGTTAGCACGTGCAGCAGCGAGTCTTGCCTGCTGCGCCTCGCGGGCAGGTGCGAGGATGAGCGGCATGCCCGATGTCCCCGGCAAGCCTCTGCGCCGCGCCGGCTCCCCGTGGCGCATCCTCGTGCACAGGCGCTCGCCCGACCCCGCGCAGTACCGCTCCTACGACGTGAGCAACGACTCCGGCAAGCCTGCGAAGCACGCCGAGACGATGCGCGCACTCAACGCGATACGCCCTGACATGCCAGACGTTCCCGACACCGTAGAGTGCACCGTGCTAGCCGGAACCGAGTTCGATGAGTTGGTCATCGGCAAGTGGATCCACCTGGAGCAGATGGATACCGGCAGGTGGTGGTGCAACTTCGCGGGGGTGACCGTCAACGTCAGCGTCGACCGGGATGGCCGGCCTAAGCGGGTCGACGTGTACGGGCCGGGAGACTACGCGGAGCCGGAAAAGGGCTGCGTGTACGAGGTGACGTGGAGTGCTGACGACTGAGGCGGCACCCGGGGGGCCGCCTCCCGTGTACCGCCTCTTGTAACCAGCCGCCGAGTGCGTAGAACTACCGGACTCTGACTTTACGGACAGCGTTTACTGCCCGCGTCCGTTAGCGTACTCATCGTTACCGGTCTTTGTCGAGACCTAAGCTGGCCGCGACCGCGACGGGCATGATCGAGGCGTGGCCCGCGCTCAGAAGTGAACTTAGCGACTGGTCCAGTACCTGCATGGGCGTGAGGGTGGCAACCATCTTGAAGTCATCCCATTCGTAGGCCCCGGTGATCCAGGTGATGGGTCCGGGCACTACCTCGCCGCCCAGCCCGTAGTCATACAGGAGCACCCGGACCATGGTGGCGCTCTGGTCCGTGCCAGGGTCGATCGGCGCCCCGCCAATGTTGAGCAGCTGCCCGTACGATGCCTGGAACGGTCCCGCGAAACTCGCCCTCTGGAACAACAGCAGCGCGTTCGTCCCCACAGCTTGCGCTGCTGCGCTGGTCAGCAGGCCGGCGTCGCTGATATCGATGAACTGCTCGAGGGTGCCGTGTGCTGCCACCGACTGCGCGTTGACCGCCGTGACCGTCGAGTACGTCGCCGTCGTGCCGGTGGTCGCGCTCTCCGATCCGCTCTGGTAGCGGATGTAAATGGTGTTGACGTCGCCACCGAGCGTGCGGGCTACAGGCGTCGTGACCACCAGCAGCCGGTTCGGCGTCGTCGGCAGCGGGAACACGGACAGGTCGTCGGAGCCGTACAGCCCGCCCGGCTGCGAGTTCACGTACCAGGTGAGCCCGCCCCTGCTCGTGACGAGGTTGAGCAGCCCGGTGATGGTCTGCGCGCCGCTGTCAACGGACTGCCCGAGCCAGATCCCGGCGGGCGACCCGATGCCGGGGTTGCCCCAGGGCAGGCCGCGGGTGATGGCGGCGTTGACGGCGTTGTCGGGCTGCCCGGCCGGCCAGGTGCCGCTGTAGACGGCGAGGTAGTCGGTGCCCCGGTTGCCGTTGCCGACGGCGGTGAGGGTCCAGCCCTGCGGGGAGGGCTGCGGCTCGTCGAGTTTCCCTGCCCATACCTGGTGGCCGCCGCGGGTGACCTTGACCTGCCATCCCGGGTTGAACAGCTGGGTGCGGTAGGCGGGCGGCACCAGGATCGTCATGGTGAGCTTGTCGGCCCCGCCGGGGCACACGTAGGAGTAGGTGAGGGCGGTGACGTGCCCGAGAGTGCCGAGCCACTGCCAGTTACTGGACCCGGGGGGCGCTACGGCGACCTGGCTGGAGCCAGGCAGCGCCATCGGGGAGCCCGCCCCGCCGACCCCGCTGACGAGGCCCCCGGCGACCTGGGGGATGCTCAGGAACCCGGCGCCGAACAGGCCTGCGGTGAACTTCAGCGCCGCCGTCCCCGCGACGGTGAGCAGCCCGTCCCCGGACAGGGCGGCGGACTGCAGCATGAGGCCCGTGTAACCCGCGGTGAGCGTTCCCAGGCCCGCGAGGGAGGCGGAGGCCGACCAGCCGAGGCCGCCCGCGATCGCCAGTGTCCCGGTGCCCGTCAGGGCGGCGGACACCTGCCCGGGGGCGAGGGCGTCCGCGCCCGCCGTCAGCGTCCCGTCCCCGGCCAGGGCGGCGGCCTCCGGGATCGCGATCACGGGCGCCGTCGTGAGGGCGCCCGTCCCGGTGAGGGTGACGCCGCGGGGAACGCCCACCCCAGCGCCCGCCGTCAGGGTGCCGGTGCCCGTGAGGGCGGCGGCGGCCGGGTGCGCGGTGGCGCCCGGGGAGTAGACGGCGATCCACGCGCCCCAGTCGGGGCTGTCGCCCAGCGTCCAGGCGAGCCCCTGGGAGCTGGTCGTGGTGGCGATCTTGTCGGCGACGGCCCCGGCGAGGAAGCTGGCCCCGTTGACCTGCGCGTAGACGGTGGTCGCGCCGCTGGTCGTCAGCGTGATCGACTCGGGGTTGACGGCGGAGGTGTCATCGAACACGCCGAACAGCAGCGCCCCGGTGACGGCGGGGGTGACGTTCGGGGTGGCGGGGGAACTGCTGGTGCCGGTGGCCGCGGCCGGCGCCGAGGTGGGCCCGCCGGAGGCCACCCCCAGGTAGGTGCGCCCGCAGCCGGTCACCCAGCTGACCGTCGCGGACAGGGTGATGGTGACGTGGTAGTTGCCGGATGACGGCAGGGTGATGTTGTCGGCCCGCAGGATGTACTTGCCCGCGTTGGAGGCGCCCTCCGCGACGCCTATGTCCGCGGTGAAGGTCCTCGGGGTGGTGCCGTTGTCGACGGCACTGGTCACGGAGGCTGTCTGCCCGCCGCCCATGGTCAGGCCGATGAGCGCCTTGCTGCCCGCTGCGGGCAGCGTCGGCCAGGTGATGGTGAGGGTGCTGACGCTGGCGGACGCCTGCCCGGTGGCCGTCTGGTCCCTGGTCACCGTCATGCCCGCGTCACCTCCGCTCCGCGCTCGATGCTGTCAGGGGTCAGTCGACCCAGACCCCGGCGGACTTGTTGGCGCCGATGCTGCCCAGGATGGCGTTGACGACGGTGTCACCCCAGGCCTTGGTGGGCGGGTTCGGGCAGCCGGTCAGCCCGTAGGGGCGCGTCACCGGGATGTTGAGCTGGTGGCCACTGCTGTTCACGTACAGGGTGCCGTCGGCGAGCAGGTTGCTGTGGGACTTGACGTCCCCGTTGACGGTGAGGGCCCCGGAGATGGTGCCGCCGGACAGCGGCAGGCAGCCGTTGGCGGTGGACAGGGCGCTGCTGGCGGTGCTGCTGGCGCTGTTCGCGGTGCTCTGCGCGGTGCTGGCGGCGGACTGGGCGGCGGTCGCCGTGGTGTGAGCGGTGTTCGCGGTCGCGTTCGCCGTGGCCGCCGTCGTGTAGGCGGTGCCGACCACGGGGACCAGGGCGGTGAGGCGGTCCTCGGTGCTGCGGGCCTTCGCGGCGGTCGACGCCCCCGTGAGGGCCACCCAGGCGAACGCGGCGAGCAGGGTCATGATCCCCCAGCCGAGACTGAGGAAGTGCGCCATGAGCTCGACCAGCGCCGTCGTGCCCAGGACCGCCGCGTACCGCATAACCCGTCTCCCTATCGCTCAGATTCTGTCGAAAAAGTAAGAGGCAAAATAGGACAAAGAGACGTTAGGTGCACTTCCGTCCGCGCAGTAACAGAAAACCTGGTTGTCACTGTCGGCGGGCTCCACGAACAGGGGCCCGCCGGAGATGTACGGGGTGTTGTCCATCACCGAGATCGCGTTGGGCCGCCCGCCCTGCGAGCCCATGATCCGGCCGAGTGACACGTTGGGATCAGGCGCATCAATGTAATAATTCAGATAACCGTTCGACGGCTCGTTGATGACGACGGTCTGCCCCTGGGTGTCGAGGAAAATGCATTCGAAAAATCGGTCCGAGGTCTGAGAGTCGGTGACCGAGACCGTGTAGTAGCCGCCGACGTTGTCCGGCGCCACGGCCTTCACGGGCAGTGTCAGGACGCCCGCCGTCAGGATCCCGTTTGCGACCTGGTTGGGGGCGACGATGACCGGCAGGGTGCTGACGGGGTAACCGGGCCCGCCCGGGTACTCGTACTGGGTGACGGTGACGAGCACGGCCCGCGCGGTCGAGGTGCTGCCCGACCACGAGGAATTGATGAGGTAGACGGTGTACGTGCCGGAGAAGTCCGCGTTCACCCCGGTGACCGGCTGCGGCATCGTGTACTGGTGGGTGCCGTCCGGCGGGTCCGCCCCCGCCCCCACTGAGACCAGGGGCTGGAACGTCTTGCTCGCCCCCAGTGGCGGCCGGTGCACGATCAGGGTCTTGGCCGCCGCCGGCGCGTACGAGGTGATCTTCAGTTGCCCGTGGGCCCCCGCGCCGCCCGCCAGGGTGCTGCCGGAGGAGAACGCCCCGCCCCCCGCCCCGCCCGGTGCCCCGCCCGCCGATCCCGCGGAGCCCGCGGTGGCGCCGCCGTTGCCGCCCGCCCCGCCCCCGTCAACCGCCGTCGCCCCGGCCGAGGTGGGCGCCCCGGTGCTCGCCGGGTAGGTGAGCCGCACCTGCCCGGGTGCGCCTGCCCCGCCCGCGTAGGAGGAGAAGTACGACCCGCCGCCCCCGCCGCCGGGAGCCGACCCCGCCGTCCCGGCGCCGTTGCCCGCCCCCGACCCGGGCCCGCCGGCGCCGCCCGGGTTCGGGGCCGGCGCCCCCCCGGGGCTGCTGCCGCTGTTGCCCTGCGCCGCCGGGCCCGCCGAGCTCCCGCCGCCGCCCGTGTACGGGTAGGCGCTGCCGCCGTTCCCCCCGCTGAACCCGGCCCTGCTCCCCGTGCCCCCCGACCCGCCCAGGCCCCAGCCGCTGTGCGAGCTGGTCGTGTTCTGCCCGCCCCCGCCGGCATGGGCGACAACCGTGTAGGCGTCCCCGGCGAACGACGACTGCCCGCCCGCCGACCCGTTACCTGAGCTGACCCCCCCGGCGCCCCCCGCCCCGACGGTGAACGCGTAATGCGTCCCGGGGGTGACGGCGACCAGGGCGCTGCGGTACTCCCCGCCGCCGCCGCCCGCCCCGTTCCCCACGCTGACCCCGGCGGAGCCGCCGCCCCCGCCGCTGCCCCAGCACTCCGCCAGCACGCTGGTGACGCCCGCCGGGCACAGCCACCCGGACCCGCCGGAGAACGTCCCCGCCGTGGTGAACAGCACGCTCCCGGAGCCCATCGGCGTGTTACCGGCGGACAGGTCCCCGCCGCTGCTGCCGCCGCCGCCGCCGAACGTCCCCGCCGGGTTGGCCCGCCCCGGCCCGCCGTCGTAGTGGACGCTGTTCGCCGACCCTGTCCCCCCCGTGCCCGCCGTCGTCCCGCCCGTGGCCACGGAGCCGCCGCCGTTCGCGATGAGCTGCAGCGTCCCGCCCGGGGCGGGCCCGAACACGGTCGCCTGCCCCCCCGCCGGGGACGCTCCCGCCGTGTCCCCCGCCCCCACCACGTAGGGGATCACCTGCGCCGGGGTCGCCGGGAACACGAGCTCCGCCGCGTACTCCGCCCCGCCGCCGCCCGGCCCGACCCCGGCCGCGGTGAGGCCCGCGCCGGCCCCGCCGCCGCCGATCGCCTCCACCCGCAGCCAGGTGGTGTTCGCCGGCACCGTGTACGAGCCCGGCCCCGTCGCGGTGATCGTGGTGACCGTGCCCGGTGCGGGAGGCTGCTGGAAGCTCATGCTGACCGGCGCCCTGGCGGTCCCCTGCACCCCGTACACCGTGTAAACCGTGCCGCGGGTCACCGGGCTCACCTGCTGGGAGCCGGGCAGGGCCGTCAGGTTGTCCAGGTACGCGGTCACCCACGACAGGCGCCGGATACGGTCCTGCCGGTTCAGCACCGACAGGCTCCACGACTCAACCCCCGCGTAGTTGAACGAGGGATCCCCCTGCGGGATGGGGACGGTCACCGAGGTGAACACCGGGGACTGCGCGGAGGCCGACACCGGCAGCCGCATGTTCCCCCGCGAGAACGACAGCGTGCTCCCGCCGGTGTCCGTCAGGGTGAAGGAGAACGACACCCCGTGCGTCTTGCCGTGGTACTCCAGGTTGCTGTAATAGCGGGACCCGAGGCCGAACCAGAACTGAAGGCTCGCCATCCCCGCCAGGTTCACCGGGGACGTGAACGAGCTCCCGTAGTTCAGCGTCGTCGCCTGCCCCCCGAAGTCCCCGAACGCGTCCGGGTCCCAGCAGGCTGTTGACGGGCCCACCACGCACTGCGACGACTGGGAGAACTGCGTCGAGGAGATCGCCGCGAACGTGTCCAGCACTACCGGCGTCGGCGGCGGGGGAACGGAGGGGGACGTCGGCGCCGGGCTCGCGAAACTCACCTGCACCTGCGTGTCGGACCGGCCGTAGGGGAGCGCCGGGATGGTGAGTTCCAGTTCCATCATGGTGAGCTGCTTCTCGAGCCGCGTGTTCCACGTGACCGTCGTCGCCTGGGCCCGGAAGCAGTCGAACACCAGCGGTAGCGGCGTGTTACCGGGGTTGCCCGCCGTCGCGTCCCTCGTCCACACGAGCGTCCAGTAATCCTGGTCTATTGCCTGTTCAAGGACCTCGCGAGCAGCGGCCAGTAGCTGGCGGTTCGGTGCCTCGATAACTACCGGCAACTTGATTGTCCGGTTGCCGGCCCTCCGGCCGAACGGCCTTTCCCCGTCTAGCAGCAGGGACGCCACGAAATCGGTCGTCGGCTGGGGTGCGCCGGGATCGGCGTTCTGGCCGAGATAGAACCGGGCGCCGGCGCACATGGGGTTGGCCGACGGCGGGCTGCCGTTCAGCAGCTCCAAAGCGTTGGCTAGAACTAGGGAATCTGCGCCCATTAGCCGCCACCCGCGCCGATGGCAGCCGAAATTGCGGACGAATCCGCTATAATGAGCAGGAACTTAATAGCGGCCCGGACGGTGTTACGAGCACCGTGATCCGGGCCTGACCGCCACGACCTAACAAGGAGGCCGCAGTGGCTACAGGTGATGCTACGCCCGAGCGATGGTTGCCGGCCCAGGGGCTGGAAGGCTCGTACGAGGTCAGTGACCAGGGTCGCGTGCGGAGTGTCGACCGGGTAGTGGTCTACAGCGACGGACGACGCTATTCCTACCGGGGGAAGGTGCTTCGCCCGGCAGCCACGGACAAAAGCGGGCACCTGAGCGTCGCCCCGTCCGTGAACGGCAGGCCGAAGACCATGCTTGTGCACCAACTGGTCATGGAGGCTTTTGCCGGGCCGTGCCCAAAGGGCCTCGTTGTATGCCACGGCCCTGGAGGGGCGCAGGACAACCGATTGTCCAACCTTTCCCACGGCTCGCGTGTCAAGAACTCCGGCGAGGACAGGCTGCGGGACGGGACGCTTATCCGCGGCGACTCGCATCAAGGCGCCCGGCTGACGGAGACGACCGTCCTTGAGTGCCGCCGCCGCTATGCCGCCGGAGAGACGCAGACGGCTCTCGCCGATGAATACGGCGTCTCCCGGGCTTGCATGAGCCTCGCAATGAGAGGACTCACGTGGACGTGGCTCCCTAACGCCGCACCATCTCATCCGCGACATCGCGGCCGTAGCGCAAGGCTCGCGCCGGAAATCGCAGAGGAGGCCCGCAGGCGCTACGCTGCCGGGGAATCGCGGACTGCCCTGGCTGCTGAATACGGAGTGACGCGAGCCACGCTGTGGATGACTGCTCGCCGCTGATCGGCGGACGTTTAGCGTCATCGCGGGTACCTCCCGCGAAATGACGCTGCAGACGCCGCCCCGTTGAGTGCTCCGCCCACGTGCGCCCCTACCCCTGCCGGGACCGCGCGGGTGGCGCTGACCATCTCCCGCATGTCGGCGTGGAGCTGGTCGAGGCGGGCGGCGAGGTCGTCCACCGACTTGCCGGTCATGACGTGCTCAGGCTGCCCGGTGCCGTTGTAGGCGAGGGTGTAGCCGGGCTGCAGGGACCCGCCGCGGTCATACCAGTGGTAGGCGACCTCGTGCGCCTCGGCGTTGACCGGGTCGCCGTAGCGCTGGGCGATGTAGTTGAGCATCCCGGTGATCTGGCCGGTCGCGGTGGTCGAGTTGCCGCCGTAGGACGCGTACTCGGACGGCCCGTTGATGAACTGCGCGAGCCCGTAGGCGCCGCTGCTCGGGTTGGTTGCTGTAAGCGAGAAGCCCGCCTCCGCCATTTCCAGGGCGTACAGGGCGTTCCACTCCGCGCCGGTCCAGCCGCGGGCGGCGGCCATGTTCTTCATCATCGTGGCGATGATGCCGCCGGCCGCTCCCGCCGTCGCGACGCTCGGCACCGCTGCCGCAGCCGCTGCCATCGCGGCGTCGAACGCCTTCTTGGAGGCCTGCGCCCACATGCTCGCGACCGCCGTCCCCCAGGTGCCCTCGTTGGCGGCCGCCCATGAAGCGGGCCCGTCGAGGTTGACCATGCCCCCGGCGGCGAACCCGGGGATGCTGCCTTTCAGGTGGTCGACGGCGCCCGCCTGCACCATCCCCTTCGGTACGACGACCTCACCGGGCATGAGCATCGCCAGGACGCTGTCCTTGCCGGGGGTCCCCCCGGAGACGAGCATCCCGGCGGCGCCGAACGTGAGGATGGACGTGGAGGGGTTCTGCCCGGCGAGGTGGCTGATCGCGTTGAGGGTGCCCTGGGCGGTGGCCTGGACGGCGACGCTGACGACCTTGCCCTTGAGGTTGTCGATCGATGTCTGGAGGCTGTCGATGAACGTCTTCGACGCCTGCCCCTTGATCCCCACGTCCGCCAGGTCGGCGATGAGCTTCGCCCGGTCCGCGGCGGTGCTAGCCGAGTTGTTCCCCGTCTGGATGATGGAGTTGGCCAGGTTACTGATGTCGGTGGTGACCTTGGGGGTGTCGGCGCCCATTTTGTCCAGGTCGGGGATGAGGGAGTTCTCCCACTGGGTGATCAGGGTCTGCTGCGCGCCGGTGAGGCCGTGGGTTGAGTTGGCGAGGGCATCCTGGAACTGCTTGAGGTTGCCGAGGTCCTGCAGTTCGCCCGGGGTCAGGTTGTGCAGCGAGGAGAGGTGGTCGATCTGGGTTTGCAGGTAGGAGTTGAGGTCGCCGACGGACGCCCCGCCCTTCTCCAGCGCGTCGAGGCTCGACCGGATCTGGTCGATGTACGCCTGGAATGACTGCTTGGAGGTGTCGGAGGCGGTACCGGACTGGGCGATCGACTGCTTGAGGTTGTCGAAGGCGGTCTGCCCCGCGGTGACCGCCTCCTGCTTGGTGAGGAGGTTGCCGACGAGGATGTTCCAGATCTGGTTGAACGCGTCGAGCTGCGTGTTCGTATTGAAGACGTCGGTGCCGAACAGGGCGATGTTCTGCGCCAGCGACGAGGTGGCGGTGATGGCCGCCGCGTTCTTGTTGACGTAATCGGTGATCTTCGTGGTGAGTGACCCGACGCTTTCCCCGGCGCCGGCGAACTGCTCCGCGCTGATCCCGGCCGCTGACGCCCACTGCTCGATCTGGGTTTTCGACACCCCGAAGGTGCCGCTCAGGGCGGTGAGGCGGTCCTGCATGTTCAGGGCCAATTGGGTGAAGGCCTGCGACTGGGCGTTGAGCTGGTCGGTGGCCGCCTTGGCGGCCGTGGTGCCGAGGCCGCGCAGGTTGCTGGACTGCGCCGTCGTCATCTTCGCGTACCCGTCGGCGACCGTGGTCAGCTGCCCGGCGAGCTTCTCGTAGCCGCTGATGTTGTAGCCGACGGCGTGGTCCTGGGCGGTCAGGACGCTCAGCAGGTCCTGTGACCCGCCCCGCAGCTTGCTGAACGCGATGACGAGGCCGGTGACGGCGACCGCCCCGATGACCGCCCACCCGAGGGGGCTGATCGCGTTGAGGGCGATCTCGCCGAGCAGCAGGCCCTTCTCCGCCGCGGTGGCGCCCTCGGTGACGATCATGAAGCCCTTGACCGCGTTCGCCATGCCGGCGATCCCGCTGATGAACGAGGACCCGGCGAACAGGGACAGGCCGACCGCCATCGCCTTGAGGCCGGACGCGACCGGGCCGAACGCGATGCCCAGCCCGGCCATCACCGGCATCAGCAGGCCGGTGCTCTGCAGGAACCCGGTGACGGCGACGGCCGCCTGGGCGAGGAACGTGACTACCGGCACGAGGGCGGTCAGCACGGCGGTGAGGGCGGCTGACAGGCCGGCGACCAGGGCCGCGGACAGCTGGGCGGCGGCGCCGACGAGGACCGGCAGGATAGGCGCCAGGCCGGTGACCAGCGCGTTGATCAGGGTCGCGAGGGGGACGGCGACCTTCTCCAGGGCGTCGCCGAAGATCGCGAACACGCCCGTGTTCTCCAGGACGACGAACACCGATGACAGGGTGGACGCGAGGATGGTGAGGCTGGGGGCGAGGCTGTGAACGAGGGTGACGATGGCGCCGAACGCGGACGTCAGGTCACCGATGACCGCCCCGGCGAACGACGCGATGACGCCGCTGACCTGCACCAGCGGCGGGATAAGCGTCTTGATGACCCCGGTGAACGCGCCGAAGACGGGAGCGAGGGACTTCGCGAAGACCCCGGCGATCTGCGTCACGGCGGGCAGCAGGGCGTCCAGGAGCCCCAGGAGGCTGGACAGTACCTGCATGCTCGCGCCGATGGCGGGCGCCGCCGCGGCGAACAGGCCCCCCAGGCCCTTGCCGAGGGTGCCGAGGATCCCCGCGAACTGGGACACGTACGGCAGGGTCGCCTTGATGGCCACGTTGATGCCGGGCAGGATGTTCGTGACCAGGCTGAGGACGCCGTTCACGAACGGGGCGAACGCGGGGACGGCGGTCTTCGCGACGGACAGCAGCCCCTGGACGAGGCCGCCGAGGCTCGCCGTGACCGACGCCACCTGCGGGACGACCGCCTGGAACACGCCGGACATCTGGGAGAGGATCCCGGGCAGCAGCCCGAGGCCGCCGCTGACGATCGTCGCGACCCCGGCGGTGTTCGACTTAACGAAGTTCTGCCAGGCAGCCTGCATGCCCTCCAGGGACTTCGCGAGGCCCTGCTGGGCGGGGGTCAGCTGGGCGAGCTGAGCCTGGTAGGCCTTCAGGGCGGCGACCTGCGCCGGCCCGGGCGCCGCGTCCTGCAGCTTCTGGAACGCCTGCACGGCGGGCTGCACCGCGGCGACCGCGCCCTTCGCCACGACCCCGACGATCCCGCCGATCAGCGCGACGCCCGCCCCGGTCCCGGCCACCCCGGCCAGGGCCGGCAGGGCGCTCAGGCCGAGGCTGATGCCCCCGACCCACTTGGTGGCGACTAGGGTGCCGATACCGAGGATGCTGGGCCCGATCCCGCCGATCAGCCCCTTGTCGAGGGCGCTGCCGCCGTCACTGCCCGCCTTCCCCGACGACTTGACGAACCCGGCGAAGAACGGGCCGGCGTGCGCGCTCATCCCGGCGAAGAAACTGGTCCCGGAGCGGTCCCCGGACGACTTCGCGTCCTTCTCCGCCTTGCCCGTCACCGGGGCGGGCAGCAGGTCCTTCACCCAGGAGGCGAACGAGGACATCCACCCCCGGCCGGAGCGGTCCCCGCTGGCCTTCGCGTCCCCCTCGGTTTTCGCCGCGGACGCCGGGTCAAGCCTTTCCTTCACCGTGTCGGTGGTGGTGACGTCGCCCGGTCCGGTCCCGACCACCTTCTGGGTGATCGTGTCGGTGCTGGTGAACTGCCCGGCGCCCGGCTGCCCGGCGGGGATGCGCGCCTGAGGTGAGGCCGCGGTCGCCGCCTGGCTCAGGACGTCACGGACCACGTTCCCGCTCCCGGCAGCCGGGGCGGCGGACGGGCCCCCGCCGCCCGGGGCGGACACCATCTTGCCGAGCAGCCCCTGGGTGGCCGCCTGCTGCGCCGACGGGGCGCCCGTCACCGGATGGGGGCTGAACAAGGCGTTGAGGGCGCCGAGGATGCTGCCCTGCGGGGAGGACCGCAGGCGGGACATCGCGTCCTTGCTGATCTGGTTGTCCAACTGGGCGAATTGCTGCCTCGCCCGGGACATCGAACTGGAGTCAAAGGCGGCGGTGAGCTTAACCTCGTGCTTCTGTGACTCAAACTTCTTGACCCGCGCTTCCGCCGCGCTCAGGTCCCGGTCGAACTGGGAGAGGTCAACGGTGAGCCGGCTCTCGATCGCGCCGGCATCGAACACTCTCCGTCACCTCCCTCTCAGATCCGCCGTCTTGCCGCCGGGTTCGCCTCCAGCTCCGCCCGCATCGCGTCCAGGTCGATCACCGAGGTCCCCGCCGCGGCCCGCCTCGTCACCGGCAGGTCCCCTCCCGAGGGCGCCCCCTGCTGCACCTGGAACGGGATGCCCTCCTCCGCGCTCAGCCCCTCCAGGTAGGCCTCCCGCAGGTCCCAGGACAGGGCGTCCCACTCGCCCGCGGTGAAGTGCAGCCAGCGGCGGACGGCATAGAGGATTACCCGGCGGCTGCGGACCGCAGGGTCGTCACCTGCGCGTTCCCACCGCCGGGCGCGGCTTCCGGGTTCATCACCTGCTCCCGCAGCCACCCGTAAAAGACGACGCGGATCCGCATGGGGAGCTTCAGCAGCGTCTCCTTGCCCGGGTCACCGGAGCACAGTTCCGCGAAGATCCCGGCGAGCTCCTGATGGAACTCCCCGACCACCGACGGGTCAAGCTCCTCGATCGCGTCAACCAGGTCGGCGGGGTCACGGCCGGCGGGAACGGCCAGGTCCGTGCCGGGCTCGGCGGCCCCGCCTGCCGCCCGCTGCCGTGCCTTCTCCTGCAGCCGCGCGACGAGGGCCTTGACGTCGGTGAGGAACTTGACGATCTGGTCGTCGGTCGGCTCGGCGATGACGCCCTTCGCCTTGAGCATCGGCTCGAACGTCCACTCCAGGGCCTCGACGACGGTTGCGGCGTTGAACTTCGCCAATCAGCCCACCTCCCTTCGGTGTGCGTGTCCGGATTTAGCTGGTCGCGACTGCGGTCAACTGGATGAAGCTGATTGAGCTGAACGGGCAGATCGCGCTCAGCGTGAGCGGGTAGAGGCGCTGCTGGGCGGCCCGGCGGAACGCGGTCTGCACCTGCCCGGCGGACACGACGACGGGGATGGAAAGGACGGTGGCGAACCCGTAGCTGTTCTTCGCGACGAGGCAGGCGGACAGGGTCGCGAAGGTGGTCGAGAGGGTGAGCACGCTCTTGCCGGGCTGCCCGGCCCCGGCGGGGGTGGTGGCGATCGAGCCCGAGTTGCCGTAGGCGAGGTTGATGTTGTTCAACGTCTCTTCCGAGAGGTTGCACGTGAAGGTCAAATCGGCCGTGTTGACCGCGACGCCGACGGGTGTTGGTTGTTCTTCGATGTTTATGTTCTGAGTTGTGGGGTTATATGTTTGAGTTACACCGGCTTCTGTGGCCCCCACGTACGACCAGCCGAGGCCGAGCCAGGACGACCCGACGCCCAGGTTCGCGTCGCTCGGCAGCGTCGCCCCCACCCCCGGCGACGGGTTGGCGTTGGTGAACAGGATCCCGGTCCCGAACAGGACGTCGCTGGTCCCGTACGTCGGCGGGGTGTAAGTCAGGCTAGGCACCTGGGGCCTCCTCGAGGGTGACGCCCGCGTCGCCCGCCGCGGTCATCAGCTGCGGAACGGCGCCCGCGGGAACGGGGACGGGATCACGGCCTACGCTCAGGCCGCCGTACGCGAACGAGTCGTGCGGCCCGGTGACCCGCAGCCGGACGGTGCCGGGCGGGGCGGGAAGGGCGGCCTCCGCGTCGGCGAGCTGCGCGCGGAGCTTGCCCACGCGGTCCCGCGCGGCGTCCTGCGCTGAGGGCGCCTGCTTGCCCGCGGGCGGCACGGCGGACGGCTGCTCTGTCATGGCCCGGCCTCCTAGTACAGCCCGTAGGCGCGCAGCGCCAGGGTCGTCGTCGTCGTGAAGTCGATGACGACGCAGCCCTGCGCCGCCGAGGTCAGCGCCGTGGTGTTGATCGCCCCCGCGTACGTCACCCCGGTCGGGTTGACCTGCGCGTAGGTGGCCACGTCCCAGGGGCCCAGCCACCCGGAGGTGGTCGCCGCGATCGTGTACGCCTCCGTGGTCGCCGGGACGACAACCCCGGTGCTGCCGACCGTCTGCCCGACCAGCACCTGCGTCGCCCCGGCGAGGGTCGCCCCGCACGCGAACGCGAGGATCACGTTCTTCGCCGTCAGCGGGATCATCACCCCGAGCTGCCCCGACCAGGCGGTAATGGTGCCGGTGCCCGTGTCGTAGCCCGCGGTCCCCGAGGTGAGCCACAGCGCCCCGGTGCTCGCCTGGCTGAGCGGGATGGGGTTGAGGGTTACCCGTGCTCCTGTGGCCACTAGCCGCCTCCGGTCGTGAGGATGTAGTTGGTGACGTACTCGAACCGGCGGTCCGACGGGTCAAGGGGAAGCGGCGATGGCGGGCTGCCGAGGCGCTGCACGTTCAGCACCCACACGCCGTCCACCAGCACCGGGTGAGGCCCGTGCAGGACCGTGTAGTCGAGGAGCTGCGCCGCCGCGTCCGCCGCCAGCGGGTCATCGGCCGGGCCCCGCAGGCGCACCTGGAACGACCAGGCGTCCGTCCCGGCTTCCTCCGTCACGAACCCCGGCCCGCCGGAAGGGGTGATGAACACCGCCTTGTCGGGCATCGTGAGGATCTCCGAGCCGGGGAGCAGCGGGTACCCGACCTCCTGCGAGGTGTCCCAGCCGGCCAGTGTCAGCCAGTCGATGATGATCGTGACCCGGGGTGTCGTGATGACGAGGGGCGTGGTCATGCGGTCACCGCCATGTCGAACAGCGAGTCCTGTCCTTCGGGCACGGGCGGCGGCTTGGGTACCTGCATGGCCCTGGCGCGCTCGGCGGGGTCGCTGACGCGCCAGCGGGCGAGGCGGCAGTAGTCGGCGCTGCGGTCGACGCTGATGCCCGCGCGGCCGTGCATGGCGGCGACGAGGGCAGTGGTGCCGGTGCCGCCGAACGGGTCGAGCACCACGCTCGGGCGCGTCGGCGCGGTGGCGTCCGGGCAGGCGCAGGCGTAGCCGGTGATGCGCCGCGAGCGGTCCACTGCGGCCACGCCGAGGGCGCGCTTGGGATCTTCCCCGTCTCCGTGCCACGACCGGCCGGCGCGCTGGCTTAGCGCCCACCCTGGCGTGTTCGCAGCCTCAGCCACGGTCACCGGCCGCCGTCCCTCGCCGCACGCGGTGCAGATCCCGGGCGGCGACCAGCCGAGGATGCAGCGGCGCGGCAGTTCCATCGGGAACGCGGCGAAGTGGTCGACGCCGAGGCTCGCGGGGACGGTGAGCGGCTGGGAGGGGATCTCCCAGACGGAGCCGGGCAGCTTACCGAGGGAATTGCGCCTTGACAGGTCGCCGTTTAGCTGCGTAGGCCCTGCGTTCATCGGACGCGCGCCCTGCACGGCGCTAGTCGCCGGGCTCGGGTGACCGTCCTTGCGCCCGGCGTGCGTGTTCGCGCCGTACTGCTCCCGCACCTCATCAACCGCCGAGAAGTACCGGGGCGACTTCGTGAAGTGGAACACCTGCTCATGGGAGCGCCGCACCCGGTCGGTGACGCTTTCCGGCAGGCCGTTCGGCTTGCTCCAGACGATCTCCGCGCGCAGGATCAGGCCGAGGTCGTCAATGCAGCCGATCGCGTACCGCCACGGGAGGCCGTGCAAAGACTTGGCCTGGCATCCGCCCAGGTCTCCGCCTGCGTACTTGTCACCGAGGTTGACGAACAGGCTGCCCTGCGGCTTGAGGACCCGCATCCACTCGCGGGTGCAATCGAGCAGGGCGGCGACGTACTCCGCAGGCGTTGCCTCGCTGCCGACCTGCCCGGCGTAGTGCTCGCCGTCATCGGAATACGACCGCAGAGCCCAGTACGGCGGGCTGGTCACGACGAGATCCACCGACCCGTCCGCCAGCGGCAGGTGCGCGGCATTACCCTGGTACAGGCGCACGAGGTCATCGCTGTAGTAGGGCGTCATAGCCGCCCCCGCAGCCCGTGCGGCTCGTTCCGGCCCGGTATGACCATGACCTTGCCACCGCGCATGAAGTAGACCGTCAAGCCCTCGGCGAGCCGCATCCGCATCGTGGCGCGGCTCTTGGCCTTCAGTTCCTCGGCGGTGAGCCTCGCGGCCTTCGGCGGCCGGTCGTAGACCACTCGTTCGCCGAGGGTGACCTTCGGGTGCCCGCTGGAGCGAAGGTCTCCCCACTCCCGGGGAGCGGTGATCTCGACCTGATCGGACAGGTGCTCCATGGACCGGCGCATCGCGGGCTGGCCGCCGTCGTGCAGGACCGTCCGCGCGTAGTCGGCGAGGTAGTCGCGGTAGTTGCCGAACAGCGGTTCGCGCAGGTAGAAGGCGTGGCCGCCGCGTGGATGATGCCATTCGCCATGTTCGTGCTGTGCCATGGCGTACCGCTGGTCGCACGCGACCGAGCCGACCAAGCGCGATCCGCCGCCCACCCGGTGCCGTAGTTCGGCGATCCGCTCGCTGAAGGTCCCGCTAGCCCCCGCCATAGACTGGCCCCCCGTCGAAGAGGCCGCTGGTACGAGGCGTGTAAAAGGGCGAATCGGCCTCAAGCGTCCCGGTGGTCACATCGATACGGGTATTCGAGTCCCTGCCGGTGAACACCGGGGGAATGCGATTTATCACCGTCCCGATCTCATCCCCGACGCCGGGGGCCGGGTTGACGCCGAGTTGGATCTTGCCGTCGCGCACGTCGCCGAGCATCTGCATGGCGTTGGTGTAGGCGATCATCACCGGGTGGTCCGCCGGCATCGCCTTTCCCTTGAGATACGTCTTCCAGGCCCAGAACGCGGCAAGGTCAAGGGTGAGATCGTGCAGGATCGGCGGGGGCACGGCCTGCGGAGTTGAGCTGTCGTAGATATTGCCCGCGAAGACCGACACGCGGTTGCTCGCGGAGTACAGGGCGAGTTCAAGCTGCGCGTCGGTGAGCTGCGCGGCGGTGCCGGTGCCCGCGTCGGTGCCGCCCATGCCGTTGCGGAGGTCGGCGACGCTCGCGTACAGGGTCCCGGAGGCGGTCGGGGTCGTCATGCGGTCACCGCCCCCGCCGCTCCGCGAAGGAGAGCCAGCCGCTCATCCCACTGCTCAACGGACAGTCCGAGGGAGTGCGCACCGAAGAAGCGGAGGGCCGCCGGCCTGCACGTCCCGTCCGGGCTGCTGCGGTCGCACGTCTCGCCGGCTCTCGCGCACGGCCGGCTACAGGGCCATGTCGGCGTCATGGGCGTGGTCACGGCACCGCCCCCGATAGCACCCAGGCAGCGAACCCGCCGAACCCCCACGTCCACGCGGGGATGCTCCCGATGGTGTCTCCCCCGGCCGCGAGCGACGCGAGGACGAACAGCCCGGTCCCGGTCACGAGGAGGATGCGGCGCAGCGAGTACGGGGCTACGACGACGGCCTGCGGCTGGCCGGGGGCGGTCACGGCTTGCCGTCCTGCTTCTTGCCGTCGTCCTGCTTTTTCCCGACAGTGCGGGACCGGGACGGCACGATCCTGGTTACCTGCGGCCCGCTGGACGCGGCGGTGCCCGCGTACTCGCCTCCGCCTCCGCCGCGTACCGCCGTTTCCTCCGCTGGCGGGGCGGTCTCTTCCGCTACCGCCGCCTCTTCCGCCGCCGGCTGCACCGTCCCGGGCATCGGCACCAGGTACTCAGCGCCGATCTCCCGCTCGAGCGCGCCGCCCGGGGGCACGTCGATCACCTGGCCCTTGCGGAGGCGCTGGGTAACCCCGTCCCACAGGATGTGCCGGGTTTCCGTCACGATGCGAGCGCTCATCAGGCGGTCACCGCCTCGGCGCCGTAAACCCCGTGCCAGGCCGCCGGGGAGAACCGGGCGACCACCGTCCCGCCCTCGCGCAGGATCAGGTAGCCGTTCTCGTCGACGTCGAATACGTCCGCCCGGAAGGTGCGGGGCATCCCGGTGAGGTCGATGACCGTGACCGTCTTCGGGGCGCTCAATTCGTCACGCACGCTTTCGAGCAGCACTGCTCGTTGCCCCGCTGGCTGACTGGGATGACCCCGGAGAGGTTCCCCGGTCCCCCGTAAGCCAGCGACAGGGCAGAGCCGGGGATGAGGTCGGCGACGGTCCCGCGGCGGACGAACGTGGTCAGCGGGACGCCGGAGGCGTGCTTGTCCCAGGTGACGCTCACGTCGGAGAGGATCCGCTGCGGGAACTGGCTCATGGCTAGTTGCTCACGCCCACCGCGAAGCCGGTCGCCCCGGTGGCCGCGTGCACCGCGTAGGGGAGGGTGTTGAGGGGGCTGAACCCGTTGGCCCCGGTGGGCGCGACCGTGTTGGACGCCGCGTAGTTGCTGGCGTCGGAGTGCCCCACCGACACCATGCAGATCGGGTCGAGCCACGCCCAGCAGACGGTGCCGGTGTAGGTGACGGCGATGGTGGCCCCGGAGGTCAGCGGGACGGCCCCCGTGTTCATGGTGGGGGCCTGGGTGATGTTGGTGGTCAGCCCGTTGATGGTGACCGCGGAGACGGACCCGCCGCCGGTGAAGATCACGTCAAGGTCCCGGCCGGTCGTGTTGACCGCTGCGACGGTGCTGGCGGGCAGGGCGGGGGTGCACTCGCTCCAGTACCAGACGGGGGTCGCGACCGTGTACTGCAGCGCCGCGGTGCCGCCAGGAGGGACCGTCATCATGAACCCGGTCGCCGACGTGGCCACGGAGACGGCCGACACCCAGTAGTTGGCCATGGTGGCGCCGTTCGCGCCCACCGTCACGTAGGCGGTGTTCGAGGTGGGATTTGCCACAAAGTTCGTGGTCCCGGCCGCGCTGGTCGCGGGTACTGCCGGCTGGATGATCACGGTATCGCTCCCATAAGTTGCTCAGCGCCCCCCACTTGCCGTGGGGCTGGCCGTCGGTTCCGTCTATCCACGCCCGGAGGCTCGCGGCCCCGAGAGCCGCGTACAGGGCCCCGGCGGTGTCCAGGTACAGCGGCGTCCCGGCGAGGAACGTCACGGGGAACGGGCCCGCCGACCATGCCGCGGGCGATCCCGCCCCGGTCCACCCGGCGGTCCCGTTGGCGCCCCCGGTCGTTGCCGGGGTGAGGGTGAGGGTGGCCGAGTAGACGCTCCCGGCGGTGCCGTTGCCGATGTTCTTGACGCTCACCACCGTGGCGGCGGCCTCCAGGTAGGTGACGGCGGCGGCCTGCGGGAAACTGGCGACCGTGCCCGTGTTCACCGACGTGGCGAGCAGGACCGCCCCGTTGTAGAGGCCGAAGTTGTTCACGTCGCCCGCGGCGGCGGCGGTCTGCAGGGCGACCGTCCACGACAGGAGGACCGAGCCGGGGCCCGCGGCCTGCGAGGTGACCGTCGTTCCCCCTGCAGGTGCCGCGGAGGTGACCGCGGTCGTGGTGACCCCCGGGCCCCCCGCGGAGAACCCGGCGGTGCCCGCGGGGACGGTGACATTGGCGGTCAGCACGTAGCGGCCGAACGTCATGCGATCGCCCCCGCAAGGTCAAGGACACCCTGAGACAGGCGGTTAGCGGCACGCTCGCAGTACCGCTCGTCAACCTCCACGCCGATCGCGCGGCGCCCGAGGTTCCGGGCGGCGACCAGCGTTGACCCTGAGCCAGCGAACGGGTCGGCGATCACGCCCGGCGGGCACGCGGCGATCAGCGTCTCCATCACGTCGACCGGCTTGACATGGGGGTGGCCGTAGCGGCGCGTCAGGTTGCCGCCGACCGGGCCGCTGGTGGTGATGACGCACGACCTGCCGCCAAGTCCTGTCGGCCATCCGCGCCCGATGATGTAGACAGCCTCGGCGTTGCGTCGGAAGCCGGCGAGCGCTCCCATAAACGCCGCTTGCACGCCCTTGTCGTAGACGAGCGCCTGCTTTGCGCCGGGCGGCACCGACAGGAGGTCGCCGAACACCAGCCCCGGCCTGTCACTGCCCCATGCCGCCAGCGCGCCGTCGCGGGCAGACGTGTCAGTGTCGTTGGCGATTCCGGGATGAGAGTCGTCACGCCAGCCCCGGCGTACTGCTGTTCCGTGCTGACCCCACCCGCGACCGTACGGCGGGTCGGTGACCAGCACGTCCGCTTCAAGCCACTCGGCGACCTCACGGCAGTCACCGAGAAACAACGTCACGAGGTCATCGGCGAAGTACGGTTCCATGCTGCGGGTCGCCTCCTTCCGGGGTCAGTAAGCGGTAACAGGCACGGCCTCAACGGAGGACAGGTACGGGGCCAGGACCGCGACGGTGACGCTCACGCCGGAGTTGTGCGCCGCCCCCAGGCTGTTCACCGGCACGCTCGTCCCCGTCGGGGTACCGGAGACGGTCACCACGTCGGAGGCCCCGGCGGGGTCGGCGATGAGGACCTGGCCGCGGGTGAACGCGGTCCCCCAGGCGGCGAACGGCAGCGCCGTCCCCCCCGCGGTGACCCCCGCGTTGGTGACCGGCAGCGCCCACGTCCACGTCGGCGCAACCGAGTAGGTGATGCTGACCGTCCCCCCGACGGGGACGTACACGTGACCGGACGTCTGCCCGGTGTCGGCGCCGTTGACGTAAACCTTGGTGACGGTCCCGGCGATCACGTTGACGTCCACCACCGTGCCCGTGGAGTTCGCGACCAGGTTGGTGGTCGCGGTTCCCGACGTCGGGATCGCGGGGGCGGCAACGGTGGGGGCAGCGAGGGACCACGGCCACTCGCACCCGGTGCAGCGCCATGTCAGCGACGCGGACGGGATGAACGGGCGCACGGCCCAGCAGCGGGGGCACCGCAGTTGCGGTATCTCCGCCGGCATGACCTGGGCGCCGGTGACAGGCATCGGTTACCTGCCTCTCGCCCGGCCGCGCGGGGGCAGGTCAAGGGCGTCGACCGCGGGGGCGGAACTGAGGTTGTCGGCCATCTCCGAGGGGCTCGCGCTCATCGCGCCCTCGGTTTCGGGGGCGCGGCCGTCCTCGATGACCTGAACCTGGGAGGAGCCCTCGGGGTCGGGGCGGGCCATCTCCGAGCCCGGCGGCGGGGGCGGGGGGCGGAACAGCCGGCCGGAGACATGACGGGGCAGCACCCGCGGCAGCGGCTCACGGGAGCCGTCCGGCCCGGACAGCTTCCGGACCACGTCGACCTGCCGGCCGTCACGGGAGCCGCGCCGGTTGAACTGGCGGGCCTCCTCGTCGGTGAGGTAGACCGTCTCCCCGGCCATCACCAGGTCGCAGTTGCGGTCCCTGTCGCCACGGCGCGGCACCGACAGGTTGACCAGCGCCTCATGCGGGGTGCCGACCCTGGTCGCAGGGGTGGACCAGGCGTTCTCCCGGGTCATCAGGTCGCGGAGGACCTTCTTCTCGTCCTCGGTGAGCGGACGGGCCTGCTCGGCAGTCTCCGTCATCAGCTAGACGCCGCTCAGGAGGGCAACGGCCAACGGCTGGTCAAGCCCGATTGCCGATGACCTCTGGGTGTCGCTCCTCCAGACCTTTCTTTCCTCGCTCCGATAAAGCGGCCCGGCGATGAAGGGCAGTTCATCGGCGTAGAAGCCGGCCCGGTGCCGCTGCATGATGATCGCGTTGCCCGCGGGCACCTGACGCGAGACCAGCACGTCAAGGTTGAACACCTTGTTCGGCAGCACGCCCGTGTACTGCAGGTTCTCGCTGGCGATGTCGCCGATGTAGGGCGCGGCGAACGTGCTCGACTGCAGGAGCGTGTTCTTCGTCCCGTGGTTGATGATCATCGTGTCGGCCTCGAAGCCGAGCCACTGGGTGACGCCGGACGGGCTGACGATGTTGCTGTTCTCGACCAGGTACACGGCCTGGGCGATGTCGCTGCGGATCGTCGCCGAAGCTGAGGCCCACGCATTCGCTACTGCGAGCGTCTGGATACTGGCATTGGCCACGACAGCCGAATAAAATGCCGTATTCCAGCTATAGACCATCGTGTTTTTGACTTGGAGTAGCTGCCTGGTTACAGGATCGATGGCCTGACGGCGCCGCATCTCGTCGCTGACCATGATCGCCATGGCCCGCTCGTGGGAGAACACGACGCGGGGCACGCCGATGGACGTCGGCACGACGGGCACCTCGGCGAACTCGGCCCGGATCTCTGGGAAGTCGTCCGCGTACAGCGGGGTGCTCTCCGAGTAGCGGACCGCGCCGGACGGGGCCGCCCCGCCCATCCGCAACACGCTGTCCATGATGAACTCGTTGGCGGTGATATCCAGGATCAAGGCCGGGATGACCAGCGGGTCCTTCAGCAGCTCGGAGACGGTAAGCCGCGGTGAGTCGCTGTAACCTCTTGCGCCAGTGGGCATCTGCCGTTCCTCCTAAAGGACCCGGGCCCGGCCCAGGAAGTAGACGGCGCTTCCCGAGCCCCCGATCTGCTGGGTGAGCATCCCGGTTGAGACGCCGCCCGGGTGGGAGCAGACGCCCACCACCTGGTCCGCGGCAGGCCCGGCGCCGGCCCCGGTGACGGCGCCGCCGGTCGCGCCGATGATCAGCCGCTGGCCGAGGATCGCCGCCCCCACGTACCAGCACCAGATGTCCCAGCCGCCCGCGTAGACGCTCGCGTAGTCGGTCAGCACCGAGATGTCGATCAGCGGCTGCCCGTAGCTGTTGACGGCGCCCGTCTGGGCGGCGACCACGTTCGCGTCAGTGCCCGCGACCCCGAGGGCGTTCACGGTCGCGCTCGTGGCGACCTTCACGGTCAGGTCGGTGGTTCCGGCGGTCAGGGTGGTCGGCATGACCCACTGGCCGCCGTAGATGAGGGTGGAGACCTGGTAGCTGGCCGGGCCTTTGGTGTAGTGCGCTAGGACCGCGGTCACGTGCGGGCCCCCTCCTGGTCTCGGTTGCTAGGGCGGGCCATTACCGCAGGCCCGTCATGCTCTTGAACTTCGCCACGACGGCCTCCCGGGAGGTGGCCTGCTGCTCGTAGGCGGCGTCCTCCGGCTCGTCCATCGGGCTGCCGAGCTCGGCGCCGAGGTCGAGGAGGCGGGCCTGGCGGGCGTACTCGGACAGGACCCGGCGCATGATCGCCCCCGCGTCGACTGTCTTGCCGTTGCTCAGTTCCACCGCGTGGCCTGCGCCTTCGAGGAGCGGCCGGGCCAGCTCGGTGATGTAGGGGGGGACCCCGGAGTCGGCGAGGCGCCGCTTCTCCCCCTGGAAGTCCTCCTCGCGGAGGCGCGCGGTGACGACGGCGAGCTCGCGGGCGGTCTCGTCGGCCTTCGCGTTCGCCAGGTCGATGGCGAACTGGGCTTCGGCGCTCATTCCAGCTGCCACGGGCTCCCTCTCACGGGCGGGCGCGGGGGTGCCCGTGTCCGCGATCTCGGCGTTGAACTCGGCCTCGAGCGCGGCGAGGTCCTCGTCCGACATGGCGGCGATCTCCTCCGCGATGCCGTCCGCGTCGTCGTCCTCGTCCTCGCTGCCGGGGGCGGTGAGGGCCTCCAGTTCGGCGGGGGTGACCACGGTTCCGCCTGCGGCGAGGCGGTCAAGTACGTCGTCGGGCAGGGCGAGGAGCTTGTCCAGCCGTGCCCGCTGCTCTTGGGTGAGGTCCGCCATGTCGGCGCCCCCTTCCGGGTCGGCGCCGGCGGGACTGCCAGCGGGTTCTGTCTGCTGTTCCGCTGCCTTCGCGGCGGCCTTCCGCTCGGCCTTCGCGGCCTTCCGTGACGCCTTGTCCCCGGGCTTGACTGCGAGGTCCGTGAACGACTCCGCGGACAGGTCAAGGACGCTCTCCGGCTCCGGTGACGCCGCCTCGATCGCCTGCCATGCGCCCAGCCCGGGAATCCTCGGGTCGAGGGTGCCGAGGACGTGCTGGACGGCCTCGCCGAAGAACTTGCCGTCGGACCGCTGGTAGCCCTCCACGATCCGGGCGCTGACGCCGAGCTTCGGGTTGGCCGCCAGGACCTTCTCCCCGTCCTCGGTGAGCTGCGCGGTGATGTAAAGGCCGTCGTCGCCGAGCTCCATCGCGGTCACCTCGCCGCGGGTCCGCTCCGGGTCGTTGCTGTGGCTGTTGTCCTTGTCGGCTAGCTGGAACGGCACCTGGTCGTAGGCGCGGTTCTGGAACGCCGTGGCGAGGCGGCCGAGGTAATCCCTGGTGAAGTGCAGGGTGCGGCCCTTATATTCGACGTCGCCGATGGGCAGGACCTTCTTGCGCCACAGGCGGTTGCCGAGCTCCACCGCCTGCGCGGCGGTGAACGGGGTGAGGACCGCGGCGGTCATCAGGCGGTCGGCAGTTCTGCCGGGTGCGGGACGTGGCCGAGGTGCTCCAGGCACCGGCAGCCGTCGACCGGGCCCCATGACGGGCACAGGTCGTCGTAGTCGCTGCGGTGGAAGCACGGCATCAGGAGCAGCGGGCCGCCGCTCTCGTCGCAGCCGCACTCGTCGTCGTGGAACGCCTCAACGCGCTTACGGCACGTCCGGCAGGCGAGGAACGGGTTGGCAGGCGTGACGGTGAGGTGGACCCGCGTGAAGGTGTGCGTGAGCGTGGCCATCAGGCGGCCGCCGGCTTGCCGAACTTCTGGCTGTTCTTTGCGAACGCGAGGGCCCGCGCGGCGGGGAAGCCCTTGGCGAGGAGCTTCTTGTAGATCGCCAGTGCCTTCGGGCTCAGCCCGCCGGGAGCGTCCTTGTCGCCGTCACTGTCACCCGCCGCGGCCGAGGTGGTCACGCGCGGCCCGTCGCCCACCCCGGCGGTGGGGGTGGCGAACCCGGCGGAGCGCATCGCGGGGATGCCGTACTCGGCCATCAGCTCCGTCTGCTGCGGGGGCGGCTGCAACGGTGCTTCCTGCCGCCTGGTGGCCGCGGTGACGGCCCCGTTCCACTGGCCGACCGCTTCCATGAGGGCGGTCCGCTGGTGGTCACGGGGGGCGAGGTCCCTGCCGTTGACGGACGCGACCCACTTGCCCTCGTCGGTGCGGCGCAGGCGGGCGATCTCCGCTCCCCCGTTGCGGTGCCTCAGCAGGGCAGTACCATCCGGTTCCCGCTTTACCAGGACGTCCATGGGGCCGTGGATGGGGCGGCGGACGGTTCCGGTGGCAAGCTCAACCGCCGCGCGGGTGCTGGACAGGGCGTGGGCGGCGCCGGTCTTCACGGTGAGGGGCACCCCGTCACGCACTCCGCCTGTGCTGGGGGCGGGAGTACGCAGGTCGGCGGGCCTGGAGTCGGTGCTCGTGCCGGAGGCGCCGAAGTCGCCGGAGGGGGCAACATGGCCGCACTCGGGGCACGTGAGGGTGAAGCCCTGGCTGTCCTTCGTTGTCTCGGACAGGTAGATGCCGAGGTCAGGGTTCGCGAGGGACTTGCCGGCGGACAGGCGGCCCATGCCCTTGGCGCCGAACTTCTTGCGGCCGATGTAGGCGGCGAGGGCGTCCGGGTTGCTGGCACCGCGGGCGGCGAGCGTTGAGGACAGCTTCTTGAACCGGGCACCGCTGCCGAGCTTCGGCGCGGCAAGGTCAAGGGACGCCGGCACTGGTTCCTTCCCCCAGCGCGCCGCCGCCTTTGATTCCGCATCATAGCCTCATGCACGCGCTGATGCACAGTGCAGATGCACGTGCAGGCGGTCGCGTCTTCCCGTTACGCTCTACGAACAGGGGGGCCGGGCACTGCTAGCGCGCCGCTTTCACGTGCCCGGCCTCTCACGCGCCCGTGCCGGATAATGGACGGCATGAACAACGGCGCGCAAACCTACCCCCAGCCACGCGAGGGCATCACCGGCACCGACCGCGACGACGACCTGCTGTCCCTCGAAGAAGCGGCCATTCCCCGCAGGATGATGATGGGCGGCACGGCGAAGTGTCTCCGCGACGCGGTGCTCGTCGGCAACCAGGCACCCGTCGTCAAGCGGATGTGGGAGCGGATGAAAGACCCGCAGCCCGGCGACCTCGTGATCGAGACCAGCACCTTCTACCGCCGCGACGAGGACGACCGCATCAAGGCGATGGGCATCCTGGTCGCCCACCGGACCGAGTGGTGGCAGACCGACGAGGAATGGGCGGCCGAGATCGAGCAGGAGCGCGCCGCCTACGAGGAGTTCCTCCGCGGCCCTTACAGCCATCCCGGCGACGGCCCGTTCGACCCGGCAGCCTGCGAGCGGACCACCGACCACGCCTGGTACGTCCAGTACGGGCCGAAGGCGGCCGACGTCTGCCGGTGGGCGAACTGCGAGTTCATCATGATCCCCGTCGACCCGGCGGCGTTCCGGGTCGAGGTCGGCACCCGCGACGGCAACGCGGTCACGTTCACCCGCGATGACCTGATCGGCGGCCTCGCCGACGCCGGGTTCACCCTGCGGCGGGTGTAACGGCATGACCGATCCCGCGCAGGCGATCGCGGCCCTTGACATCCTGCTCGGCCGCCCCTGCTCGTGCCCGGAGTCTCACGCCGTGTCCGGTGCCTGCCACCAGAAGGCCGAGAAGGCTACGGACATCGGCGGGATGTGCGCCCCGTGCGCCTACTGCTACCAGGGTGTCGACTGGCTCGGATGGCAGCCGCTGCTTGAGGCGAGCGCGCCCGCGAACCGCCGCGGGTAGGCTTGACGGTACCCCCGGGGCGCGCAAGCGGGTCGGTGAGCTAGCGCTGGCGAGCCGGCTAGGACCTCCGGAACCGGCGGCACGGACTGCAAGGCCATGGCCATGACCCCGGTTCGCGCCCGTGCAGGCCGAAGGGACGGCCCCGGGGGTAACTTAGCCCGCGGTGCCCGCCTCGCGCTGCGCAGCCTTGACGATCGCGTCTACGGTCGGGCCTCCGACGCCGAGCACGGCCGCGATCTTGTACTTAGTCCAGGGGGGATCTGCCGCGAGTGCGGCCATGACGGCCCTGCGGCGCCGGCTGCTGGCCTCGCGGACCCTGATCACGTCGGCCTGCGCCTCGGTTAGCTCGCGCTCGATCTCCGATTCACTCATAACTGCAAAGCGTACACCGGCCGTTGTATCTATATCAGTAGGTGTATACACTGGCGGCGACGGGGAGAGGTTCCCCCGGAGGGAAGTGGCGAGATGACCGTCAAGCTAGCCAACGAGTCCGCACTCGCCACCTACCGCTACTCGTGGACAGGCGGAGACGGTGCCCGCATGGAAGTCCAGTGGGGCGAGGGACTGGCTAACCCGCTGGCGTTCCGGCACGGCTTCCCCGCCGAGGTCCGCAACCCGGAGCGGTTCGGCTTCAAGCGGCCGGCGACGAAGAAGGGGTTCCGGGACTTCGCGCAGCGGTTCGCCGACGAGTTCGAGGCAGGGGAAGACGATGACTAGTGCCACGTACCCGGACGGCGCTTACGTCCCGCACGGACTGCAGGACGGCCCCGTGATCACGGTCGGGTTCGCTGACGGCGGGCAGGCCGACTTCCGCCCCGGCGGGTGCCGCCCCGGAAGCGCGCACGTCCGCTACGACGGCCATGAGGTCCAGGGCCTGCGAGTCGACATCTGGGCGGACGTGGACCCAGACGGGAAAACCTGGGCGTCGTCAGTGTGGAAGAGCGACGTCGCCGGGATCGACGGCGGCGCGGACGTCCCGGAGAAGGTACGGGACTCCGCCATGGCACTGTGCCACAGGCGGGCCCGGGAAGCACGGGAAGCGCTGCGGGCGGCCAGCCGGTGACGCTACAGGGCGCCCGCCAGCCGGGCCAGCATCGTGCCCGCGTCCTGCACCTCGCGTAGCGCCTGCGCCTTCCCCGGGTTGCCGAGCAGCGGCCGGGCCAGGTCGCTCACCTGCGCCTGCGCGGCTTCCGCCCGGTTCACGGGGTCATCCTGCGCCTGCCGCAGGATCTCGTAGGCGCGCTTCCCCTCCGGGGTCAGGTCAGTGCTCACGGTCGTATTGTCTCACTACCGCCATGGCCGACGCCCACGGCGAGGACCCCGCCCCGGACGGGTCCTGCGCCCACTGGCTCCGGATCCGGGTCTCCAGTGCCGCGAGCGGTGCCCCCTGGAACTTGTCCGGGTCCGCCCCGGCCGCCCGGATCACCTGCCTGGCCATCGCGGGCACCTTCCCGCCGACGCCTTCCCGGTTGATCTCGTCGGCGAGGGCGCGGACCCGCGGTGACGTCTTCCCCTTTCCTTCGGCCTTCGCCGCGGCGAGCACCCACGCCTGCGCGGCGGCGGTCTGCCAGGCGTAATGACCCCAGGCGTTGCCGCTGGCGATCCTGTCCGGCTCGCGCAGCCGCTTCGCGTACTCGGTCACAGTGGCCCGCTTAAGCGTGCTCGGCGCGAGGTTCAGCGCGCTCATCGCCTCCCAGATCTCCGCCTTGAGGGCCTCGCCCTTCGCCTCGAACTGCGCCCTGGACAACTGGTCGATCACGGAGCCGACGTCAGGTGACGCCTTGCCCATCTCCCTCGCGGCCCCCCGCAGGTGAAGCTCGGCGGAGAAGCTGGTCGTCTCGTTCGCCTCCGCGACGAGCTTCGCGATCTCGTCTTTCCGGGCCGCCAGGTCCGCCTTGTCGAACTCCTCCCGCGGCTTCCCGGCGGAGGTGACGGAGATCATGCCGGTCTCCTGGCTCCCGAAGCCCATGCGCGTCAGGAACTCCGGCGCGTGGTGCACGGTGCCGAGCTCGGTGAATCCCTCCTCGATTGCGGCGTTGCGCGGGTCACGGTAGGCGTCCTTGTGCATGTCGTGGGTTTGCGGCGCGACGGGGAGGATGGCGCTCCCCTTGGCGGCCAGCCGCCATGAGTGCACGGACGGGGTGGACTGCCCTGTCGTCGGGTTCCAGGTGCTGCTCGTGGTTGACGAGCGGGTGAGGAGGCCGCGCCCGGTGAGGTCATCCACCGTCGCCTGCGTGATGCCGCCGTCCCGCTCGCGGGCGCCGGCGAGGGTGTGCTCCGTCGGGTACGCCCCGCCGCTCGGGTTGTCCTTGTCCATGGCGGCGAACGCGGACAGCGCCGCCTTGTGCCCTTGCGGGAGGGCCTTCCACTCCGGTGCCTCCCCGCCGGCGGGGACGGTGCTGTGGATCAGCTCGTGCAGGACGTCGATGTGCGGCGTGAAGGCGGTAACCGGGTCGGTCACCTTCCCGCCCCCGGTGTCCCCGGCGAGCTGCCCGGCGAGCTCCCGCTGGAACCCCATGGTCCCGTCCCAGCCCATGTACGCGGCGACGGCCGGGTTGTCCTTCGCGTTGAACAGGTCGACCTTGCCGTTCCAGTCCGACCGTCCGCCGCCGAGCAGCCCCGGGACGACGACGGCGGCTTTCCCGGCGAAGCCTGCCACGGCGGCATTGGTGCGGGACTCCTCGGACAGCGACTGGCCCATCTCGAACAGGCGGTCGCTAGTCTCGGTGTCGCCGTGCATCCCGGCCATGTTCGAGGCCTGCTTCAGTTCATCCGCCGCCGCGGCGTGATCGCCGCTGTCCAGGTGCGCGGCGGCCGCCTTGAGGTGCTTGCGGACTAGGTCGTCCTTGGACTTGCGCGACTCGCCGATGATGTCCTTGCTCGTGGCCGGCTTCCTGCCGCCCCGCTGCGCGGCGTCATCGGCCCCGGTAGCGTCCGCAGGGCCGGGGTTCCGCGTCCACTTGCCGCGGGAGTCCCGCCGCTCATGCAGCCACGCGGCCGCCCATCCGCCGGCCATGTCGAACTGGCCGCTTATCGTGCCCGCGGCTAGCTGGCCGCTGATGCTTTTGGGCGGCCTGCCAGGTCAAGCCGCTCCGCTAGCGGGGTGCCCGCCATCTGCCCGCTGACTGCTCCCCCGTCCCCTGTACCCGGGGATGCCGGGCCCGCCTGCCCGCTGATCGTCTCCCCGGCTAGTTCCGTCCCTCCGCCGAGCGGGAACCGCCTCACCTCATCGTCGCCCCGGTGCACTGACAGGTAAGCGAACATGACCTGCGTTGCGGGCACCGGAGGGGGCAGGGCCTCGCTGGGGTCCACGTACGCGAGGGTGACATGCGGATGCCAGTTCTTGTGCTCGCTCGCCGAGAGGTCTTCCAGGGCTGAGCGGAGCCGCTCCGCGCCGGGCAGCAGCACCCCTGCCCATGCGGGGACCTTCCCGTCGCTGCCGCCGGACGGGGGGAAGGTGCCGATCCCGCCGACCGTCCCGAGTAGCGGCCCGGGTATTGCCGTCGCGGCGGCCTGTGCCCTCTCGCACGCCTCCGCGAGCGCCTCATCATCCACGTCCGGGCCGAGGTAAACAACTGTCACGTGAAAGTCGGTCACCCCGCCCGGTACTGCCGGGATGGTTCCCGGCGGCAGGTCAAGGGAGATCATGCCGGAACGGGGATTCAGCTCGTACCCCCTGGCGAGGGTGACGTCCGGGGCGCTTCCGGCAGCCTGGGCGGTGATGCCGGCGGGTGCAAGGTCAAGCGCCTGCCCGGTGATCGTCGCGGCCGCCATCTCGGTAGCGGGGTCTACCTCCCTGATGACCCGCAGCGGGTGTTTCGTCTGGTACTGGGTGACGCCCGGGGCGATGGGCCAGTGCTCGCCTGTCGGCTCGACCTCGTAGACGTGAGGGTCACCCAGGCCGCCCTTGTCCCGTTCCGCGTAGTGCATCGCCTGCCTTGCCTTCGCCGCGAAGTAAACCGACTTCGGCTCGCTGTGCTCCGGGTCGAAGTTGGCACGGTGCGGCTTAGCGGGGTCGATGACATCGCCAGGCTGGTACTTGTCGGTGGTGCCGTGGAAGAACCGGCCCTCTTTGTCGCGAGGCTCTAGCGGGTTGAATGCTAGGTCAAGGGCCTGCCCGGTGATGCTCATCGCGCCAGGTCCCCGGTCATGTCGCATACCTCCGCGCGCTCGAATATCTCAGGCTTCAGCAGCGCCCGGGCGACCGCCTCCGCGTCCGGCTCGGCACCGCAGTACCCGATCGTGACCGTGACCACCTTGCCTCCCCCCGCGAACCGGTACGGGAAGAACCGGTAGGTGCCCTGCGGTTCAGGGGCCCTCGCGCCGGGCAGGTCGTAGACCACGGCCAGGTCGTCCGGCATGCTGAGGTCCCCGCCTTCGAGCGGGCCGTCGACGTAGACGGGCCTCATCGCGCTCACGGCAGCGGCCCTCCTGTCACGGCGGGCGGTTCCCCGAACATGAGGGCGATCTCTCCGAGTGTCGGGCCGAGGATCAGCCGGGGGCCGCCGGGAAGTTCCGTGCGGCCGGTCTCCGTGAACGCGATCTCCTTGACCGCGTACGTGCCGTCATCCGGGTGGACCGCGGTTAGCCGCTCCGACACCACGTTCCAGGCGATGCGGATGTCATCGGCGCTCACGAGACCGCCCTCCCGTTCCCTGTCGCGGCGGGCAGTTCACGCCCGGCGACGTCCCAGTTCCTCCAGATGGTCATCAGCTCAGCGAGGCACTCGGTGTAGGTGGGCCTGGTGATCACCAGCATCCGCTGCATCATGGTGCCGAGTTGCCAGCCCTGCCCGTTGCCGTAGGCGTCGACTGCGAGGTCGAACGCCGAGCCCTTCAGGTCCCGGGACGCGTACAGGCGCTTCCCGGCGGGAACGTCGACGCCGACCATGACCCACTCGGGGTCCAGTGACCCGGCCTGCCGCCCGGAAGGGTAGGCGCGGTCGCGCGGCCGCCCGCCGCCCGTGCCCTCCGCGGGGCGGTCCGGCGCCTGCCCGCCCCGCCGTTCAATCTCGCCGCTCATGACGTCGCCGGGAGGCTGACCGGGGCGCCCTCGGGCAGCCAGCGGGCGTCAAGGATCGCCAGCACGTCCCGCATCGCGCTCTGGAAGCCGCGGGCATGCTCGTTGCGGAGCACATCGGCAGGCAGCGACACGGACCGCTCGGCGTGCTCCCGGAGCGTCGCCAGCGTGATCTCGGCGGACCTCAGCTTCTCCGCGTCGGTGCGCTCAGCCATGGAGTTGATCATGCGCCGCACCCTAACAGCCGCTAGCCGTTCCTCTGCCTCGTCAAGGGTGAACCCCCGGACGGTCTGGTAGCCATCCGGAACCTGCCCGTCCTGCGTCTCCACGAAGTAGCGCCCGTAGGTGAGCGCGCCGGTATCGCGACGGCGGGACCTGACCAGCCGCAAGCCTCTTCGGCTGGCGACGCGCCGGAGCCTGGCCTCCCGGACCTTCTCCTCGGGGCTCATCGTCAGCCGGCCCCGGCCGCCGCCAGCAGCCTGTCCTGCCACGCCTTCCAGCGGGCGCGCAGGTCCTTCAGCTCCGCCTCTTCCTCGTCGGTCAGGTCCACGTTCGGCGTGAACGTCTTGCCGTCGCCGAACATGGACGCGAACGGCGCGGCGGGGTCGTCGCGGAACCTGATCCAGGCGTACGGGTACGGCCCCTCGCTGTCGTTTACCTCAATTCCGGCCATTACCCGAGAATACCGGCGGTCACTTCAGCGCGGTGGCCTGCGCCGTCGCCTGGTTAGCTGCCGCGAGGAGCTGGCTGATCTGGGTGCTGAGGGCGCCGATCTGGGTGGTGAGCTGAGCCGCGGTTGCCTTCGCCGCGGCGGTCCCGGGTGCCGCCGTGGCGGCCTTAGCGGTGGTGCTGGCGGCCTTAGCCGGGGCCTTGGCGGCGGCAGTGGCGGTGCTCGCGGCTGCGGGCGCGGCGGTGCCAGTCGTGGCGGGCGCGGTTGTCTTGGTCTTCGCCGTCGTCGCGGTCTTCGCCCCCGCCTGCCCGGCGCTCACCTTCCCCCCGGCGCTCGCCAGTGCCTTCACCAGGACGGCCCGCTGCTGGACTAGCGCCGCGGCCTTGTTCCGGTCATCGGCGGCGGTAGCTAGCAGGGCGGCCTTCTGGGTGGCGACCTGCGCGAGGTGAGCCAGGTGGGCGACGTGCTGCTGGTGGGCGTCCGGCTTGGGTGCGGCCGCCTGCCCGCCGCCGGAGCCGAACTGCCCGCCTCCCGCCTGACCCGACGGGACCCTCGCCTGAGGAGACCCGGACCCCCCGGACTGGGAAGCAGCAGGAGGCGCGGGAGGAGGACCCCCGCCAGCGGCGGGCTGGGCAGCGGCCATCTCGATCACGGTGTCAAGATCGCGCCAGGAGTAGGCGAACTGCGGGTTCCCGTCGGCGCCGAGCGACTTCAGGTGCTTGGCGATAACGGCCTGCGCGTACCCGGTTCCCTTGGCGAAAACCTCGTGGCCGGTGACGCTGGCTGACTGCGCCGCCAGGAGGTGGCTGATCGCGGTCTTCTTGTCTCCGGCGCTGAGCGCGTCCGCAGCCTGGCCCATCAGGTACCCGACTTTCTGCGCGTTAGTCCCCAGGCCGCGGGCGCTGAACTCCGTGGCGTCACCACCGATCCGGCTGGCGATCCTGGCCTGCTTCCCTGCGGGCGTGGTGAGTGCCTTCAGTTGCTCCGGCGTGACCGGGTGAGCCTTGACCGCGGCAATCGACGCCGACAGCGACTCGCCCTGCGGGTGCGCGCTGACCTTGTTGCCGTTCCAGGACTGGCGGACCGTCTGCCCCGTGACCGGGTTGTGCGCGGACACCGCGTGCAGCGGAGTGGCGGTGCCGGGGATGGGGTGCCCGGCGGCATCGAACTTCACGTCGGTCGCCTCACCGGGGTAGTGGGAGACGTTCCAGCCCGCCTGCCGCGCCGCCTCGTGCAGGGCGCGGGCGTTCTTCGGCATCTTCTCGATACCGGGGTCACGGGCCGCGCCGCCTTCCTCGGCGGTCATGCCCCGCTGCTTCGCCTGGTCGCGGATCTTGCCGGCCGTCTCCGGGTCGTGGATGGTGTGATACGACACCCGGCCAGACGCGTCGGTGAACTTGAGGTGCGCCGGGCCGGAAGCCTTGCCGCCGCCGCCCGATGAGGGACTCCAGCCCTTCGGGACCTTACCGAAGTGCGACTTCGCCGCAGCCGGGGTCAGAGGGTTGTAACCGTGCTCGTACTCCATCGGAGAGCCCGGGATGTGATGGTGCCGCGCGTCCCCGGTCAGCGTGATCACCGCGCTGATGTCATCTCCCGTGACCGCGTGCCCCTGTGCTTTCGCCTGCGCTCTCTTCGCTGCCTCCTCGGCGAGCGCCTTCGCGGCCGCAGCCCTCACCTCCGGATGCACTTTTCCGCCTCCGGCCGCCCACCGTCGCAGGATGCCCCACGTCATCGCGTGCGCCCTGCCCTCAGGGACGCCCCGCTTCATCAGGCCGTTCCTGACCTGCTCAAAATAACTGCTGTGGCCGAGCCCTGCGATCCCGTACAGTCCCGGCCCTCCCGGCTTGCCGATCGGTGCCGGGGTTGCCTCCAGCATGGCCGTCCTCGCGGAGAACTCGGCGACGTTCAGCACGTCATCCCAGTCGTACGCCAGCAGCGCGCCCCCGGCGGGAGCAGCAGGAGACGGCGGGGTCAGTGACCGGAGCTTCCGGGCGACCTGCGCGTGGACCCTCGCCCTCCGCAGGTGCCTTGCCTTCACTGCCGGGTCCTTCGCCTTCTCTGCTGCCTGCGTGTGCAGCCTCGCCGCCTTGTCGTGGAGTGCCGCTGTCGGCCCGCTCGGCTTCCAGCCATGCAGGAACCCGCCCGGCCCGGCCATGTCGAGCACCCCGGCGGACACCTCGTCCCAGGTGCTGAACTGCTTGCTTCCTGGTCGCTGCGGCCCGTTCGGGTCCGCCACCGCAGGATCAGACCCCCCGCCGTCCGCCTTGGCCGGCGCGTTGAGCGCCTGGTCTCCCGGGGGCTGCCGTGCTGCCGGCTTCTGGGCGAGGGCACCCGGCCCGTACCCGGCGTTCGGGTCTGCTCTCGGCGGGGCTGCCGTGTCGTCCCCCGTCCCGGTCCTCGCAAGGGCCTGCTGGTTCCTTGCCGCCACGTCCGCGATGTCCTTCGTCAGCAGCATGTGCCGGTGAACGCCGTGCATCGCCTCCCGTGCCGCCTGATGGTGCTCGTCGGTGTGCAGCCCGTTCCGCATGAGTGACTGGGGGGTGAGGGCGAACATCGCCGCCCGCAGGTGCCGTTGCGCCCCTTCCTCGTTGCCTTTCTCCAGGGTCCTCGCCGCGTCCCGCAGGTGCTCGTGGACCGTCATGTCGGGATGAGTGCCCTGCACGTGAGCGGCAAGCTTACGCATCGACTTCGCGGTATCACGGCGCATCGGGGACAGCGGAGTCACCTTGGGGCGACGGGACGGCGGGGCCTTGGCTAGACTGGCCGGTGCCTGCCGCTGGCCCGCCGGCGCGGCCCCCCGGGCAACCGGACTGAAACCGGGCGCGAGCCCGGAGCGGGCCATCCCCTGCCCTGTCTTCGGTTTAACCGCCGTAACTGACACAGGACCATCCTTACGGGTACGGGAAGACAACTCGACAGCAGCGAGGGCGGGGTTGGCGGCCTGTACCGTCCCGGCCGCGTGAGCGTGCGTCACCTCGGCGGGCGACGCGGAGATGTAACCCCGGCTGTCCCCGGTGGCGACCAGCACCCGGTCACCTCCGGTGGCCCCGTACACCACGCCCTTGCCGCCCTTCACGTCCGTCTCCGACCACTTCCCGGCGGACTTGTACGGGACGACCACGGTGTCACCCTGCATGACCGGCTTACCTCGCTTGCTGGCCCCGTACACCGGGTTGGTGCCCGCCAGGTTCCCCGCCAGGATCCGGGCGGCATAGGTCGGGTCGCCGAGTGCCGGCATGGACCGGGTGCCCTTGGCCGTCGACACGGTGACCGTGCCCGACTTCGGTGTGCCTTCCAGCTTGACCGTGTGCTCGGCGCCGTTCTGGTCGAGGGCGGTGAACGACCCGTCCGGCTGCCGCGTGCCGTTCAGCTTGGCCAGGGCGGGAAGCGTCGCCTTCGGGTGCGCGGCGGCCTGCGTCACCTGGTCGCGGAACTTCTCCAGCTTGGCCAGCCGGGCCGTCTGCGCCTTCGACATCAGGCCGGGGCGTGAGCGCTCAGCGGCGAGCGCCCGGTCCAGCGCGGCTGCGGCTTCCCCGTACCGGCCGTTCAGCAGGTGGTTCTCCGCTTGGCTGTAATCGCTGTGCCCCAGCCCGAGGCTGAACTCCTGCGCGAACGGGATGGTGATGCCGGCCGACTCCCGCAGGTGCTGCCGGGCCGCGTCGTGGTGCGCCTGCATGCGGTCCATGCCCCGCGCGTTCGCTATGCCGGCCGCCTTCTCCCTGGCAGCCATCGCGTCCATGGTCCGCTTCCACTCGGCGTCGGCGTCGGGGGGCGACGCAGGGCCGCCGCGAATGTGGTCTAGCAGCCCACCCGACAGCGCCTTCGGGTGCTGGCTGTACGCGGACAGGTACGCCTCAACCTCGCCGGGGTCGACATCCTCGCCGTTCACCGTCCTGTAGTGTCCGTCCCGGACGCGCAGCACCGGGGAGACGATCCCCCCGCCCTTTGGCAGGATCAGCGTCTCGCCGTTCCCCGTCATGGTCCTCATGCCGTGCTTGGCGGCAAGGCCACGCAGGCCGCCCGACGGTGCCTTCGCGCTGCTGCCAGTCTCCGCCGTTACCGCCTTGCCCGCGCGGGCTCCCCCTGACGGCGCCTTCCAGCCCTTCGGTACCTTCCCGTGACCGTGGGACCTGGCCGCAGACTCGGCGATCGGGACGTAATCATGCCGCCACTCCATCGGAGAGCCTGGTATGTGAATGTGGTTCGCGTCCCCGGTCAGGGCGATGACGGCGCACAGGTCGTCCCAGTCGTACGAGGTGGTAACGGTCACGGTTCCTCCTAGAAGATCACCTGGTGCTTGTAGAGGCCGGTGCCGCCGCATGCCGGGTCGGGGTGCAGTTCACCGTCACAGCGAGGGTCACAGCACTGAATCGGATCGTCGCACTCAACCCAGACATCACCGTCGCAGTGAGTGCAGCGGGGGTCCTCGTCATCACCGTCGTACGGGTCGCCGTCAATGTCAGGCAGCAGCGGGAAGGCCGGGGCGTGGCGTTCCTTCTTGAGCGCCCGCCTGCGCTGGCGCGAGGTCAGCCGGTCAACCGAGAGGCGCTCAGGGTCGTAGGTGATGCCGCGCCGGGGCAGGTACCGGGCGCAGCGGCCTGCGTAGTCGAGCGGCTTCGCCCGGCTCACTGCCCGTCCCCGGCGCGCTTGTCGGGCTCCAGTGCCCCGCGTCCCTCGGCCTCGTCAGCCAGGGCGAGGAACTGGGAGGCGAGGAACCGCAGCAGGCCAGGATTCACCACCGCCGCGTCCCCGACGGTGGGCGCGTAGCCGAGGGCGACCTCATGGTCGGCGCGGAAGACCTTCGCGTCGTCTTCCAGCAGGTCTGCCCGCCTGCGCAATGCGGCGATGATCTGAGCGCTCACGTGATCCTCAGCCTTCCGCGCATGGCGAGCGTCGCCAGGGCGCCCGTCCAGTCCCCGCCGTCAAGCATCTCCACGCCTATCGGTCGGCCCTCGGCGTCCACGTCCACCATCACGTCGTCGCTGACTGTCACGGTGCGCGCGACCGGCGTGCGCTCCGGCAGCAGGTAGACATAGCCGGCCTGCCAGCAGGGCCCTGTCATGACCGCACCTCCCGCCTCGGGTGCGGTTTCCCGTCGTCCTTGCCGGGCCAGTCGTGAGGCCACTGCTCACCGCACCAGCAGCCCCCTGTGTCAATGACCTTCAGCGCAGCCTCGCGCCAGGCCGTGTCCGTGAGCGGCCGGGGCCGGTCCTGCACCAGGTCGCTCCTGCGCTCGATGCTGCTCAGCGTCGGGTGCCAGCTCATCCGGTCCTCTATTTCTTTGCTACGTAAACGATCACGAACGACACCAGGGCGATCACGAGCAGCGCCGCCGAGATGACCGTGCCCGTGTTCAGCCTCGCCTCGGTGCGCTGCCCCCGCTCCCCGGCGGCATGACCCTCGCCCAGGTCCAGCCGCCTTGTCAGCCGCAGTTCTAGGGCCGCGACCCGCTCGCCGTTCACGGTGATCCGGTCAGCGAGGGAAGTGTGCGCCTGGTCGTACTCGGTGCGGGGCAGGAACGTCGCCGTCTGGTCGGTTAGCGCCCTACGGAACTCGTTCACGCTGTCGAACCGCCTGTCCGCCGCCGTCTCGGCCTTGGTGGTGGCCTTCTCCGCGGCGGCCAGCGCCGACTGCACCGCGTCCCGGGCGGAGACCTGCCCGGTCAGCATCAGTTCCTTCAGGTCCCCGTGCCGCTGCAGGCTCAGCTTGTCGAGCTCGGCGAACCGCCGGTCGATCTCCTCCTGCAGCAGCCTCGCCCGGATCTCCCCTTCCGCGGTGATCCGCTCGAGCTGGACGGTGATGTGCACCCGGATTCCCTCCAGGAACCGCAGCGCCTCCTGGTCCAGGGCGGACGGGGCCCTCACGCGGCCCTCACGCGGCCCTCGCACGCGGCGGCCTGCTGCCCGGCAGGAGCTTCCCGCCAGGGTGTGGTGGTCCGGGAAAGCAGCGGCAGTTATGTGTGATAATATTGTCGGTGATCAGCCAGCCAACCGATGATTCGAGGTTAAACACATGCCCAGACCAGGCCGTCCTACGGCGAACATCGACAAGGCGGTCGAACTCTACGAGAGCAGCGACCTCGGATACCAGTGCATCGCCGATGACCTGAACGTCCCCAGGCGGCTGCTGATCGCGCGCCTCACCGAGCGCGGCACCTTCCGTGACCAGAAGACTGCCAACAACCTTGCCATGGAACGCGGGCAAGGTACGCGCCTCGCCGCGCGCGACTTCCCCGAGGACTTCATCTGCGCTGCCTACACCGACGGCGCCAGTGAGAACGAGTTGGCGAAGATGCACGACTGCAGCCGGGTCGTCATCAAGAGGATCTTGGAGCGCCACGGGATTCCGCGCCGCGGCAACGCCGACGCCAACCGGCTCATGATGACCGGCCGCACCCCCGAGGAGAACGCGCGCAATTCCCAGGCGGCCCATGACGCCGCACGGGGCTCGGTCAGGTCGTGGGAGCAGCGGTGCGAACTCGCCAAGCGGCGGCACGGCACCGTGCCCGCTCTCGCGACTGAACTGCTGTACGCGGCGTGGCTGCGCATGCGCGGCCACGAGGTCGTCCACCAGCATGCGGTCGGCCCATACAACTGCGACCTCACCATCCCGGCCGCCGGCGTCGCCGTGGAAATCTTCGGGGGCAACTGGCACGGCTCGGGGAAGCACGCCGGGATGTTCGCTGAACGCGCCCAGTACGTCCTCGATCAAGGCTGGCTGCTGGTAGTCGTGTGGGTCGACCAGGCTAAGAAGCGCCTGTCCGAGGCGAGTGCTGACTACATCGGCGCCCTCGCGGAGCAGGCCCGCCGCGACCCATCCCTGCGAGGTCAGTACCGGGTGGTTTGGGGTGACGGCGAGGTGGTGCCCACGGAAGGTCGTCAACTCGATGAGTTCGCCACGGTACCAGCGCACCGCGGCGGCGCGAAGGGACGGTGACGCCACCGTCGTGCCCGCCGGGAAGCAGTGCGGGTGAACGGCGCCCGGGTACCCCACGTCAGGCATTGATGACGCATAGTAGTTCTTACCGTCCGCCGCCCTGCATTCCGCCGAGACGCGACGGTCCAGAATCGCGTTCCACCCAAGCAAATCGCCGAGCTCCGCCGCCGTCATGTCCGTCCTGCCCGCGGCCACCGCCCTGTTCCACATGGCTGCCTGATGGGCTTCGTAATAGCGCCGTTCCCGCTCGAGCGCGGCCGTCCGCGCCGCCTCCACGGGCTCGCCTTTCGCCCGCGCCTCCCGCTCGGCTGCCAGCACCCGCCGGGCCGCCGCTGTCGCGTACTGGGCCCGTCGCGCCGCGTTCATCCGCATTACCTGCTCCGAGGCGGCCCCTATGGTGCCGGTGACCGCCGGGGGGTGGTCGAGCACCAGGCCGAGTACCGCGGCGAGGGCACCGAGGGCGGCGGCAGTCAGGGCGAACCGCTTCAGCGCCGCGGCGAGGGCAGCGGCGGTAATGGCGGGGCCGAGGATGCCCGCGAGGATCGCGGCGACCGCGACGGCAAGAGCCGGGTCGTCAAGGCCGGACGGCGGCGGAGGCGGCGGCTGGCCTTGCTGCGGCGGAGGGGCGGACGTGGTCACGGCTGTCACCGGCGGCGCGCGTCAGTGAACAGGAGCACCTCGCGCAGGGCAAGCTCCCACTTCCGCCGCTTGCCGTACCAGGACACGCTCCCGTCGGCGTTGCGGACGTTGAAGAACCACAGGCCGCTCGCCCGGTCCTTCCAGACGCGCGCCTTCACAGGTCGGTCACCGTGCCGATCGTCCAGATGTTGGTGAGGGCGATCACCGTGTTATCGGGCAATGGCGGCACCCTGGTTTCCCCGGCCTGCGCGATGCCCCGGCCGTCCCGCCCGAAGATCGTCACCGGGGAGACGCGCCCGTCGTAAGGCCCCTCCACCTCCCACGTGATGTTGACCGCCCCGCCGTCGAGCCGCACGGCGGTCACCGGAAAGCGGTCCCCGCCGAACATGACGTGCCCGAGGCCGCTCACCTCGCCACCACGGGGACGGGATCAGCCGACTCCGGGGCGGACGTCACCCGGCGGTGCACCTCGGTGTCCGGCAGCCACGCCCCGCACGCCGGGTCCGGGCACGCCCACCCGTCGAACACCTCGTCGCGGAGCATGTTCCCGTGGTCCGCGCACCGCACGGTGAAGCCCCGGGCGGTCATAGCGCGTGCCCCGGCTGGACGGTTTCCGCCTTGCGCGGCTCCCCGGGCAGCCTTCCCGCCGCCGCCGGGTCGATGCCCGCCTTCCGGCAGAGCTCGGCGAGCATCTGGTTGCCCCGCTGAACCTGGTCCATCAGGTCCCAGATCAGCTCATCGGTGATGTTTACCACGGGGCACCCCGCTCTCTTCAGCAATCTGCCGTAACGCGCTTATCGTCGCACTCCACTGGTGATCTGTGATGAAGGCCGTCCAGTCACCGGGTTCCGTGTCCCGGTCCGGCACCCGCGGGCGCACCCACCCCTGCCGGGCGTACAAGAACGAGACGTAGGAGCTGCAGAGAACATGACCGGGGACCGCCCCGTGCCAGGTGGACGCGAACAGGTCCGGCATGTGAAAAGCCCGCAGCGTGTCATCCGCGATCGCCTCCCAGTCGTAGGCGGTCCCCAGCATCCGCCCCGCCTGCGCGCAGACCTCCGCCCGGCCCGCGTCGTCACGGCCCGGCTGCAGGCAGTTGTTCACCGTGAAATGGCTGGCCAGGTAGGGGCGCAGGTCCGCCCAGCCGACCCCGCCCGGTTTTCCCTCCAGGCCCCACGGGACACTGCCGGTCCAGTGGCTGAACAAGGCGACGTGGTTGTCGAGCCCCACCTTGCCGGACAGTTCCTCCCCGACCCGGATCAGCCTCGCGGGCAGCCCGGCCGTCCGGACGACCAGGACGTCACCGGGCCGCAGGGCCTCACGGGCGCTAGGCGCCGGCACGGCTCATCGCGGGCCGCTTTCCCGCGGCCTCGTCGGCCAACTCATGCCGGCACCGCCCTCCGGGCACGCGAAGTCGCTCTCGTACACGACTCCTCCCGCCGGGCGCGCGGCCCAGCCGCCGTCTGGCAGCAGCGGCACGTTAGGGGAGACGGTGAAGGAGATGACCGCCCCCGGCGGCACCGAGTCGCACTCGAAACGGTCACCGTCATAGTCGAGGCGGACGTTCTCGCGGGCGACGGCCTTCCACGTCGCGCCTCCTCCTCTCCGGTCGCCGCGAGGGTAACGCGTCAGGTCGCACTCGACGGCGCTCCCGTCAGCGCGGCGGATGCGGGCACCCTGCGGTGCGGTCTCGTCAATGTCAGTGGTCAGACTCACGCGGTTCCCTTTCTTCCCTGCGGTTCTATCCGGGCGGCGCGCTCGCGCTGCGCGCCGCCCGGGGCCTTCCCCGGCCTACGCGGACGGCGGCGCGGCGGGCGGCTGGTCCTCGGGGGTGCCCTCGCTGATCACCAGCGACGTCGCAACCGAGGAAACCACCGTGAGCACGTCGGTCGCGGTCAGCGGCGGGGTCACGCTGCCGTCCGTGACGGTGACCGTCGCCGTCCCGTCCGTGCCCGCAACGCACAGGCACGACTGGGTGTCAGCGGACGGCACCAGGGAGACCACGGCGGTGTTATCAACGGACCAGGTGAGCGCGTCCGCGGCCGGCTGGCCCTTGCTGTCGAACTCGGCGACTGAGATCGTTACCTGCTGAAGGTCGGTGAGCTGCACTGTTGATCCCTTCCTGAGAGTCGGCATCCCCGGACCGTCCGGGGCTGCCTGCTGGTAGGTGAGCGAGTCACTGGCCAGGACCATGACGGCGGGTCCCTCCAGCCAGCGGTAGAACACGTTCGCCGTCGTGGTGACGTCCCCGGCCTGCGCGGCCTTCAGGTTCCCGTCGACCGCCATCGCGTCGATCGCGAACCGCAGCGCGAGCACCCGGTTATCGGCGGTCACCCTGCGCGCTCCGGCCAGTGCCAGGAGCCGCCCCGGTAGGACCGCTCCGGGACTTCCTCGCCCGCGTGGTCGTGCCCGGTGTCGCCTTCGTGGAACAGGACGTGCTGGTTGAAGAACATGCCCTCCGGGTTCAGCACGCACAAGCCGACCGCCTCGCCGCCGGCCTCGTGGAACGTGCCGGAGACGAGGTGCGGCCCGGCGGTAACGACCGCCGCGCGGCACTCGCTCTTGTACTCGCCGGCCGGCGTGCCGAAAGATACGTAGTGGACTATTCGCCCAACAGTTGGGTTCATCCGTCTCCCTTGCTGCCCTCGGCGCCTAGCGACAGCTCGCCCGGCGCGGCGCCCGTGTCGTCTACGACCTCAACCCGCCACCCGGCGATCGTGACGGTAACCCCCGGCATCTCGCCCCGCTTCAGGCTCACCCCGAGCCCGCCCGTGACCGCGTAACCGAACGGCTCCCCGTCGATGAACAGGCGGGCCGCGGTGCCCGTGCCCTCCCGCACCACCCGCAGCGTCCTCGCGATCCTGGGCGGGGTCACGGCGGCGCCTTCGCTTCCGCGCCCGGTCCCGCGCCCCGCCGCGGCCTGGCCTTGCGTACGGGCGGCACGGCCCGCCGGAAGGACGGCACCGGAACCGGCTTCGCCAGCCCGAGCCTCCCCACCGCCCTGAGGTACGCCCCCGACACGGCCGCGGTCAACTCCGGGTCACGGCCCGCCAGGCCGGCCGCGGTCGCCGGGACAGGCTGCCCGTCACCGTCCTTGACGTTCCACGACACCAGGGACCGTCCGAGCGCCTCCGTGACCGACGCGTCATCCCGCAGCAGCCCCAGCGGCACCGGGCGGACCGTCACCTCAAGGCCCTCGTACTCGCCGGTGAAGTCCAGCTTGAACGGGGCGCGCTTCGGCCGGAAACCCGTCACTGCCCCGCCCCCGGAAGCCCGCCGGCCATGGGATTGTTCTGCGGCGGCTTAGGCGCCCCCGCGGCGGGCATCCGCATCCTCGGCGGCGGTGCGGTTGACGGGGGCGTGCTCCCCGCCTGCTTCGCTGCCGCCTGCTGCGCGATCGCCGTACCCGCCGTCGCCAGCCCCTGCAGCTGCCCCAGGCCCGCCGCAGCCTCCGGGGGCATGCCCGGCGGGGGATTACCCGCCAGCTGCTCCGCCCGCTGGCTCGCGGTGCTCACCAGGGCCTCGTGCACCTGATCCACGTCAAGCTGCAGGATGCTCGCCATGCGCTCGGTGATCAGGTCAAAAACCGCGAGTGGAATGTGCAGCACGGGGGCCGCCGACATGGTGCTGAACATGGTGAGCAGCATCTGGACCTGCTCATCCTGCAGCGGGCCGAATCGCGCCTGGGGGAACGCCGCGCCCGAGCCGAAGTTCAGCAGGATCAGCGGGCGGATCAGGTCACAGGAGATGCTCTCCGCGATCTCCTTCGCCACGCCCTGACGGGATTTCAAGTAGAAATCGCTCTGGTCCTGGCTCAGCGAGTAGGCGCCGCGGCCGCCGGTCGACGCGCTGGCGAGGCCGAGGAAGCCGGCGAGGACGCTGCTGATCGACCAACTCTGCAGGAAGGCCAGCGCCTCGGTGAAGAAATGACCCGCGTCTCCCGCTGACGGGATCGCCTCGAATGCCTTCTGGCCGTCGATCGGGTGCACCAGGCCGACGACGCCGGAGCCGCGGAGCTGGGAGATGTCGTCGGCTCGCTGGGTGGCCTCCGGCTGGTCGTTGCCGTACACCACCAGCCTCTGTAGTGCCATCCCCTCAAGAAATTGCATCCAGAGGAACATCAGCTTCATGGATGTCTGGTGGCACCAGTAAGTTACCTCAACCTCACTGACGCCACTCAACGGCTCGCGGTGCTTGCCGTGCACGTAAACGTAACTGCGGACACGCGGGACATCGACGTACCCGGGGACCTTCTGCTTGTTCGAAATGGCCAGGTTGCCGCCGAACAGCCACACCTGCTGCCGGAACCCGTTCGGCTCGCCCGACCGGTCGTTGAAGCGGGCCTGGCAGGTCGACGGGGGACGGTAGGCGACCTTCCGGTAAATGATCTTGCCGTCCAGGTCACGGATGCCGAAAACCTTCTCGAAGAAGGACTTTTTGTACAACTGGCCGGCAGTGATCTGGCCCATTACCGTGGTCCACGGCGTGACCATGCCACCTTCCGAGTCAGGTGTCAGCAGAACAGACCGGGCGAAGTCGCACTCGCCGGTGTCGCCCTTGCCCGGCTCAATGCTGAAATCGGCCTCACGGATAGGCAGGGTGAGCACCATTTCGAGAGCGCTAGCAGTCCCGTTCCGGCTCAGCATCTGGCGGTAGTCCCGCGCGCTGAATTCGCCGAGGTGGGTAAGCCATAATCGAACACATCTCCGGCGCCCTAAATAGTAGGCGAACAAGCGCTGTCCGTAATCGAACGAGGTTCCAAGTTCTTGCCCTAGCAAGGACCTTCTACCGCCGTTACCGGGAGAGCCCTTCGGCGGGAGGTCGGGGAACTCGATGATCTTCGCGGAGCGGGTATCGACCATGACCTGGCATCACCTCCTCACCGCTGCTCATGGCGCACGCGGGCGCCTGCTGCAATTGCGGATGCACGGAACGGATGCACGTGCACGCTGCGCACCACGATACAGGCGGGACGGGAGCGGGCATAGCTAAGGGCCGGGGACGCGCAACGCCCCCGGCCCTTCCGTGGCAGCGGTCAGGTCACGCAGCCTTGCGCCTGGCCGTCGCCTCCTTCGCCTTCGCCTTCGTGCACGTCTTGCACTGGCGTGCCGTCCCGGGCGTGACCTGCGCAAGGTGTCGGAGCGGCTCGCGGCGAACATCGGGGAGCGGCTGCACCATGCCGACTGGACGGTCACCGGGGATCCCGGGCAGGTGCGGACGCTGGGGCTGATGCACGACTGCGCGTCCTGCCGGGCCGGGGTCGACCAGGCGCTTGCGTTCCTGCGGGAGAACCCCGGCGGTGAGGTCGCGGTCGGGCAGTTGTGGTGGGCTAAGCCGCCGCGCCCCTGACGCCACCGCTCGTCCTCCTCGTCCCGGGCCTGTTCCTCCCGGTCAACCTCAGCCCAGCAGGCCTGGCAGGGGCCGCCGTAGACGTCCTCGCTGATGCCGCCGCAGCCCTGCGGGCAGAAGTTCGGCACCTCTCCGGCGCCTTCCCAGGTCAGGATCGGGCTCACGGGGGCACCCTACCGCCACGCCCTGACGTTTACCCTTGCGCTAGGCTAGGCGGCCGAGGGGGCGGCGCTCCGCGTGCCCGTCTAGCTGCGCATTCTCATAGACGGGTATCCGGCACTGAGACGCGAGCGCGCAGACAAACTTCAGTGCCGGGCGCCGCCTCCCTCCCGACGCCTACCGCCATGTCCTGACGTTGTTGCCGCGAGGCCTCGCCTCCGCCTCGTCCTGCGGGCCGAAACCGTCTAGATCCCAAGGCGCGTCCTCAAGGCCCTCCGCCGCGCGCCCCTGAATCTCCCGCATCCGCCTGTGCGCTTTCGTTTCCTCGTTCACGCCCATGTCAGCCAGGCCGGCAGCGCCGGCCCACTGGCGGACGGTGGCCGGCGAGGCGTCGCCGAGATGCGGGACGAACGCCTGCACGACCGCGGTTCCGTCGTCGGGGGAACGGCCGATGCGCTCCCGGATGTCATCGGTGCTTTCCACCAGGATCTTGCCTCCGGAACGGACCTCCCACTTAGGGGTGGACAGGTCACCGAGGAGCATCTCGTCATCGGGCAGGCAGATGTCAGGGCCGGCGGACGGGTCGAGGGCTTCCCGGAGCGTCCACCAGGCTTCGCTCCTGCGGTTGTAGAAGCCCATCTCCCTCGTGCTGTCACGGGCCTTGGAGCCACGGGAGGCGTTGAACGCCACGACGCGGGCGTGCTGCTCGCGGAGCCGGTCGACCACCCCGGCGCCGATGCCGATCACGTCGACCACCGCGATGCGGGAGTCGTCCGCCGCCAGGATGCCCTTCACGCGGCCGGTGGTGGCCATGGTGTCTTCCTTGGTGTACCGGCGCAGTTCGGTGATCACCGGGCCGTTGCGGACCGCGAGGACCGTCTTGTCTCCGCCGAACCGGGCGACGTCCACGCCGACGGTACGAGGCCTGCCCGTGTCGGGCTTGCCCGCGGCCTCCCACTGGTGCCAGCGTTCCACTGCGGCCTCCGCCCAGGCGAGGGGGATGACCGCATCCTCGTCCTCGGCGTGGAACTCCCCGAGGACACGGTTCTGGTAGATCGCTGACTGCTCGCCCCACTGCCGCAGGCGCTGCCGTGCCCACTCGGCGGTGATCCGCCCGGCGGCCATGGCGGCGGCGAGGGTAACGTGGACAGGGTGCCAGTCCTCGTAACCGGGGCGGCGTGACTGGATGTCGTAGAAGCGGCCCTGCGGTGCCCCCGGGGTCGACAGGGCCAGGGCGAACGCCTCGGTACCGCCCTCCCCGGCGCCGGAGAACGCGCCCTCGCAGGCGTCGAAGGTGCCCGCGGGGATCGCCTTGGACTCGTCGAACACGAACAGCAGCGAGTCGGCGTGCGCGCCCTCGATCAGGGCGGCGTTAGCGGATGCCCCCGCGAAGGCATGCCCGTGGGCGAGCCGCAGGTTCAGGTTCTGCAGCTCGGACCGGGTGAACGGCCGGCCGTCGCGGACCTTGTCCCAGCGCAGTCGCCCGGACCACTTGTGGATCTCCGGCCACAAGTACTGTGTCAGTTGGTGCCAGCCGCCGGCGGTCGTCGCGACCTTCCAGTCGACCCCGGCGGCGTCCCTGGTCAGCGCGAACCACAGGACCGTCACCGCGGAGATAGCCGATTTGCCTAGTCCTTAATCCATGGGGGCCGCGGACCGCAGTGCGCTTACGCTGCGGCAGGCCCCCGATGATGTCCTCCTGGTAGCCGGTCAGCCCGTCAGTACCGCGCCAGTCGATGCAGTCGGCGGCGAACGCCAGCGGGTCATGGTAGTAGCGGGCGACCCCCGGTTTGATCCTCGCCGCGCGCCGCTGCAGTTCCAGCAGGTAGCGCAGCCGGTCAGGCGGGGCCTGTACCTGCAGGGTCATTGCGGGCCAGCTGGGATTCAAGCTCGGCGATGTGCGACTCCACCATGTCGGCGGTGATCACCTCGATGCGGGACTGGGCGGGGGCACCGTAACCGAAGATCTTCTCTCGCTGCGCGATCAGCCGCAAGATGACGGTGGAGTGGACCGCGACGGGCCCGTCGTCGAGGACATCCTCGAAGACGGGGATTACCTTCCCGTCCGGGTCGAGGCGCTCGATGCCGTCCTCATCGCGTTCGATGCCGACGAAGCGGCGGACGACCCGGCCGTTGGAGACGGCGATGTGCTGCCGTTCCAGGGCCTCCCAGTTCTTCTCGATAAGCCGGTCGATGCGGTCAAGGTCGGTCTGGCGGGCCTGCCGCGCCTCCTCGGTGGGCATGTCGGCGTAGGCGCGCATCACGGCGTCGTGCGCGTGGCCCTTGGAGGCGAAGCCGAGCTCGTCGGCGATCCGCTGGTATGACCAGCCCTGCCCGTGAAGTTCCGCGGCGCGGCAGTCGCGTTTGCGGGTAGCGGCGGTGCGGGTGAATCGGCCGTTGCCGCCGCGCTGGGTTCGCGCGGTCATGGGTTCGCCCGGCTGCCCGTCATCTACATCTTCTCCGTGGGCCCGGTGGGGGTGCGGCGGGCGGCGCCAGGTTCCCCTCCTGGTTCGCCGCCCGCCGCGGTGGGCACCGCAGAGGGCGGCTGCGGGGCCCGGTTAGGGGAAGGGTCGAGGGGGAGCATGTCGGCGAGTGCCCTGACTCCGGCGTGGGCGGAGTCGGCGGAGCGGCGGGCGGCAGCGGCGTCGATCCTGGTGGTGACAAGCTGGTCGCGCAGGACGGCGGCGTGGCCGTTGAGGGCCTCCTCAAGGCGGGCGAGGGATGCCTCGATCCGGTCGAGCTGGTCCCTGGTGCGGGTCATGCGCCGCCTCCCGGTGACTGCGGGGCGTCGGGGTGGGCCTGGCCGGCGTGGAAGCGGTACAGGTCGGCGGTGATCCGGTGGGTGGCCTCCGCGATGCGGTTCCGCCTGCGGGAGTGCCGCAGCAGGGCCACGGTTCCGCCCGCGGCGATGCACGCCCCGATGTCGCTGGTGACGTTGCAGTAGTTGCCGCCGATCAGCTCGGCTTTCGCGGACACGTTCACGGACAGCAGCGGCAGCAGGACGAGGTAGAGGCCGAGGACACCGAGGGCCAGGACGTGGGCGTGACTGGCCAGGGCGCGGGGCACGTAGCCGAGGGCCTTGTCCAGGGCGGTGCGGGGGGCCTCTGTGAGGCCAGGCCCGGTGATGTCGCCGGTCACGGGTGCCCCTCCGGCGGGGGGTTCCCGGCGGCACGGCGGCGCAGTACCCGGGCGATGACGGCAGCGACGGCGGCAGCGGCGAGGGCAGCCAGCCAGCGGAGCCTCACGCGGTGCCCCCGGGGGGCGCGTCAGTGAGGTCAGCGCGGTCGGCGGGGCGGTCGGTCGTCATAGTACCTAAAGCGTAGCCGCGTGCACTGTGCAGATGCACGTGCAGTCACACGAGCGCGATGAGGTGCCCTAGGGTAATCGCATGACAGAGCAGACGCCAGAGCTTTGGATTTGGTGGCCGTACGGCGGCATGCCGCAAGAGCCCGGATACGCCAGCGGCAGCGCCGCCAGGGAGGCCGTCATGGCGTACCTCGCCGAACATGGCCAGATCGGGACAACCGACGGGGAAGGGGACTGGCGCCCTCTGGCCACGGTGCCGGACGGGTTTGCCGAAGGCTTCGAGCTCTACGTCAAGGGCGTGCGGTACGGGCAGCAGGTCTTGCGCAGAGCTTGACGGTCACCGCCTCGCCGCCAGGCAGACAGCCGCCAGCCAGGACAGGGAACTCAGCGCGCCGAAGATCCCGCCGGGGAACTGGGGGGCGATCGCGGCAAGGGACGAGAACAGCGCCCCGGCCCCTGCCAGGACGCCGATGAGCAGGCGGCGAGTGCGGCGCTTCAGCTTGCTCACGGCACCTCGACCGGCTCAGAGTAGGTGACCGGGTAAGGGGCCGGGTAGCAGTCCGGGTGGCCGCACGCGCGCATCTCGCCGTTCACCGGGGCGGTCACGTTCGGCGGCCTCGTCTCAGTCCATGAGTGACCGCACGCGGACTTCACGCCGATCCGTATCTTCCGGCCCAGCGGCTCAGTCACCGGGTGCCTCCCGTTCCGGCGGCCTCTGCAAGCTCAGGGTGTCCAGCCACTGGTGGTACTCGCGCTTGCCCCGCCGCCACAACGGCAGGTACCGCAGGGTGAAGTAGTGCCGGGCCCGCGTCTCCAGGCCCTTGTCCGTCGGGTAGTCAACGTGGTCGCCTACCGCCTCGAAGGCGTTGCGCATCATCACGCCGACGTCGACGCTGCTGTCCTCCGGGTCGATGATCATCCCGTACCACGGTGCCCGGGTGATCCCGACCATCCGGATAATCCGCATCTCGTTGAGCAGGTCAGGGTCCCCCGGCGGGCAGCCGGCGGTCACGGCGGCCTCCACCCGGGCGAGCGCCTGCTCGTAGCGGTGACGGCTCAGCTCCCAGGCATCGCGCGGGTTGTCGTCGCTCATCATCCGGGCTCCTTCGGGACGTTGAACGTCATGGTGAACACGGGAGCGGCCGTGGGGGGCGCGGGCTCGCGGTGCCGTCCGGTGAGCACGGTGCCCGCGGGGACCCGCTGCGGCAGCCACACCTCCGTGCTCCCGCTGGCTGTCGGCCCGGCCTCGTCGTGCGCCCGCTCGTAGTCCGCGTAGTACCACAGGCGGCATCCCCGGCCGTCATCCCGGAACACGATCCCAGTCCGCTCCTCGAATGTGAACGAGGCGCTCATGGCCCTCGGCGCCCCGGCGGGGTCAATACGGTCAGCGGCGAAGCGGAGCCTGCGGGCGAACCGTGCGCGGAGGGTCATCACGCTTCCTCCCGCATCGCCTCGCACCGTCGCGGGGTGTGCTTGCGCCACTGCGCTGTCTCCCACCGCGCGAGCTCCAGGTCGCTGTCACGCGGGGCGCTCACTGGCCTCTCGGGCACGAGCGTGACCGGCGTGCCGCACGCCCCGCACGCCTCCGGCGCCGTCATCTCCCCCGGGTAGGTGATGAGGTCCCTTGACTCAGCGAGGGAAGCGAGTTCCTCGGCAAGCTCAGCGGCGAACTCCGGGTCGGCGTCGGCGCGCTGCAGCAGGGCGTCCGCCTTCACGCGCACCGCGTCAGGCAGCACCATCCGGCGCCAGTGCCTGCCTGAGCGCAGGTCGACCGTGCCGGGCGGCATCTCCGGGTCAACCTCAAGGGGCATGCCCGCGAACAGGCCGTCGCCGCTCACCGTCGCCGCTCCTTCCTTGACGTCCGCCTCGGCTGGTTCCTCGTCAGGCGCTCGAAGTGGACGGCAGGCTCGTACTGCCACTCCTGCGGCAGGGCCGTCCCCCCGGAGCGGACGATGCAGTTGTCAAGCTGGCGCACCAAGATCGCCAGGCGCGTGCCGAATCCCCTGGTCAGCTCGCGGATCTCCTCAAGCGCCTCGTCCGGGCTGAAGCCCGTCAGCGGGTCATCCTCGGTCATCGTGGCCTCCTCAGCCCCCGGAACGGGCGCACCACCCTGCTGCCGTCCTCCCGCTCGACCAGCACGTTCCTGGGGCCGCCGCCTGGTCCCCAGCGTGCGATCACCCGGACGGGCTTGCCGCGCTCAAGGTAAGTGGTGCCGGTGATCATGTCCGGCCGCCTGCCGTTCACCCGCCGCAGCACGTCCTCGATCACGTCGTCGCCGGTCCTCTCACGGAGCCGCTTAGCGGACGGGGTGCCCAGGGAAGAGGCTTCGATCAGGTCCCTGATGCGCTGCAGGCCCGGGTCGTCCTCGTCATTCATCGTGCACCGCTCCCTCTGCCGGGAAGTGGACCATCCCGGCGTCTGTCAGGTTGGCGTCAAGGCTCTGCGTCGGGTCCCACATGATCAGGTTGCAGCCGTCCCGGTTCCCGCACAGTGCCTGGGTGGTGCCGATCGTGAACAGGGGCGGATGGCCGCACAACGGGCAGTTGGGGGTCAGGACCTCAGGCATCGTCCGCTCCGTCGTAGTAGTGCGGGTCCATGTCCTTCTCGTCCCGGTCGGCGTCCCATTCCTCGCGGTCCTCCGCCCGGCGGCGGCGCGGGCCCGTCCTGCACCAGGGGTTGTGGACCTCGCCCGTGGTCCCGCAGCACCGCACGCCGCCGCGGGCCTCCCCGTCAGCCTGCGCCTGCCGGTAAGTGAGGGTGAGGGCCGCGCGTCCCTCAGGGTCGTTCACGGTCGCGCGCCACACCCGCCCGAAGTCCTCCGCGTACTGCAAGGCGGCGGGGTAGCGCCGCAGGAGGGCAAGTGACAGCAGCATCTCGTTCACCTCGCGGGCGTCAGGCATCGCCGTCATCCCGGTCAACCTGGCACTCGTCACACGGGCAGTCCGGGTCATCCGGGTCATGGTCGAAGACCTCGAAGTCCGGGTCGCCCCGCGTCGGCTATCTCCCCGGCGAGGAAGCCGTAGTAGTCGCTGCTCACCGCTCGCCGCCGCCTTCCGTCATCGTGTCCAGTTCGCCCGGCCCGTCAATAACCCAGGTGCTCCCCGGGGACAGACCGAGGCAGTTCTGCTCCCAGCCGGTCGCCTCGCCGTCCGCGCCCACGTTCTCCACCCGTGCCATCAGGTGACCGTCGCAGTCCCGGTCGTACCCGGTTACCCGGAACACCATGGCCACGTAGGTGCCGGCCGGGACGGGCTCTACCGGGTCACGGCGGACGGTGACCGCGCGGACGCGGGGCCCCAGGTCGACCGGCTCAACCCGGAAGTTCTCCTGCTCGGCGGTGATCTCAGGCACGCGGCGTATCGCCATGATCGGCTCCCTTCGTACTCAGGGCTTCCCGGGCACGGCCCACCGCGACGGTGATGACATCCGCCCAGCGGGGCGACATCTCGCCCGGCCACAGCACCTCGCCGGTAACCGGGTCGGCCGAATACTCGGTGAGGGCGACCGTGCCGTGCCACGATGCCTGGTCATACCGGCCGCCGGACAGGTACATGAGCACCCACCCCGCTAGCGGGTTAGCCGGGTAGTCGTCAGGGAACAGCGCCCCGATGTCGGAGGCGAGGCACTTCAGCGGGCCGCGCCCCGGGATACGGGCAGGGGCCACCGTCACCGTGTCCAGTGCCCCCGGGGCGACCGTCCCGCCAACCAGGGCCTCCACCTCGGCCGTCTTGCTCAGCGGGTACCAGGACAGTTCCCCCGCCGGGGTGATCACCGCGTACGCGTCAGTCATCGTCGTCATCCTCCGTATCGCCCCATGCGGCTGCCAGCTCGGCCAGCACCTTCTCATCGACCGGCCCGTCAAGTACCTCGCCGCCGGAGTGCTTGCTGGTGGCGTTGGCCTCGGCGAAGGTCATGGTGAACTGGCAGTAGGCCTTGCGGGGGTCTTCCTCGATCAGGTCCAGGGTGCGGGTTGCCGAGCGGCGGGCGTCCTCGGCAGCCTTCTCCACGTAGTAGTCGATCACGTCCTGCCGGGTGGCGTCGTAGACGATCCACGAGTCGACCACGCTGGAGAAGATCGCGTACCGGCCGTCCGGTTGCTTAATCACTTGATGGCCCATCGGTGCCGCCTCCCTTGCTTCCGGGGGCTTGTCCAGTCATGACAGTGCCCGCAGTAGCCCTCGCGCACGTCATTAGGATGTTCGCCCGGCGGTGAAGCTCATGGCTGGCCCTCCGTCGCGGCTAGCGCCTCAGCGAACCGCAGGGCCGCAGCGGCGTTCGGGGCAGTGTCCTGCGCGAGCCTCAGCGCCTCACGGACCGTCTCAGCGTGCCCGTCGCGCGACCCTGCCGGCTTTTCGGCGTAGGGACTCACGCGCTCGGTCTCGTCAACGGCGCCGAGCATGTCAAGCAGGTCCCGCACTGCCGCGAGAGTCGTGCCCCCGCCGTCGGCGAGGGCGGCGAACAGTTCCGGCACCTGCGCGAACGCGGCATAGGCGTCATCGAAGACCTTAACCCGCGTGACGGGCTTGCCGCCGAGTTCCATCTCCTCGATGTCGAACTCCCAGGCGACCCCGCCGCCGCTGCCCTTTCCGGACGCGGAGACGCTCAGGTGCGGGTTCTCGCCGGGCGCCCGGGACGCGTCCCAGTACCAGGCCTCGTGCGACACGATGTAGGCAAGGTGGCAGTCCTCAGGGATGTTCATTTCGCGCCTGACCCGTTCTCCGAGGCCGCTGCCGCTTTCAGTTCGGCGAGCCTCAGTTCGATGCCCTCGTTGATGAGGGCGTTCATGGGCACGCGCGCCTCGAAGGCGGCCCGCCGCAGTTGCTCGTACAGGTCTCCCGGCACGCGGATGGTCATGGCTTGCGATTCCATCATGATGGCATGATACCACGCTACCACCGTGCCGGTAAGGGACTCGCCGGGAAGTGACGCACGGGGCGTAACCTGATCAGGTGGGCTTCCCCTTGCAACCGCTGCCGCAGCGCCTCATGATCGCGCTCCAGCCCCTGTCCCGGAGCCTGCTCGCGGGCCGCCTGCCGAACGTGGGCGTGAACGAGCCGTTCTGGGCCAGTGCCCGCGACTCGGTATGGCTGGTAGCCGACGGGTTCGCGGAATATGCCCCGGACGGGACAGTCGCGCCTCCCCCTGAGCCCGCGTGGACTGCGCACGGCACCCCGGGGTTCGGGGCGGGGACGTCGAACAGTTCGCCCGGCTAGCCGAGCCGGGCCTCTCCGGTGAGGTAGGACGCGGACGGGAACACGCCGAGGCAGAGCGCCGCCGTCATGAACAGCGCGACGGTCGGCCTCTGCGCGCGGACCAGGTCCGGGTGCGGCACGAGGTCCCAGTCGTCCGCCAGGGCGAGGAAGCCGCTCATCCCGGCGTGCCCAGTACCGACCCGGCGACCACCAGGCCGGCCGCGGACATGGACGCCGCGTCCTGGGTGAGCCTCGCCGCCCACGCCTTGGCGTCCTTCCCGGGCAGGAACACGGTGACGGTCGCCGACGGGGTGCGGATGGTCAGGGTGAGCCGCTGCCCGGCGGGGGTCTGCATGACCGCGGTGACGAGCTGGGCGGGCTGCTCGGCTAGCAGCGGGTTGCCTGCGTCGAAGGGGGCGGCCGGCTGGGGGGCGGCGGGCATGGTCACCCGGGAATCCTACGCCCCGTGCGCGTGCACCTGCCCGTGCATCCTCCCGTGCAAGACGCGTACCCTTGTGCGCAGGACGACGCCCCTGCCCCGAGGGAGGCCGCATGGCAATCACCCGCCGGCGAACCCGGGACGACGCCCGCCAGGTCCTCGACCAGGCGATCGCCGAGCTCGCCCGCTGCCAGCGGGAGGGAACCAGCGCCGTCTACGTCGCCGACGTGCTCGCCCTGCTCGGAGCCGGGCCCCCGGCAACGCAGGCGCCCCCGCCCCCCGACCCGCAGGCCGACCCGATCACCGGGTGCGCCCCGGTAACAGCGGCGCCCCCGTGATCCTCGCCGCCGCCGTCCCCGGCGTCCCTGAGATCGCCACGCTCATCACGATCGTCGTGTTCGCGCTCGCCGGCCTCGGCGGGGCCGTCGCCTACCTTTCCCGCCGCCGGGAAACCACCGGCAGCATCCGCACCAGCGACGCCGCCGTCCTGTGGGACCAGTCCCAGAAGATGCGGGCGGAAATGGAAGCCCAGCGGGACAAGGCCGTCGAGCAGCGCGACCGGCTCATCGAGTCCCAGTCGCAGCAGGTCCTGCCCGTCCTGCAGCTCATCAACGGCTCGCTTCGCCAGATCACCGACAGCCTGGCGCGGCTCGAAGGCAGGCGGGCCCCTTGACCGAGGAGCAGCGGCGCACCCGGGAACTGGCGGCGAAGGACAAGCGGATCGACGACCTCGTCTTGCAGGCGGAGCAGCTCGTCGCCGACCTGAACAGGACCGTCTCGGACATGAAGCGCATCCTGAGTATCGCCTCAGCGCAGGTACAGGAGGCACGCGATGAGCAGCAGCGGGACCGGGGGTGACCCGGGCAGGCGGACAGCCGGGGAGGCGGCGGAGAAAACCGCGGCGGCAGGCGACGTCGCCGGGGAAACCGCCAGCCGGGCCCTGGCGCTGGCCTCGGCGCTCAGCGAGGCACTCGGCGAGATCACCCGGCGCCTCAGCGAGTACTCGGCGTTCGGGCGGCGCAGCAGGCAGGTCATCATCGCCCTGGCGGTGTCCTTCGCCCTGGACATCGTCCTCACCGTCGCGCTGGGGCTCACCGCGCTCTCAGCCCACGGCACGGCGAACGCCAACGACCACCTCGTCCAGGCCCTGCACGCCTCCCAGCTCACCTCGTGCGCCAGCGGCAACGTCTTCCGGGCAGACCAGGACACCATCTGGCGTGACTTCATCAGCCTCATCGCCAAGCCGTCGCCCGGCGAGACCGCAGCGCAGGCCGCGAGAACCGCCAGGCTCGCCGCCCAGTTCCTCGCGTACATCGCCACGGTCAACCACCCGGTCAACTGCACCGCCCTGTACGGCAGGTAAGGAGGCGCGCGTGACGGTCACCATGTACGACACGATCTACAACGACCAGTTCCCGGCCGGCCCGCAGGCGGTCGCGGGCTACGTCGACGGCGCCCTCGCCGACCAGCCCAACTACAACTACGTCGTGTCCGCGTTCCCCCGCGCCCGTCATCTCTCGATCGCGCTGAGCGCCGGCCATGATGCCGACGCGCTCGACGTCGAGCCCGGCGCCGCCAGCCCTGTCGACTTCCCGCAGTGGTACGCCCGCCAGAAGGTGCACGGGGCTGCCCGCCCGTGCGTGTACGCCTCGGTCAGCGCGATGCGCGAGGGCATCCTGCCCATGCTCGCCGTCCGGGGCATCCCCCGCGCCATGGTGCGCCTGTGGACCGCCCATTACGGCACGGGCGAGCACATCTGCGGGCCTGGGACCTGCCGGGAACTCAGCATCGGCGCGGACGGCACCCAGTGGCGTGACAACGCCCTCGGCCGCATCCTCGACCAGTCGCTGCTCCGCGACGGCTTCTTCGGCGCCCCGGTCCCATCACCCGCGCCAGTCTGGCAGGAGGCGGCAGTGCAGGCACTCCCCGTGGTAACCCAGGGCAGCACCGACACGCAGGCGGTACGGACGCTGCAGGGGCTCCTGTGCGCCCGCGGCCACCCGGTAACGGTCGACGGGGACGCCGGGCCGGCGACCGTTACCGCGCTGAAGGACTTTCAGGTGGTGCACGGGCTGGTCCCCGATGGCGCGGCGGGCGCGGCCACCTGGCCCGCCCTCCTCGGCGTCGCCTGATAGCACGAGAACCCGGTACCTCCGCCGCAGGAGGTACCGGGTCCTAGCTTCTTGAGCGATTGCGTTAGGGGGTTGAGCGCTCAGCCGCGGCGCTCACTGCGAGCGCTCGCCGAGCGGTTCCGTGAGCGATTGCGCGTACTCGGTGAGCGCTCCGTTCGCGACAAGCTTGTTGTGCAGGCGGCGGCCGGTCGCCGGTGAGACGCCGATCTTCCGTGCCAGCTCACCGGACATGCGGACCCCCAGCAGCTTCGGGGTGTCCTGCAGTTCCATGAGCGCTAGCAGTTCGTTCGTCGGGTCGCTCTCGCCGCTGCCGGCGCGAGCGCTCGCAGGTACCTTGGAGCGCTTCTTCTGAGCGCTCACCGTGGCCATCTTCGCCGTGAGCGCTTCCGCTCGCCTGAGCGCTTCGGCGAGCTCGCCGCGAGCGGTTTCGAGATCCTGCTGAGCGGTCTCGCGAGCGGCCCGCGCGTCTCCCAGTTCGCCCGCGAACTGCTCGCGCTGAGCGCTCAGGTCCGCCTCGAGGGCGACGGTCAGGCGATCGACTTCCGCCCGCAGCGCGGTCCTCTCGTCGGCCTCGGCCCGCAGTTGCGCGGCTTCCCGTGCGGCCTTCTCTGCGGCCCGCGTGCGTGCCTCGATGACCTCCCGGTCGGCCTGGCGCAGGTGCACCAGGATCGCGATGAGCGCGAGCACGAGCACCGGCAGGGCGGTGACGAACACCACCAGGACGGACGGGGGCTGCTGGCCCGGCTTCACGAGGTGCGCGGCGCCCTGCCCGGTGAGGCTCAGGATGAACACGCTGACCGCCGACCACATGGCGAACGCCCGGGACCGCGGGCCGGGCGCGGCCGCCAGCCACGAGTACAGCGCGTACCCCCAGTACGCCTCGGTCGTCACGGCGAGGGTCCAGTCGGTGGGCAGGCCCCTGGCGCCGCCGATCCTCGGGAAGCCGGACATGCTCCCGATGGCAAGCCAGGACGCCCATACCTCGAGCAGGGCGCAGACGGCGATGATCACGAGTACCCACAGGTGATCACGGCGCGGCGCGGCCGCGTAACGGTCACCTTCGGCTGAGTGCTTTGGCATGCCGTCCATCGTGGCGTCCCTCCAGGGGTCATTTCCGGTGATTGGGGCAGGCGCCCGGGCCGGGGAGCACCGGGCGCCTGCGTTCATGAGGTCAGCGCCCGCGGCGCACGCGCTCGCGCTTACGCCAGGTGACCCGCTTCTCCGCGGGCTGCCCGGCGCTGTAGCGGAGGCCGCCGGACGGCGGGAGCTTGCCCCCGGCCTGCCGGGCCTCCTGCGCGCGCCTGACCCTCGCTCGGAGCTTCCCGCCCTCGCGCCTGTTCCGGCCCGTTCCCGGGTCGATGTGACTAGCCATCACTCCCCTGCCTTCGTTACCCTGCGTGCATTTCCACGCTTTTCCACCGTGGAAATTCCACGGCTCGTTTTCCACGGCCCTCGCGCGCCCGCGCGTCACGCCTGCGCGCGTACGGGGCCCGGCCCGCGCTCCCCGTGGAAGATGGAGAACATCCCCGACGGTCGTCACCCTCCGCTGTCATCCGACTGACTGGAGGATCCGGGCGGCCCTCCTGCCCAGGGCGTCGTTCCCCGCCCTGACCGCCGCGTACTCGGCTGCCGCGTCCCGGCCGGGGACCGGGGCGACGTACCCGCGCTGCGGCTGGGTGACGGCGCCGCGCTCGGCGAGGCGGTCGCGGATCTTGTACGCCTGGCTGCTGCTCACCCCGGACGCCTCGATCAGGTCAGCCATCCTGATGCCCTGCGGGGGAGCGGAGGCGATCATCTCGAAGAACGCCTCCTCAGCCTGCGCGTACATCTCCGTGCCCCGCGCCCTCGCCTCGGGGGAGGACGCCAGGTCGGGCCCCGCGGTGTCCGCGGCGATCCGGGCGGACACCGCCGCGCCGCTCTCGGCGGCCGGCAGGGGGGCGGCGGGGGCGAGGTGCCGTCGCACGAGCGGGGTCCCCTCAGCGTCGGCGGGAACCTGGGCCCCGGGCTCGCCGAACTCCTCAACGGCCGCCTGGTACTGGGGTGAGATGCCGCGGAACGTCTCGTTGACCCGCAGGTGCCGCTGGTCGTACCACTCCTGCCAGGTGAGGTTCCCGGTGCCGGACGGCTCGCTCCCGCAGAACAGGATCAGCCGGGGCTTGCGGACGCGGCGGCCGTTGTCCGCGATGACCTGCTCGAGCAGCGAGTGGGGCATGTGCGGGGCGCGGACCTTCTCCATCCTCGCCTTCGGGCCGAGCTTCATCAGGTACTCGCCCTTCTCCTCCAGCTTGGAGGCGTCGCCGCCGCCGTCGCCGAGCGCGAACACGCCGTGCCCGGGGCTCTCGACCGCGAAGCAGACCCGCAGCGGCAGGTTCGACCGCGTCTGCTCGGTCTGCACGGACTCCTCCAGCGCCCCGTACTGGGTGGCGACCTCCGTGTAGACCTCGACGCCGGCTCCCTGTGACGCGACGATCCCCAGGTCCCGGGCGCGCGCCACGCCGCCGGCGCCGGCCATTACCGACGTGAGCGGGTTGGTCTCGTCGACCAGCGCGTACAGGGCCGGGACGTGCGGGGTTGCCATGCCCTGCTCCTCCCCGGTGTCCCATTCGCGGGACCGGGCGGCGATCTCCGCCCGCAGCATCCGCAGCGCGGCGCCGGCCTCGTCCGGGTCGGTGATCACCCAGTCGGCCGCGCCGGACTTCAGCAGGGGGCGGGCGTTGCGCTGCTTCAGGTCGATGACGAACGCGCGGGCGTCGGCGCATCCCGACAACTCGGCGATGCGCACCTGCTGGCTGTTCGACTTGCCTGATCTTGTCTTGCCGGTAATGAACGCGCTGACCCGCTGGGGCAGCATGACCCGCTGGCCCGTCTCGGACAGGCCGCGGAACGCGGGGTCGTGAACGCTGGCCGGGGCGAGCGCGGGATCCCACTCCACGATGTCCTGCAGCGGGTTCTCCTGCTTGACGAACACCTCCGCCTGGCTGGCGTCGCCCTTCACGGCGGCGATGCGGACCATGCCGGAGTCGACGGCGGCGGCGGACTCGATGAGGTGCAGCGCGCCCTTCAGGACTGACAGTGACTGGCGGCCGCGGATCAGCTGGATCCGGAGGCGGACCTGTGAGCCCTTCTCCTCGGCCTCGATGACGTGCGAGCCGCCTGCCCCCCAGGCGAGGGAATGGCCGTCCCACCATGCCTGCCACTCGCGCAGCAGCCGCTCCCGGTCCTTGCGGCCGCGGACCCGGTAATGCCGGTACCAGGGGACGCCCCAGGCGGCGCACAGGGCGGCGAGGGCCCCGGCGAGCGGTGCCCCCGATGCCGAGACGGGGCCGAGGAAGAAGGCGGTGATCCCCCACCCGGAGAAGCACGCGGCTGTCGCGCGGGCGTACCAGACCTCTTTCGGCCGGGGCTCGCCGTTCCTGTCCTTCCACTTGTGCGGGGCGAACAGCCAGACCGCCGCGGTGCCGGCGGCCACGCCGCCCGTCATGGCGACCTCGGGGATCAGGCCGTAAGCGTGGATGACCTCGGCGGCGGTCCACGCGGGCAGCGGGAGTGACAGCGGCACCGAGACGGCCTTGTTGCGCCGGGCGGCGCGCAGCGTCTTCGCGGGCAGCGCCTCGGACTCGCGCCTGCGCTGCGGCACGCCCGGGACGGGGGCGGGCAGGTTCCGGGGGCGCTGCTCGATGTCGGTGCCGGCCATCACTGCACCTGGAACTGCTCGTGGTGGGGGGCCTGAACACCGGACGCGCGCAGTTCCTCCGCGGCCCGGATGACCGCGCGGAGCCTGCCCTCGACTTCCGCCAGGCCAAGGCTGGCGGCGGAGAAGTGAACCGCGGACATGGCGAGCGGCTCGGTCACCTCGTGGCCGTAATGCTGGGCGGGCTCGGACATCTCCCGCGCCAGGGCGGTCACCGTCCCGGCAAGGCAGTCGCCTGCCGCCTCGATGCCGGCGACGCCGCGGAGCTTCGCCAGCGCGTTGCCGGCCAGCATGTACCGGCGCAGGGCGTTCGCCCCTTCGATGATCATCTCGACGCCGGGGACTGCCAGGGTGCCGGGGGTGTCGGGCAGGGTTGTCACGATGACTCCCTCTAGGATGTCGGGTTCGGTCGGGCCCGGCGCAGGGCGGGGGTCATTCGCGCCCCGCGCCGGGGGCTCTGGGGTTCTGGCGGGGCCGGGCGGCCGCCGGGCGCCGGGCCCGTCAGTGGTGACGGGTGAACCAGGCGGCCGCGGGGTGCCTGCGGGAGGCGCAGCGGGACCGCCCGGCCCGCCGCCTGGGGGGGCTTGCGGTCCGGGCGGCCTGCTGCCGGCGCCCGGGGGCGGCGACTCCGGGCGGAGGCGGATCCAGCGGGGCCGCATCGCAGTCCAGCGTCCCGCCGGGCGATCTCCTGACGGCGATTCCGGCCAGGGCTGGTCGGTTGCCTCGGTCGTCCATGCCTCGCCGGGCACCGTCTTGCCGCCGCGGGCGCGGTCCGCGGCACGGCGGTCCCGTTCCGCCTGCTCGCGCAGCCGGTGCTCGTGCTTCGCCTTGTCGCGGAGCATCCCGGTCTCACGGTCGTGCTCCTTGAGGCGCAGCGCCCGGCGGTGGGCGAGCCAGCCGGAGACGATGCCGCCGCCCCGTGCCCGCGGCTGCCCCTGCGCGCCGCGGGCACGACGGGAGACGGCACGCGCCGCGAACAGCCCCGGGACGACGATGAGCACCAGGGCCAGCAGGACGAGGCCGCCGTCATTGACCACGTCAGCCGCCGATCCACTGCGACACCTGCGCTGACCACTGAGTTACCGGGAAGACGGTGAGGACCCCGTGCAGGTGGCCGCCGGACAGGGCGGCGACGAACGGGAGGGCGAGGGCGAACCAGGCCACCTGAGGGCCCGGCTCCAGCCATGCGCCGAGGACCACCGCAAGGAACAGGATGAACCCGCCGATCACGACGACCTCATGGCCGGCACCCGACTGGACGTTGCCGGCCATCGACACGATCCCGGCCTCCCATCCGGTGAGGATGCCTCCGAGGGCGCTCAGTGTGATCGCGCAGGCGCCCACGAACGTGCCGAAGATCAGCAGCCGGTAGATCCACGGGTGGAAGCGGGCCGGCAGGTTCTGCCCGTGACGGCCCGCGAAGAACAGCAGGGCGATCGACGTGCCGGTGAGGATGACACCGAACGACGACGCGGCGATGGCGCCAGTCATGCTGCGACCTCCTCGTACTCGCGGGCGGCCCGTTCCACCTGGCGCTTGGCCGCGAGGCGGATGGCTGCGGCGGCGATCCGGTCCTGCCGGCGGAAGTAACGGGCGTCGGCTTCCGCGAGAACTTCCGCGGCGGGGCGCCGCAGGCGGACGGCCCGCTCACGGCGCAGCTCCCGCTCTGTCAGCCCGCCCCACGTGCCGTGGGTCTCGGGGCGGTTAAGGGCGTGGCGGAGGCAGTCGGGCCGCACCGGGCAGCCGAGGCAGACGCGCCTCGCCTGGTCCGACGCGACCGACGTGGCCTCGAACAGGCCGTCGTCCTCGGCGAAGAACAGGTCAGGGTCCGTGTACTGGCAGGCTGCGCGCAGGTGCCAGGCGGGGGCGGTCACGGTGCTCACGCGGTCACCTCCAAGGGACTCATCTGGTACGAGCGGCTGTCGACCGGGCAGGTGCCCCGTGCCCCGCCGCCGGGGAGCGGCGCCAGGACCGCACCCGGGTGGACCGGGCAGGGGCAGGCGGGGGCGGAGAACGGGCGGGCCGGGGCCAGGGTCGTGCTCACCCGGTCACCTCCGGGGTGCCCGGGTGAGAGCCGGGGAACGGCACCAGGACGTCGGGCTCGATCGAGAGGAACAGCGTCGCCGCGGTCAGCCCGTCCGGGATGCCCATGCCGCGCCGGGCCGCGGCGGTCACGACGGGAACGGCCGCCGTCCGGGTCCGGAGCGCGGCGACCTGCTCAGGGGTGAGCGTGCCGCTAGCGGTGCTTGTCGTCTGGCCGCCCGGGGCAGCCCATGTCAGGGTGACGATCCAGAACAACGTCATGAGGTCACCGCGGCATTCAGGGCGGCAGTGCCCGGGTAGGCGCCGAGGAACTGGTCCAGGCCGCCGAGGTACCAGCACTTCACCGGGGTGAGCCCCGTAGCGGCGAGCTCGCCCATGCGGTCTGCGATCGCTAGCATCTGCCCCTCGGCAGCACTGCCGCCTTCCAGGGCCCGCTCGCGGACGTCTTCAGGAGTTCGCCCGATCGCCAGGTACCGCAGTGCGGTAAGCCAGGTGTCGGTGACGGCTTCCGCCGGGCGGAAGTCCAGGACGGCGCTCATGCGGTCATCTCCTGCACCCGGCCCGCGGCGGCGAGGATGACGCCGAGCGCGTGCGCCTCGTGGGTGCCCGCGGGGAAGGCGTCCATCGCGGACAGGGAAGCCTCCAGGAGCATCGTCTCCGCCCCCTTGGCGTCCCCGGCTTCGGCGAGCAGGACGGAGGTCGACGCGAGGTTCAGCGTGTCGTACAGGGCCACGGGATTCATCACGGGCTCCCTACGCCACGTTCAGGCTGTCGGGGCCCGGGTAGGGGCCGTAGGTCTCGTCCAGGCGGGCGAGGAAGTACGCCTTCTCCCGGGTGAGGCCGTGGGCTTCCCAGGCCTCGATCGCGTCGGCGATGGCGAGCATCTCGGTACGCGCCCCCTCGGCGGTACGGCGGGCCCCGGGGGCGATCCGCCTGAGGTAAAGCTCGTCGCCGGCGTGAGCGCGGACACCCTCGGCGGTCAGGCCCCTGGCAATGAGGCCGAGGGCATCGGCACGGTAAGGCTCGTACTCGGCGCCCTCAGGGGGGCGGTGCTCTAGGGTGGTCACGGACTTCTCCACTTCGGTTTGGGGCTGTCCTGGCTCGTCACGGTGGTCGGACACCGTGGCGGGCCGTTCTTCGTTCTGAGGACTGCTACGGCGCGGCGAGGGCCGGGGCAGGAGTGCCCGGTGGCCGTCTTGTACACCGTCCCGCAGGCGGTGCAGTACGAGCTTTCACCGAGGGCGGGCATCATCAGGCCACCGCCCCGGTCGTCGCGTTGCGGGCCGACCATGCGCGGCAGAACGCCCTCAGCTCAACCTGGGCGCCTGCCATAACGGCGGCGTAAGCCTCGTCCACGAGACGGCGCGGGATCTTGTGGTAGGTCCGCTGCGTGCTGGCCACCTGCATCGCGGGGAGGTCCCCGGACTCGATCAGGCGCCGTAGCGTCACCTCGTCGAAGCCGGTCTTGCCGGCCATGTAGCCGAGGTCGACCCACTCGCCGAGAGGCGTCTCCAGCATGCGCACCGTCCTCGCCGTCACTTGCCGCGGCATCTTCCGCAACGTCTTCACTTGAACTAGGCTAAGGCGTCAACCTAGCTCAGTCAAGATGCCGGCGGGCACGTCCGCGCCGGACACGGCAGGGGGAGGCTTCACTAGTGCAGGTAACTGAACTAGCCTTGTCGGGTGCCAGTGCCCGACTACTCAGACCCGGCGCCCGTCCGCAGGCAGATCGCCGACGACCTGCGGGCGCAGATCCGCGCGGGCACGTACGCGCCCGGCGGCAGGCTCCCGTCCAACATCGCGCTCGCGGAACGCTACGGGGTCGCGACGGAGACGATCCGGTCGGCGCTCGACGAGCTGCGCGCCGACAAGACAGTGGAAACCCGGTCGACGCGCGGCACCTTCGTGACGTCCGTTCCCCCGGCGAGCCCGCGGCCGGACCTCAGCGTGGTCAGCGAGCGGGTGGCGGAACTGGCGGAGCGCGTGGAGGAGTACGCCGACCTGCGGGCCGAGGTGGGCAGGCTGCGCGCCGACATCCTCTACCTCTACGACAGGTTCGCGGTCCCGTACGACCACGGCGACGGCGGTGCGCATGACGGCACGGAACAGGCCGGGCGCAGGCGGGCCCGGCGGTAAGGCCGAGGTTGTCAGCATCACGGCGCGGGCGGGCGGCCTCAAGCGCCTCGCGGCTGGACAGCTCGCGGCGGCGAGGGCCGCGCTCGGCATGACGCTCCCCGAGTTCGCCGATCACCTCGCGCCGAGGCTCGGGTGGCGCCCGGACCCTGCGGTCCTTGAGCGGTGGGAGCAGACAGGCGCGTTCCCCGTCGAGGTGCACCATGCGCTCCCTGAGGCGGTCACGGGCGCGACGGGGGCCGTCCCGCTGCTGGACTCCGTCCCGAGCGCCTTTCCCGCCGGCGCCCTCAGCGGGCCGTGGGTCACCGCCTACCAGTTCCCCCACGCGGGCGTGCCGCACTACCACGCGGACGTCGCGCACGTCACCGCCGCGGGCGACAGGCTCGTCCGCGCCGTGAACCACCCGCCGGAGCCGCGCACCCAGGGCCGCGCCTCCCCGTTCCGCAATGAGATCGAGGCGTGCCTGTTCGGCCGCCACCTGATCGGCACCTGGCGGAACAGGAGCGACACCCGGTACTTCGGGAGCCTTGAACTGGCCGTGCTGCCCGGGGAGACGGTGATGGACGGCATCTACGCCGGGGTCGCCAGCGACATCGCGGTCTCCTGCGAGCACTGGCGCTGGGTCCGGCTGGAGGCCGACGACCTCGCCGGGCTGATCCTCGGCGAGCCGCCCGCGCTCTACGAGCTGGTGATGTCCCGCACCCAAGACGACCCCCCGCTCACAGTTGACGACATACGAGAGGACGCCTGAGTTGGCACTGACCAGAGAGCACGTGCGCGAGGTACTGGACACCTACGTCAAGGCGTGGCAGGACCAGAACCCGAACCTGATCGTCCAGATCTTCACGCCGGACGCCACCTACCACGAGAGGGTGCTGCGCGACCCGATCCCGGACCGGGAGGCAATCTGGCAGTACTGGGTCGACAAGGTGGTCAACGCGCAGGCGAATATCCGGTGCGAGATCCTGAACGTCTACGTAGACGGGGAAACCGCCATCGCCGAGTGGCTGGCGGAGTTCGATGACGTCGCGCAGGGGATCCGCAAGCGGATGCTGGAGATCGCGGTGCTGGAGTTCGACGGGCCGCTGATCCGGAGCCTGCGGGAGTACTGGGCGAGCGAGACGGCCGGGGAGATGAAGTCGGCCGGCTGACAAAAGCAAAACGCCCCTACGACGACCGCCATCGTCTGGGGCGCTGCCGATCAAATCCCTCGAAAGGACCAACCGTGCCCAAGTATACGGGCATTCCCCCCGCGCGTCTGCCTTCCGGTGTGCGCCTCACCCGTGGCGGACGGGCGATCACGTGACGTGGACCAAGCTCGGCGACGAGTTCCCGGCCGCGGCACGCGAGTTGACAGATGCGGAGTTCCGCACGCACGCCGAGGCACTGTGCTGGTCGAGCTGGCGACTGCTTGACCTCCGCATCCCCAAGGCTGACGTGCGCCGGTTCACGGAGTCCCCTGACGCCGCGACTGCCGTTGAGGGCCTGGTCGCCAAGGGATGGTGGGCCGATGACGGTGACGCCTGGGACATCAGCCTGCGCTTCCCTGAGTGGCAGCAGGACCGCGCTCAGGTTGAGCACCGCCGCGCCTACCTCGCCGAGGCACAGAAGCGGTCTCGCGCTCACCGTGCAGGCGACCATGCGCTGTGCCTTCCCGGCAAGTGCCGACAGGCGCCGCACCCGTCAACAGTTGACTCGGCCTTGTCATCAGTCTCGTCAACTGTTGACCCGGGACGGGACGGGACGGGCCCCTACGGGGCCCTGCCGTCCCTTAAAGACAAAGATCAACCCCAAGGTCAAAGTCAAGGTCAAGACCCGCGCCTACGGCGACCCTTGGCGGGCTCGCAAAAACCGCGAGCCCGCCAAGGACCGGGAACAGCGGCTGATGACGTTCCCCACTTCCCATTTCACGACGCCGAGAGCACCACCGCGGGTACCGGTGCGCGCGCGAGGCGGACAGACACTCCCGCAGCATGACCAGGAAGGATAATCACATGTCTACAACCAGGTACTCCTGGGCGGCCGCGGCGTTCGCCGTCTACGTCGCCGCGATCGTCGCGTCTAACTGGCTGATCACCCACGTCGGCATCCCGACGCCTTACGGGACGCACCTGACCCCGGTCGGGTTCGGCCTGTACGCCCCGTCGGGCGTGTGGGCCGCTGCGGTGAGCTTCCCCGCGCGGGATGTCACGCAGCGGCTCGGCGGGCGCTGGCCCGGCATCATCGCCATCGTCGCCGGAGCTGGCGTGTCGTGGCTTGTCAGCGACCCGCGCATCGCGGTGGCGTCCGGGCTGACCTACCTGTGCTCGGAGACCGTGGACTTCATGGTCTACACGCCGCTGCAGCGCCGCTGGTTCGTCCCGGCGGTGTTCGCGTCAGGGTGCGCGGCTGTCGTCGTGGACTCGGCCCTGTTCCTACACCTAGCCGGCCTGTACTCGCTGCCGTCGCTTGAGGGCCTGATCCTGGGCAAGCTCTGGGTGATCCTCGCCGCTATCCCGGTGACGTGGCTGCTGCGGAACCGCGGCCCTGCCGCTATCGCCCCGGGGGCGGTGACGGCATGACCTCCCGCGAGGACTGGGACCTGCGTCGCGGCGAGCGCCACTGGGCATGGGTGGGGCAAGACGCCTCGTATCAGACGGCACACGAGAGGGTCAGTGCGAGGCGCGGGCCCGCCTCGGGCTACCCGTGCGCTGACTGCGGGCGGCCGGCACGGCACTGGTCGTATGACCATTCAGACCCGGACGAGCGCACCTCCGATGACGGACAGCCCTACTCCCTTGACGTGAACCGCTACGCGCCCCGGTGCGTTCGCTGCCACAAGCGCATGGATTGCGCGCGCCTTATCGAGGAACGCGGCGGCAATATGAACGCGGTGCCGAGATGCGGCAAGCCGATAAGGTCCGCGCGGATCCTGGCGCATCTCGGGGAAGGCGACCCGCCTCCGGTCTGCGGCCGCCCGTTCGGGCATGCGGGCAGGTGCTCGCTTCCCGGGACCCACCAGCGCACTCTTGAGCGGAACCGGCAGCGGCACAGGGCGCAGGCGCGCGGCACCGTGACCCCGGTCGCACCCCCGAGGCCCCGCTGCGGGCAGCCGATCCGGGTAGCTAACGGCACCGAGCCGGATACCTGCGGCCGCCCGGAAGGCCATTCGGGGCAGCACAACGGGACGCGCGCTTACCGCCGGGCCCTTGACTGGGCGCACGCCGTGGACAAGCAGTTCCGCAGCGCGCAGCGCGTCTCCCGCGCAGCCGGGGAAGCGTCGTGAGCTTCACGTTCTACCTCGGTGCCCATCACGAGGGCTGGCTGGCCAGTGCTCGTTTCCCGCTGTTCGTCAGCCACTCCCGGCTACGGCACCGCAAGACGCTGCCGCGGGCCGCGGGCCGCTGGTCACTGGACTCCGGCGGGTTCATGCAACTGAAACTGCACGGCGAGTGGAACGAGTCCCCGCGCAGTTATTGCGCTGCCGTCCGCCGCTACCACGACGAAATCGGCAGCATGGACTTCGCTGCCCCGCAGGACTGGATGTGCGAGCCGTGGATCACCGGCCGCACCGGCAAGACGGTCGCCGAGCACCAAGCCCTGACCGTGAGCAACTACCTGGAACTGCGGTCCCTCGACGCGGGCCTGCCGTTTATCCCCGTTTTGCAGGGCTGGCTGCCAGGTGACTACCTGCGCCATGCGGACATGTACAGCGCGGCGGGCATCGACCTGGCGGCCGAGCCGCGGGTAGGGCTCGGGAGCGTCTGCCGCAGGCAGGGCACTGCGGAAGCGGACGTGATCAGCCAGTCCCTCGCGCCCATCCGCCTGCACGGATTCGGGTTCAAGACCACCGGGCTCCTGCGCTACGGGCAGCGCCGGTTCGCCTCGGCCGACTCGATGGCCTGGTCCTACGACGGGCGGCGGTCACCCCCGCTTCCTGGCTGCACGGGGCACAAGAACTGCGCTAACTGCTTCACGTTCGCCGCCCAGTGGCGTCAGCGACTGCTGCACTCGCTTGCCTTGTCTGATGCCCGAGGCTGGCAGGCCAGCCTGTTCGACGCAGAGGACGAGGTCGCGTGAATTGCCAGGGGCCGCGGAACCGTGAGATTAAACGTTGTCAGACTTCCACGATTCCCCCGGCTGCCCGCACTCGGCGTTGAGCCGCTGCAGGTCCGCGGCGACCTTCCCGAGCGCGGCCGGGGCGGAGGCGAGTGCGCTGAACCCCGGGATTCCGGGGATGTTCGCGACGGCGTTGTCCCGGGCGAAGGCGGACTCATCCGCGATCAGCTCGCTTACGGGTGCCCCCTGCCTGGCGAGGGCGGTGAGCTCGTCAAGGTAAGCCTGCCTGGTCTCTTTGGCGTGCCACTGGGCGACCAGCGGAGCGCACCAGGAGGGGCGGGGAGTCCCGGAACTGCACGCGGTGAGGGGTGCGGCGGCGAGGAGGGCGATGGCGGCGGCGAGGGCTGCGGCGGCAAGGTTCACGGGCTTAAATCCTAGGCGCGGTCCCCGGCTCAGCTTGACGTGTCCACGCGCGGACATGTGCTATCATTGGACATAGGACAACGGGACGAAGGAGCAGACAATGACCGCCAGGACCACGGCAACGACACTGCTAGACCATCTCCAGGAGCAGGGCTACGAGCCGATTGAGACCCTCGGCAACCTCGGACAGCGCTACGACCAGTTCGACCTGATCGTCTCCGGAACCGGCACCGTCCGCGTCCGGGTGTACCCCGACGACGAGTACAGCGCCGACATCAGCCTCCTCGACCGCTACACGGCCCTGGAGTGGTCGGCAACCTTCACGCCCGGAACCCCGGACCCTGCGGTCATCGCCGTCGCCGAGGCCGCCGAGTGGCAGCTAGCGGACAAGCGGGGCGGGCCCGTCACCCCGGCGCAGGAAGCGGCCGCGTGAGCGCCGAACTCGACGCCGCGGTCAGCGCGTGGAAGCAGGACAAGGCGGCCGAACGTGACCGCCTTATCCGGGCGCTGCGCGCAGACGGCGTCAACAAGCGGCAGATAGCGATCCGCATGGGGATCAGCCGCACAACCGTCTACGCCGTCCTCGGCGCGGATGCACGTTCCAGCAGTACAACCGAAAAAGAAGATGAGCAGCAATGAGGATCGCACGAACTACCGCCGCCGCCCTGGCCGCTGCCGCCCTGGCGGTATCCGCCGCCGCCTGCGGTCAGGGGCACGCCGCTTCCGCCCCGAGCTCCCCGGCGTCCGCCACCATTCCCGCCGCGTCCGCTGCCGCGTGCACCGCCGCCCTGGAGCAGGCGGGCATGGACGCGGTCATCCAGGGCGCAGCCCACGGGGGCAAGTACCCGGCTGCCGTTAACCGGGCATGCGACGGGCTGCCGTCCGGTGAGATGACCGTCGCGGTGAACGAGGCGATGAGCGAGATGCTGAACGGGAGGAGCGCGACACCGTGAGCGGCGACATGACACTGCGGGAAGCCTGCGCGCTGACAGTGGGGATGCTCGGCACGCCGAGCACGAGCGAGGTGTTCGGCTTCCTCAGGTCGGACGGCTGGCAGTCGTCCCGCGAGGCGGTGAAGCGGACGCTGAGCGAGCTTTGCGGCGGCCCTGTCGCCCGCCTGGGCGTGCCACGGCCCGGCCCCGGCTCGGTGACCCGCTGGCGGCTGACCGAGGCAGGGCGGGCGTGGGGCCTGGAAGGCGAGCGGTGCGGGTCGTGAGGCGAACGCGCCGGGGCGGTAGGATTCCCTGGACCGTGATGGGTCAAATAGCGGAGCCCGGCTGCTCTTGGCAGCCGGGCTCTCCGCTTCCCGGCACGGGACACCGGGGCTAGAGGAAGCTCACCAGCCGGCTGAACCCGCTGACGACGGACGCCGCTCCCGCCGCAGCCCCTGACGCGATACTCCCCGCCTGCCCGGGGTCACGGACGGCTATGACAACCCATGCGACGGCCGGAAGCAGCAGCCACGCGATTAGCCTGCCGCTGGCGGTGCCCTTCCCGTGGGTGGCTAGGAACCAGACGGCGATGACGGCGAGCGTGACGGCTACGCCATCGCCCGCGCTGCCGGCCCCGGCACTGGCCGCAGCCGCGGCGATCGGGTTCACGCCCTGATGCTCCCTGACGACCGGGACTGCGCCTAGGGGGCGCGGCGGTGACAGTGTCCTTACCCTTGCGAGTGCCGTTCCCGGCGTAGGCTCTCCGTGGGGCAACGCGAGAAGGAGGCGTCCGGTGCGCGGAAACAGTCACGCCCACGGGCAGAGCTCAGGGAACGGGGACAGCGACGCCGGAAACGGTCTTCCCGCTGTCCGCCGCAAGGACTGGCAGTTCATGACCGGCGTCATCGGCGGCCGCGTCACGATCTACGACTTCCCGTAGGCTTTCCGAGTGACCTCCGGCATCCTGGACTCGATCGACGGCGCCCTGCGCGACTACGAGACGGGCGCCGACGCGATGCGATGGGTCCCGGGGGACCGGCGGGAGCTCAGGCCGGCCAGCCCCGCGGCAAGGGCGGGCATCGTCCTGGTTCCGGTCCCGGTCGACACGGGAGAGCTTCACCGGGCGCTGAACGAGCTCGGCGGCATGCTGGCCCGCGCCCTCTGCCCCGGGATCGAGGGCGCCGCGAAGGTGTTCCATGACCTGGGTGCCGCGCTCTACCCTTCGCTGCACCGCCGCTGCCTCACGTGCCACCCGGGGCGGAAGCCGAAGCCGCTCACCGTTGACGGGCACGAGTATCAGCGGCGCCTTGCGGCGAGGCGGAGGCGGCGGCATGGAAGATGAACTTGAGGAGTACCTCCTCGAGCAGTTGCGGGACCCTGGGTTCCGCGCCGCGTACGAGGCCGAGACAGAGCGTCTCCGCCGCGCGGTGCCCGGGTACGGCAGCCGGGCTTACGATCACGAGTACCAGCGGCGCCTCAGGGCGCGACGACGGCGGAAGCGCTAAGCTAAGTTCAGCGCACCCGTGCCGGGATGTCTCGGCGGCACGGTGGCCACACGGAGCCCGGCAGCCTGGCGTCCACCAGGCGGGCCGGGCTTCGTGCTTCCCGGCTGGCCAGGGAGGGTATCCCGTGACCTTTCCCTGGCGAGGTCGTCCCCGCGGCCGGCGCGCTACCCTTTGCCGAGGCCCCGCGAGAGAGGACTGGAAGATGCGCGTTTCGAGGAACGCCGCCCCCGTTGAGGGCGATGCCGAGGCCTGGGGCGAGGGCACCCGGGGGAGGTTCATCGAGCTGGCCGGGAGCCAGTTCCTGCGGGAGGAGGCCGGGAACGCGGTCGTCTCCGTCGACGGGCGCGAGGACGTGATGTACCCGGGGTGGCTGGTCATCAGGCCGGACGGGAGCGGCGACGGGGAGGCGCAGTTCGCTTCGGAGCGCCAGCTCGGCGACGGGACGCTGTGCGCCTGGAGTCCCGTTTAGCGGGCCGCCTTGACTGCGGCCCCGGGTGCCGCGCATCCTGGAGGCCGGCAAGTGATGATGCCCCTGAGCCCCCGTGACCCCGGGGGCTCTCGGCGTCCCCGGGGGAAATGTCGGTGCCGGGTTTTACCGTGAGGACATGGACTACCTGCCGCTGACGCGCCCGGAGCCGTTCACGGAGATCCCAGCGGGCGCGATGGAAGCCCTCTGGCCGGAGCTGCCCTCATCCGGTGCGAGGCCAGTCGAGGTGACGGTGACGCTGCCGGGGAACCCCTGCGCCATGCACCTGCTGGTAGCGCAGGGGGACACGGCGCGGGCGTTCGCCCTCGCGTTCGGTGCCTGCGAGGGCGTGGACGAGTTCGAGATCACCGTGCGGAGGTTCACGGGCTGACGGTTCCCCCCCCTGTCTCCCTTGACTTCCGGCCAAAAACCCGCAAGAATAGGTCTTGTCAGGCAGTCAAGTCAACCGAACGGAGAACCACGCCATGAGGACCCCCGCGGACCGCATCGGCGATATCAGCCGGGCCAAGGCTGCCGTAGAAGGCAAGCTCCTCGACGAGAACGGGAACATCCGGCCCGGCCTCAGCGACAGCGACATCCGCCGTCTGCTCAAGGCGTCAACCCAGTTGCGCAAGGAACTCGGGATGCCCGCGCTGGATCTGACCGGCATCTGATGCCCCGCACGCGCAACGAGGCCCTCGCCGGGCAGGCGAGGGCCCTCGCGTCTTCAGGCAAGACGCAGCGGGAAGTGTCGGCCGCGCTCGGCGTCCCCCTGCGGACGCTCCAGTCGTGGCCGGTGCAGTGGCCGCAGGGACGGCCGAGGGTGAGTGACGGGCAGGCGTCGGCGAGGACCCTGCGGCGGAGGCGGGCAGAGGCGCGCGAGGGCCGGGATGCCGCATGAGGCTCCCCGCCCCCCGGTAGGCTTGGCTTCGCGCACTCGCGCGCCTCCCCCTGGACCCCGGAGAGAACTCGCGTGGACCCCTCATGCTTGCCCGGGCCCGTAAGGGACAGGCTTGCCGTGATCGGCTTCTGGGTGCTTCCCCCGGGCCTGCGTGACCGGGTTGAGGAATGGGACGACCTTGATAAGGACGAGGCCGCAGTGGCGGACAACGACCTGGCGCTCATGGGGGAGATACTGATTCGCCCGTAGGTACGTGTCCGGGCGCGTCGCGCCTACTGTTCGTCGGCGCGATCGAATAACGTAAACGGCACCGGCGAGTGATGGAACACTCATCCGGCGCCTAACCCTCATCCCCTGATATGCCAGGAGCGAGAGCTATGGACGAGCCTACGGGCAAGCGCTGCACAAAGTGCGGCGAGATCAAGCCGCCGGAGGAATTCGGCCCTAATCGGCAAAGGCGCGACGGCCTGGACTCCAGGTGCAGGATGTGCTGCGCGGAAATCCACCGCCTCTGGTACGCGGCCAATCCTGACCGCGGCCGGGAGATCTCCCGCCGCTCGCGAGAGGCGAACCCTGAGCGCGCCCGGGAGGCAAGCCGCCGCTGGAACGCGGCTCACCCGGAAGCCATCCGAGAGGCTGCCCGCCGCCACCGGCAAGCCAATCCGCAGGCCCGCCCGGGCACCGCTCGCCGCCGGCGGGCAGCTAACCCCGAGGCAAGCAGAGAAGCCGCCCGACGACGGCATGCCGCTAACCGCAAGGCCGTTCTCGACCACTACGGCCGGTCCTGCGCGTGCTGCGGGACAACTAAACGCCTGGGCATCGACCACGTCAACGGGGACGGCAGGGAGCACCGGGCGCAAATCGGGGCGGGAAGCTCGCGCCTGTACAGGTGGCTTATCGCCAACGGGTTCCCTGGCGGGTTCCAGGTCCTGTGCGGCTGGTGCAATAAGTCGAAGGCGGACGGCGAGCGGTGCAATCTGGATCACCAGGCCGCATAGCTCAACGGTGACGCATGGGCCCGCACGCCGGGAGGCGGCCAGGGGCCAGTAGAGGCACCAGCGTGAAATGCGGTGCCGGCAGGGGTGCCTAGGCACCTATGCCGCATACTGCCCTGTTGTGCCGCGATCTAGGTATTTACGCTGATCGGGCAATCGTCACCGGGAAAGATTCGACCTCGCGCGGTAATGTGGACTTGCTGAGGGTCACACAATCACGGGCGAGGTCTCTCTTATGCCAGAGGATATCACCGCCGACGCCACAATTGGCGAGCGGCTGCGCAAATTCCGACATGAGCGCGCAATAACGCAGGAGGAGCTTGCTGAGAGGTCCGGCGTGAGCAAGGACGTCATCCGGAAGCTGGAGCAGGGCCGGCGCACGTCCGCGCGGGTGAAGACGCTGGGCGACCTGGCGAGGGGGCTGGGCGTGACTCCTTCGGCGCTGCTGGGCAGGCGGGAAAGGCTCGAGCGGCAGGCCCCGGACGGGATCCTCGCCGTCCGGGACGCGCTCCTGTCCCCGGCGGACCTGTACCCGGGGGCCGGCCCGGGCGAGGACGGGGAGCCGCTCGGCGCGGCGGACCTGGCGGCGCTGGTCCGCCGCGGCTGGGACTATTACTGGCGGGGCGGCTTCGCCGAGCTCGCCGCGATGCTCCCCGGCCTGATCGGGGAGGCGAGGCTCGCCGCGGGGGACGGCGGGGCGCCCGCGTGCAAGGCGCTCGCGCAGTCCTGCCAGCTCGCCGCCGACCTGATGGTCCACACGGGCAACGACGACCTGGCGATGGCCGCCGCCGAGCGGGCCCTGGCGGCGGCCGCCCGGGGGGACGACGAGCTGCAGCACGCGGTCCTCGCCGGGACGGCCTCCTGGGTGCTGCTGCACCAGGGGCGCCACGCTGACGCGGAGACGGTGGCGCGGCGGGCCGCGGCCGCCGTCGAGCCGCGGGCACTCGGGGCCGCCTCCCCGGTGCACCTGACGGCGTGGGGGGCGCTGCTGCTGACCGCCGCCGCCCCCGCCGCGGCGCTGGCGGACGCCCCCGGGGTCGAGCGGTACATGGAGGCGGCGGCGGAGGCGGCCTCGTTCCTGCCGGCGGACCGGCACGACTACCAGGTTTCGTTCGGCCCCACCCAGGTCGCGATGCAACGGTGCTACACCTCGGCGGTCCTGCGGGAGCCGGGGCGGGCGCTGGAGGCGGCGAAGGGGGTGCGGCGCGAGGACCTGCTGCCGGTCTCGTGGGGCGCCCACCACCTGGACGTCGCGCAGGCCCTGGTCGACGCGGGCCGGCACCGGCAGGCGACGGGGGCGCTGCTGACGGCGTGCGAGGTGTCACCGCAGTGGTTCCGGCACCAGGGGATCGCCCGGGGCCTGGTGCGGGAGCTGGTGGAGCAGCAGCGGCGCCTGACGCCCCCGCTCAAGCGCCTCCAGGCCGTCACGGGAGTGAGCTGATGACCCCCCGCGCCCTCCGGTCACGTCCGCAACGGCAGGTAGGGCACGGCGTCCCTTGTACCTGCCCGATACCGTGATTAGCGTTCCGCTCATGCGAGGGGACTACAGCGTAGAGTCCGGCCGGTGGTGCCGGCACTGTCACCTGCCCGTCTTGCTGCTGGGCGGCCCGCTGCTGCTGCCGCTCGATCCCGAGATGAGCCGTGCGGTCCACGCGGGCACCGGGGACGAGCGGTGCGCCGCCCCCGCCGCCGGCGGCGATGACGATGACGGCGCGCTGTGCGCCCCGGTGGCCTTCGAGACCGCGGCGATGCGCGGTGCCCGGCAGCGCGCCGCCCTGGGGTTCCCCTGAGCGCGGACGCGGTCTTCCTGTGGGAGGCGGGCCGCTTCCGCGGGGTGACCGGGACCCGGGACCGGGCGCTCGAGGTCGCCGCGACGGTCCTCGGCGCCGGGGTGACGGCCCTGGTCGAGGAGGCCAGGTTCGTGATCGCCGCGGGAAAGGGCGGGACCCTGATCCCGGGACATGAGCGCACCGGGGCGGCGTGGACGGGGCGGCTGCGCGGCGGCAAGCCCGTCTGGGAGCCGGCGGTGACGCGGTGAGGCGCCCGGCGGGGACGCCGGCGCCGCTGAGCCCGCGGGAGCTTGAGGTTGCCCGCCTCGCCGTGACGGGGATGACGTACGGGCAGGTCGGGGAGCGCCTCGGCATCTCGCCGTTCACCGCCCGGGCGCACCTGCTGGCCGCGTACCGCAAGACGCGCACGGGCAGCCGGGCGGCCCTCGCGGAGCGCCTGGCGCGGGGCTCCTGACGCCCCCCCGGGGCGTGCGCGGTGCAATCCCACGAGGGTTGCGGTAGCGTTTCCCGTACACGGCCATTCAGTGGCCGTGTACCGCAAGGACGGGCAAACCCGCAGGCCCGCCCCCGCGGCTTCCTCCCCGGCAGGCCCCGGCCGCCGGGGCAGGCGCGTTTAAGAGGTAGTAAGGCGCCGCCGTCCCCCTTTCCGCAGGGACGGCCGGCCGGCGGGAGGGGGCGGACGGGGGATGGAAACTGTCCTAAGGCGTGTCCTGTGGACCGTGGTGACGGGCTTGTGGCCCGCGATGGCGGGGGCCGGGGCGGAGTTCCGCGCGCACTGGACGGCGCACCTGTGGCTGCCCTGCGCGGCAGTCGAGGCGCTGTGCGCGGTGGCGCTGCGGGCCCGGCAGTCGCGGGCGCGGGAGCGGGCGGCCGAACGGGAGCGGGCCGACGCCAGGGAGCGCCTGGCTGAGCTTGAGGAGCAGGTGAGCGCCTACGGTGACGCCCTCGCCGTAATGTCCGGCTACGGGTTCGGAAACCTGCCTGTTGCGCGCCAGGCCGGCGGGGGCACGGGAGCCTCCCCGCGGCCGGGACCGTCCCGGGGGCTGCGGCTGGTGCCTCGCCAGGGGCGGTTAGGCGCTCCGCCCGTGACGGCTAGCCCGCCTGCGGGAACCTCTCGCAGGTGCCAGCGATGTGTATGTTCGTCGTTGGCAGTTTCGACCAATGAGAGGACGGTCGGGTGGCCGAGCGGCGCAGGTTCACCGACCGCGAGAAAGCAGCGATATACGCAGCTGCGAACGGCCGATGCCAGTGCGAAGGCTGCGAAGCGTGCGGCCTTCAGGGTTGCGACGCTCCGCTAACTAAGGGGTGGCATGCGGACCACTACACGCCGTGGTCCAAGGGTGGCAGGACATCACTTGCTAACGGGCGCGCGTTGTGCCGCCCGTGCAACCTCAAGAAAGGCAGCCAGTTGCAATACCGCGACACCTTCAGGCCGCGCCCGTTCCAGCGCGAAGTCGTCAACAGCGTCCTCGACGGCATGTCGTCCGGCAGGCGGACCACCATCGTCCTCGCCTCTCCCGGTTCGGGAAAGACCCTCGCCTACCAGGCCGTAGCCACCTACGCCTACCGTGAGGGGCTAGCCGACCTCATCGCCGTGTTCGTGCCGCGCATCACGCTCGCAGAGCAGTGCGAAAATGACTGGCGCACCCGATGGTCCGACGGCAGCGTTACGGGAAACTTCGAGCTGTTCGACGCCCGGTCCCGGTTCGGAAAGATCCGCCATGTCCCCAACAGGCCGCCGCTCACGCAGCCGGGCGAGACGGGAGTCGGGTTCGTCTCAACCTACTCGTCGCTGGTCACGAGCCAGGTTTACGAGGACTGGGCGGCTGAGCACAGGGGACGTTTCCTGCTCATCGCCGACGAGGCGCAGTTCTGCGGCGCGGACAATGACCGGGGTGGCGGCACCCGCGCCGGGACACTCATTACCGAATTGCATGCCCTTGCCGCGCACACGCTGCTCCTGACCGGCACGCCCTACAGGTCAGACGGTCAGCCGCTCATTCTCGCCGAGTACGACGATCACGACGAGGATGGGAAGCGGAAGCTGCTCCACCACGCCAAGGCCGACTACAGGGACGGCGTGCGCGAGGGCTACCTGCGCCGCTTCGAGGCGACGCTGCACAACGCGCGGGTCCGCTGGAAGAGCGTCGACAACACCGTCACCGAGTACGACCTTTCGGCGCGCGGCGACGACCTCATCGAGGTACTCCGCAAGCCGGAGGTCTGGCAGGCGATCGCCGACCGCGTCGTCGCCGACGTCAGGGAGAAGCAGCGCCTGAACCCTGAGTACCGGGGCCTGATCTCCTGCATGGAGCAGAACGACGCCAAGCGCGTCTACAAGTACCTCAGCGACAAGTACGAGGGCCTCCAGGTCATGAAGGCCATCAGTGAGGACGGCCTGCAGTCCGAGCGCGCGCTGAAGATGTTCAAGGGGGAGAAGGCCAAGGGACGCGGCGGCGACGTGCTGGTGACCGTCCGCAAGGCGTTCATCGGCTACGACTGCAAGGCGATCACGGTCGTCGGTATCCTCACCCATTACCGCGACTGGGGGCACCTGGAGCAGCTTGTCGGGCGCGGCCTGCGGGTGTGGGACGTGATGCCAGCCCGGGGGCAGTCTTGCCGCGTCATCGCCCCCGACGACCCGCAGATGACCCGGTTCATCGAGTTCATGCGCGGCGAGTCCGAGCAGGGCCTACGTGAGCGTCGCGAGCGCGAGGAGAGGAACGGGTGCGGCGGCGAGCCTCCGGAGCAGCTTGGGTACGTGGAGTCCGCGGAAACGACCACCGCGCGGGCGGTCAGCAATGACGCGAGCCTTGACCATGATCAGCGAATGCTGATTGAGGCGATCAAGCACGACGTCGGGGCGGCCGACGACGTGACCGTGCTCGCTCAGTTCGCCGAGAAGCTCGGCATGATGCTCCCGGTCTCCGATCCGCCCGCCGCCGCGCCGCCGGGAGAGATCCCGCAGACAGAGCGGCAGCAGATCGACGGCATCGGCCGCCTCGTCGTCGAGACCGTCAAGGGCATCCTCAGGGTACAGCGCATCTACGGGGGGCAGCCGGGTTACAGCGATCACATTGAGCGCGTAACGGGAGAGGTCAACCGGATGGCCGGGCGGCGGGCAGCTGACTGCCTGACGATCGAGCAAGCGCAGGCGCGGCTTGATGCCGCACGGAGACTGCTGAACGGCCTCGAATGACGCCGCGGCGCGTCGAGATCGGCGAGTACACCGAGGAGCAGCTGCGGGTCCAGCGGGCAGGGGAGGCGCTCCACCGTGACGGGGGAAGCCCTGCCGGGGCGCTGGAACTTCTCGCCGCGCTCGTGGAAGACCAGACCTGGGAACGTCTCGCCGACGCCAAGGGCCGCTCATTCAAGGGGCGCTTCCGGGCGTTCGTCGGGACGCGCGCGCCGTTCGGGCTCGGCTATGACGCTGACCAACTCCCGAAGCTGCTGGCGCTCCGGCATCCGCACGAATCCGTGCCCGAGGTCGCGGAGCGCATGAGCTTGATGCGGCGGGAAATCGAGCGGCTGCTAATGGGGGAGATCGCGCCCCTCCTGCCGACTGATCATGCGGGACCAGGGCGTGGCAAAACACTACGTGACACGAAGGGTTTCGAAGACACGGCCAACCGCGTGATTGCCCGACTGAAGCGCGACGACCCGGAACTAGCCGAGAAGGTCGCGCGCGGGGAGGTCACCCCGAATGCCGCCGCCCGGGAGAAGGGCTGGCGCAAGCCGCGCATCATCCTGTCCACGCCCGAGAAGGTCGCCGACTCGATCCGCAGGTTCATGCCCCGCGAGGCGCGGAGACGCCTCGCCGAGCTGCTCGCCGAAGAGGACTAAGGCGCTCCGCCCGTCCCGCTCACTGTCACTGCGGCGGCGCATCGCCTCCGCCAGGGCCACCATGCCGCGGCGGACCTCGATCGGGAGGCGCTCGTCGTCCATGATCCGCTGCAGCGCGTCGTCCTCGTGCGCGGGAGGTGCCGCGCACTGCCCTGCGAGCATGACCGGCTCCGCCCCTGCGAGGATCTTCCCCGGCGAGTCAGGCGTCCAGCCGACCGCCTTCGCCACGGCGATCAGGGTGTCCCGGCTGACGCGCTCGCCGCGTTCCAGGGCGCCGAGGGTGCGCTCGGTGATCCCGATGGAGGAAGCGAAGGCCCTGATCGTGCGGAAGCCTGCGTCCTGGCGTGCCGATGCGACGTACACGGCGAGGCGCGGCCAGTCTTCGCGTGGATTCGTCATTTAAGTCCCTGACCATGCGTTAGGAAAGAGTAGGAATCAAACGTAGCACGCGGGGTGATCCCGGTGCGCCCTCGCCCCGGCCGCCTCCGCGCCTTCTGCTTCCTTCCGCTCCCCGCCCCATGATTTACCCATAGCGGGCAGTTTCCGTCAATGACTTGACACACCTTCCGGTAGCTTCCTATGCTTTCCGGCATGCCCCAAGTTAACGGCAGGCTCATCCGCGGCAGGCGCCAGCGCCTCGGCATCAAGCTGGGCGAGTTCGCCAAGCGCGCCGGCGTCGGCTACAAGACCCTCGCCAACATCGAGTCAGGCCTCAGCGACGGCAGCCCCTACAGCGCCTCCATCGAGGTCGTCTACCGGATCGCTGACGCCCTCGGCATGGACGCCGACGACCTGCTCGTCAAGTCGCAGCAAGGCGCGGCGGCATGAGGGCACCCGCCTGGTACCGGGAGGCCGTCGCCGCCCACGGCGAGCGGGCAGCCGCCGGCGCCGTGACCCGGGACGCCGCCGCGAGCGCGATCGCCGCCCTCATCGCGGACCACCCCGAGTTCCTCGCCGCCATCGCCGACCGCGACGTCGGCCGGTGGGTACGCAGGCACGAGCCCCGCACCCTGCTCGACGCCGCCCTGTTCCCCCTGATCCCCGCCTACCTGGACGTCGCGGTAGACACCCCCGCCCGGGTCGCCGACATGACCATCGGCCAGCTCGACAAGGCGTACCGGATCCAGGTGAACAGGATCCGGAACATCACCCGGCCGGCCCGCCGCCAGCAGCAGGCGCTCACCAAGTTCTACAACGACGTCCGCCCCGTCATGGAGGCGAACCCCGGCATGACCGTGGCCGAGGCGCTCACCCACCTCGCGGCACGGGAGGCGGAAGCCGCCTGAAGCAGTAAAGCCCAGGGGGTGCGCGCCCCCTGGGCCCGGAGCAGTCCGGAACCACATAGTAACCCAGATGAACGGAGCAGCCGGAAAATGTCCCTGTCACCTATCCAGGGTGCGCCCCCGTACGCGGCCATCGCGAGAGGGCTGAGCGACGCGTTCGCCGTGCTGCGCGAGCTGGGCACCCTCGCCGGCAAGCTCGAACTCGGCGAGCAGGCCTCCCTGTCCGCCCGCTTCACCCTTGACGTCGCCTCGGTCGCCGAGGTGGACGGGGTGGCGGCGGAGCTCGGCGCCGTCCCGCAGTGGCAGGACGACTGGACCTACTCGGCGACCCTCGCCGGCGACACCGCCGGCGTCACCGTCTCGTTCACCATCATCCCGCGGGACCCCGCCACTGTCACGGCCAGCATCCCCGGCGGCGCGGCATGAGGGGCGGCTGGCTCGGCAACTGGGGGCCGTTCGGGCAGGGACGCGCGAAGCGCCCGGTTGACGGGGTGACCGACGAGCACTGCGCCCCGGACGTCCCGGCTGGCGGGCAGTGGCCCGGACCGCGGCATGCCAGGGGAGCGCAGCAGCCCCCTCGCCTCCCGGCGCCGCCCGTGCCCGCGCTGCGGCCCGCCCCCTCGTTCGAGGCGAGGCAGCCCCGGCCCGCCGCAGCCACCGCCCCGATGCCTGCCGTCCAGGCTCCGCCGCCCGTCCCGGCCGCCCCCCTCGGCCCGGCAGCGCCCCCGCAGCCGGGCCTGGAGCCCGCCATCGGCGACCTCATGAACAGGAAGTACCCCGCCCTGCCGCCGTCCGCGCCGTCCGCCCCTGACTGCTCGGCCCTGCCGTACACGCAGCCCGGGTGGACGGGCGTGCAGATGACCCAGTGGCTCGCCAACGGCGAGTGGAAGCCCGCCGACGAGGCGCTGCCCGAGGGCTACGAGCGCAACGCCGCCGACGAGGCCGTCGCCCTCGTCCGCAGCCGCGCCCGCGCCGTCGAGGCGCTCACCCGCGGGTGCGACGGGCTCGGCCTCCCCGCCGGCCTGGCGGCCGTCCTGTGGCAGCGGGCCGAGGAACTCACCAGGGCATCCCGGGCAGCGGCGCTGCGAAAGGCAGCCGAGGAGGCTGACCGGGACCTGGCTGAGGCCGGGGCCGCGCACCGCAGGCAGGGGGCAAGTCGATGAGCGCCGTGCGTGAAGCCCACGCCGTCCTGCACCTGGCAATGGAAACCCCCGCACCGCAGCACAAGGTAGTCGAGGCCGCGATCATCCGCCTCGGTGACGCCCTGGAAGCGTACGAGGAACTGGACGCCTGCGCCCTGTCCTGGGAGTGGGTGTTCCCCGAACTGCGGGGCGAGGCGGACCCGGACGAGGCGGCGCTGCAGATGGCAGCCGGCGCGGCTGAGGTTGCCGCACAGGACCTAGTCGAGGCCATGGCCGCGCACCCGTGGCACGGGCATGATGCCCGGCCGCTTGCGATGGCAGGCATCACCGCCGGCGGGGACGCCGGAACTGAAGAAGAAGCAACGATCCCAGGGGTGGGGAAATGAACGCGGTAACAGAAGTTGAGGCGACGGCAGTGCACGCGCCGGGCACGGACCTGGCGGCCTACACGGCGCACGCGCCCGAGGAGTACCGGGCACGGTTCGTCATGGAGCCGGCCGAGGCCGCCGCGCTGGACGAGCAGCTCCGCAACTGCATGCGGGCCGTGCTCAAGCCAGATGTCGACTACGGGCTCATCCCCGGCATGGGCAAGACACCGAGCCTGTTCAAGCCCGGAGCCGAGAAGCTCATCCAGTGGTTCGGGTTCGGGTTCGAGAACAACGAGGTGAAGATCGAGCGCGACGACCCGGACTGCCCGAGCGGGATCGCGGACAAGGTGCGGCGGGTCGGCGTCACCTACCGGTGCACCGTTTACAAGGAACTCGCCGACGGGCGCCGGGTCACCGTGGCGACCTGCGAGGCGTACGCCGGCTACGACGAGGACAAGTTCTTCATCTCCGCCGAGGCGGCCCGCGCGAAGGCCGAGGCGAAGGAACGGCAGTACGCCGCGAAAGACAAGCGGCAGCCGAGCCCCGCCAAGTGGGAGCACGCCACCGAGTACCGGGCCCCCTGGAACTCCGTCATAAAGATGTGCCTCGCGGCTAGTACCCCGCTGCTAGTCAAGTCGCCGGACGGCGAGTACCTGACCGAGGCCACCCGGCTCTACAGCTGGATAAGCAAGCCGACCGCCCCCCAGGTCTGCGTGCCCGGCCCTGACGGCGAATGGGTGCCCATAACGGACATGTTCCGCAACGGGGTCCAGCCGGTATTGCGGATCACGCTGCGGGACGGGACTGAGCACCGGGTCACGGCGGCCCACAGGTTCCTCACCTCCCGCGGCCTGGTGCCCGCCGGGGACCTGGCCATCGGGGATGTCCTGACGCGCCGGACCATCCCGCTGGCCGGGATGAAGGAGCCGGATCCTGACTTCGGGTGGCTCGTCGGGCTGGTCATCGCTGACGGGCACATAACCAGGTGGGGTGTCGGGATCACGCTCGGCCAGGACGAGGAGCAACTGGCTCAGCGCGCGGTCTGGATCGGCCGTCGCCTCGGCTGCCCGGCGCGGTACGAGCAGCGGCCTGACATGAAGGCATGGCAGGTCACCATCAGTGGCCCGGCAATCCTGGGCCTGCTCAGGCAGTTCATCGCCGGCAAGAACTCATACGACAAGCACCTGCGCGCAACGGCGTGGCGCGCCGGGTCGGACTTCCTCGACGGCGTGCTGCGCGGCTGGCTGGACGGGGACGGCTCGTGGATGGAGCGTCCCGGCCGGCGCGGATGGTGGCGCGTCGGCTTCACCGGCCACAACGACGCGTGGCTGCGTGACCTCCGCGTCCTGGGCGCCGCCCTCGGCTACCGGGTCAACGTGCGGACGGGATCCTCCAAGGCCGGCGGCAAGACGTTCGGGACCTTCGTCGGGGACGTGAAGCCGCCCGCGGGCAGCCACGGCAACAATGCCGACTCGGCGCAGGTCATGTCGGTTGAGCCTGACGGCGAGACGATGACCTACGACCTGGAAGTGGGCACGCCCGATCACCTGTACCTGCTGCACGACGGCACGGTCACGCACAACTGCGAGAAGCGCAGCCTCGTTGGCGCGTCGATCGACGCGACGGCGGCAGCCGGGCTGTTCACGCAGGACCTTGAGGACATGCGCGGTAACGCGGCCCCCGACAGCGGCGCCCTGGCGGAGGCGGCGACCGCTGTCGTCATGGCGCTTCCCGGTGACGTCCGGGAGGGCCTTGACCGCTGGTACAAGGGCAAGCGGTGGCCTGAGCCGGGGCAGTGGAGCGCCGAGCAGTGGTGCACCGCCCTGCAGATGGCCGGGTACCTGACCGCCAAGCGAGAGCAGCCCCCGCGCCCGCCGCAGGGGCAACCGACCGCTGCCGCCGCGGCGCAGGGCCCGGCCGAGGCGCCGCAAGCCGCGGATGACCCCGAGGCGGACCCGTCCCCGGAAGACGACCCTGAGACCGAGTTCGTCCGGTCGTTCGTCGCGCGGACCGCGGGCGCCAGCGAGGAGCGGATCGGCAGGATGCGCGTCGAGCTCGGCAAGGCCGTGCAGGCGGGCGTCATCGCGCCGGAGACCGCCAACGAGCTCGGGCGCGGCCTGGCTGAGCGGATGACCCAGGTTAGGAGCGCGGCGGCGTGAGCGAGACAAGCCTGCGCGAGCACGCCCTGCGCGTCGCGGTGCTCGACGTCATCGGCGACGAGGTGGGCGCGGCGTACAAGGCGGCACGGAAGGACGCCGAGGCGGCGTTCGGCCCGGCCCGGGGCGACGGCCAGTCGCAGCAGAAGGTGATGCTCCCGGACGGCGCGGAGATCGGGCTGGTGTCGATCAGGGCCGGGGGCAGGCAGGTCGACGTCACCGACGCCGCGCTTGAGGCGTGGGTGGCCGAGCACCTGCCGGGCGGCATGGAGGAGGTCGCCGACGCGCGGGCGCTAACCGACGCGGAGGTGCTCGACGTCCTGCGGGCCGTCTTCCCGCACCTGGTGAGCCGGCGGATCCGCGCGGCGACCCGGGCGGCACTGCTGAAGGAGATCGAGGAGTCCGGCGGCTGGCTGACCGACACGGAAACGGGCGTCAAGGAGCGGGTGGCCGAGGTCACGGACCTAAAGCCGACCGGCGCCTTCTCCTACCGGCCGGGCAAGGACGCCCGCGACCAGGTGATCACCGCCTGGCAGCGCGGGGAACTGCGGGACATCGGCCTTGGTGCCCTCGCCCTGCCGGGTGCCGGACCGGACACAGGGGCAGGGGCTCCCGATGAGTGACAGCGAGTGGTACGGCGAGCCGCACACCCTCATCGTCCACTCGGTGATCCTGCCGGACGGCCCGTTCGATGACGGGGAACTCGACTACGACCTGGAGCACCCGCCGCCCTGCGGGCAGGAGACGCGCGGAGATGGCGAGCACAGCCACACGGCCTACACCTGCGATGTCGCGGAGACTGCGGGCGATGTCGGGCTGCCGTTCTCGCTGCGCTACTCCGGCACGCCCGTCACCGAGCCGGGCACCTACCGGATCCAGGGATGGGGCCGCAAGACCTACTACCACGAGCACGGCACGTACGAGTATGACGGCGGCGTCGGCGTGATGGACCCGGAGGCGGCGGCATGAGCCCGCAGCGCGACCCCGACCGGGCCAGGGCACTCGCCCTGGGCACGCGCGCCTATCATGCCGCGGTCCGGGAGGACTGGCCGGCGACCCGCGCGGCGATGGCTGAGGCCGGGCGGCAGGGACCCAACGTCATCGCCCTGGTCCTGACCGGGTTCTGCGACACGACGATCGCCCTGCAGCGGGAGATAAGGGGAATGCCGCCACTGCAGGACGGGGTGGCAGAGGAGGGCCCCGTGCGGCCTGTCTGGCTCAACGGGGAGACAGGGAAGCTCACCATGGACGCCGGCGACCTGACGCCCGCGGTGCGATGGGCGGGGCAGCTTGTCGCCGCCCGGGCCGCCCAGGACTTCGACGGCTTCCAGGCGCTGCTCAAGGCGATGCCCGCTGACGGGCTCAAGCGGGGCGAGTACGCGACCACTCTCCTGATGAGCTGCGTGACGCTGGCCCGTGCCCGTAAGCCCGGGGCGGGGAAGTCATGAGGAACACGCCCCTGTCACGGGGAACCGCGCGCCTCGCCCGGACGGCGTTCATGCTGCCGTGCGGGCCCGGCTGGGCCACCGGGGACGAGGCGAGGGCATGGCTGCGCGCCCGGGGGCGAGAGGACGGCGAGGCCTTCGAGTGCCCGCTCGCGAACTGCCCGAAGTGGCACGCCCGGAGTAAGCCGGTCCCGGTGAGGGCGGTTCCCATGGCAAGCGGCCGGGACACCGGGCCGGGCCGGAAGACGCGCCTGGCGGTCTACGAGAGGGACGGCTGGGCGTGCGCCTGCTGCGGTTTTCCGGTCGCCGATCGCCCGCACTCGGTCGGCCACCGCAAGCGCCGCTCCCAAGGAGGCGGCAACCAGATGTCTAACCTTTTGACGTTCCTGGGCCTCGGCAGGAACCCGCTGGACCCCGATGACCATCATGCCCGGATCGACTCACGGCGCCGGGCGTCCGACGAGGCGAACGGGTACACGGTGCGGAGCTACCAGGACCCGGCGCTCGTCGCGGTGAAGCGGCCCGCCGAGGGCGGCGGCCTGACTCGGGAGTGGCTGACTGACGACGGCCAGCGCGTCAAAGAGGCACCGGAAGGGGCAGCAGCATGAGGGCCGTGTTCCGCTACCAGGTTGGCCTTGACGGCCCGGTGACGATCGGCCTCACCTCCGGCCCGGTCGCGTTCGGCGCCCTCGGCTACAGCGCCGGGATCGAGTTCTGGGCCGAGCACGACGACGCGCTGCCGGAAGTCCCGCGCACCTTCACGGTCGTCGGCACGGGTCATCCCGTCCCTGACGGCGCGGTGTACGCCGGGACCGCGCCGCGGACGCGCGAGGGGCTGGTCTGGCACCTTTACGAAATCCCCGGCGGGGCCGGGCGCGAGAACGCGGGACGGACGGCATGAGCAGGTACCCCGACGACGCACTGATCACCCGGGAGCAGGCGGAAGCAGCCGCCCCCCGGCTGAGGAAGGCACGGGCCGCCCGCGGCTGGTCCCAGGGGCAGTTGTCCATCGCGTCCGGGGTCGGGGTCAGCACGATCGCCCACGCGGAGATGGCGCGGGCACGGCTGCAGATCGTTAACGCGGAGGCGCTCGCGGGAGCGCTCGGGATGAGCCTGGCGGACCTGACCGGGGACAGCCTGGCGGCGGCGGAATACGGGGAGAGGGCATGAGCGACAACAGCAAGATCGAATGGACCGACGCCACGTGGAACTGCGTGACCGGCTGCACGAAGGTCAGCGCCGGATGCGACCACTGCTACGCCGAGACGTTCGCCGAGCGCTGGCGGGGCATAGCGGGTCACCACTTCGAGAACGGGTTCGACGTGACGCTAAGGCCCGAGCGGCTTGAGCAGCCCTTGCAGTGGAAGCGGCCCCGGCGCGTCTTCGTGAACTCAATGAGTGACCTGTTTCACGAGCAGGTCCCGTCCGCGTTCATCGCGGCGATGTTCGACGTGATGCGCCGGACGCCGCAGCACACCTACCAGGTGCTCACCAAGCGTCATGCCCGGATGCGCGCCCTCGCCCGAACGGGCATCTTCGGCGAGGGATGGCCGCTGCCCAACGTGTGGCTCGGCGTCTCGGCCGAGGACCAGTACTGGGCCGACATCCGCATCCCGGCGCTGCTGGAGACCCCGGCGACCGTGCGGTTCGTTAGCGCGGAGCCGCTGCTAGGGCGCATCGACCTGCGGGTGCACCTCGCCGGGTCGTGTCCTGAGCACGATTTCCCGGGCGGCTTCTGCGTGCAGCGGAATCACCCCGGAGTCCGGCACTTGGACTGGCTGATCGTCGGCGGAGAGTCGGGGCCTGGCGCGAGGCCGATGAATGAGGAGTGGGCGCGGACGCTGGCGATACAGGCGACGCGCGCCAGGGTTCCCGTCTTCGTCAAGCAGATGGGGTCCGTTCTCGGGCGCGAGCTCGGCGCCGGGCCCAAGGGCGGGGACTGGGACGTGTGGCCGGAAGACCTGCGAATCAGGGAGTTCCCCCGCGTTCCCGGGGCGGTGACCGCAGCATGACCGCCGCGCCGATCACCCTCCCCGGCCCCGGCCGTGCCCCGTCATCCCCCAGGTGCGGACTGGTGCTCCCCTCGGGTGCCCCGTGCCTGCGCCCGGAAGGTCATTCCGGGGACAGGCACCGGGGGGTCCTCATGCACGGCTACGGCGCCTACACCAGCGGCTGCCGGTGCGACACGTGCAGGGACGCGAAGGCGGCCTACATGCGGGGCCGCCGGGACGCCGCCTACCTGCGTGGCCCGGCCGTCGTGACCGACCCGCGGGTGAGGCACGGCACCCGCAGTGCCTACGAGGAGCGCGGCTGCCGGTGCGATGAGTGCGCCGCGCTCCAGCGGGAGTGCTCACGGCACCCGTACACGCCCGTGAGGGCAGCATCATGACCGCCTCCGCCTGCCTGACCCTCGCCGGCTTCGCCGCGTTCGCCGTGACCTTCATCGTGGCCCGGTTCTCCCGGTGGCGGTGGCACTCGCCGTTGGTTGCGATCTGCCTGGAGGCCGTGGCGGCACTGATGACCGCGTCAGGGGCGACGTCGGGGAACTGGCCGCTTGCCGGAGTGGGGGCGCTCTTCGCCGTCCTGGCGGGGAAGATCGCCGTCACCTCGGCCCGCGCCCGGCGCGCGATCACCGCGCACGGCGGGAAGACGGGGGCAGGGCATGGGTGAGGCGGGCGTGCGGAGAGATGTGGTGAAGCGGGCGTACAAGTTCGCCATCGACCATAGCCCGGCCGATGAGCGCGCCTTCCGTTCCCACGCTGGCGCCTCCCGGTTCGCCTGGAACTGGGGGCTCGCCAAGTGCAGGGAACGCTACGAGGCCGAGGGAAAGTGGTACTCCGCATTCGACCTGAGCAAGCTCTGGAACGCGGAGAAGAAGAGGGACCCGGCCCTCGCCTGGTGGAGCGAGAACAGCAAGTGCGCCTACCAGGGGGCGTTCCGCGACCTGGACCGGGCGCTACGGGACTACGCCAAGTCCAGGAAGGGCGAGCGGAAGGGCAAGCGCCTCGGGTTCCCGAAGTTCAAGAAGCGCGGGAAGTGCCGGGACTCGTTCCGGCTGAGCGACCGGGCCATGCGCTGCTCGGGCGTAACGGTCACACTGCCGAAGATCGGCACCATCGGCACCCATGAGTCCACCCGCAAACTCGCTCGCCGACTGGAGAACGGTACCGCCCGTATCCTGTCCGCCACGGTCTCGCGGACGGCGCAAAGATGGTTCGTCTCGTTCACAGTCGAGGTGGAGCGGGACGTGCCGGAACAGCATGCCCCGCCTGGCTCGGCGATCGGCGTCGACCTCGGGATCAAGACGCTGCTGACCGGAGTAGATGATCTCGGGCGCACAATCTCCGTGACGGGCCCGAAGCCGCTCCGCGCGAGCCTGCGGAAGTTGCGACGGGCAAACCGCGCTCATTCCCGCAGGCGGCCGGGCTCCGTGAACCGCCGCAAGTCTGCCGCCCGCCTTGCCCGTGTCCACGCCAGGGTCGCGAACGTCCGCGCCGACGCGCTGCACAAGGCGACGACGGATCTCGCCGGGCGGTACGAGACAGTTGTTGCCGAAGACCTGAACGTCGCCGGCATGGTGCGCAACCGCTCTCTCGCCCGCGCGATCTCCGACCAGGGGTTCGGCGAGGCCCGGCGGATGCTCGCCTACAAGACGACGTGGAACGGCGGGACCTTCGTCGTCGCCGACAGGTGGTTCCCGTCCAGTAAGACGTGCTCGGCGTGCGGGGCAGTGAAAGCCAAGCTGCCCCTCGCCGAGCGGATTTACCGCTGCGAAAGCTGCGGGCACACCGAGGACCGGGACGTGAACGCGGCCCGTAACCTGCTGAAACTCGCGGCCAGTGGGGCCGAGAGTCGAAACGCCTGCGGAGGGGCACGAACCCCCGGCACTGCCGGACTCGCCTCGTTGAAACAGGAACCTGGCACTGCACTTGCGGGCAAGACCGGGACCGCTTTCCCGCCAGGGGAGGCTGCGGCATGAGTGCCGGTAGGCGCTCGGGCGCAACGGAGTGGAACGGCGAGATGCCGCGCCGGATGAGGGACCTTCCGGTGGACGCGATAGGCAGGCCGGTCCCGTGGTTCGTGACGTGGATCGACGGGAAGCCGGAGTTCCGGGTCGCTGACGGCGGCAAGCTCCATCGCGCGCTGCGCGCCTCGCTCTGCTGGGTCTGCGGGCGGGGCTTTTCCGGCGGCGAGGACCGCGCGTGGCTTATCGGGCCGATGTGCGCTGTAAATCTCGTTACGCCGGAGCCGCCGTCACACCTGGACTGCGCGGCCTTCAGTGCCCGCAACTGCACCTTCCTGATCACCCCGAACATGGTCCGCCGCGGCCGGCACCTGCCCGAAGGAGCGCAGAACCCGGCCGGGATCATGATCCGCCGCAACCCCGGGGCGTCCGTCGTCTGGGTTACCGGGTACCGGGGGTGGAAGGCGGAGCGGGAGGGTCGCGGCTACCTGTTCCGCCTCGGGCCCGCCAGGCGGGCGCTGTGGTTCGCGGAGGGCCGGGAGGCGACCCGGGCTGAGGTGCTCGCGTCGATCGGCTCCGGCCTGCCCCTGCTGCGGGAGATGGCGGAGAAGGACGGCCCGGAGGCTGTCGCCGAGCTTGAGCGGATGCACGCCGCAGCGCTCGCGTACCTGCCCGCGGAGGCGTCATGACGCGCCGGGCCCGCGACGAGGGCGCCCCCGTGGTTATCCTTTCCGTTGAAGAGTCCCCGGCCACTGCCCCCGCTCCCGGCCGGGGCGCGGCATCCCTTATCCCCGTGGGGGATGCTGCCGCCGCAGGCGCCGTCACCCCCATCTGTGACGGCGCCTGCGGCACCCATGATCGCGCGGGCGGCGAAGAGAGTGACCCATCCTCGCCGTCCGTGCTTGACCCCGCGCCGGGCACGTCCCTGTCCCCGGGCGCGGGGGGGCCGGTCGAGCCGTGCATGGCTCCCGCCCGTGATGCCCTGGATGCCGCCGGCGGATCGTGCGGCAGCCAGGGCAGCCCCTCCTCGCGGAGTGGACCCCGCGAGGGGGACGCCGGCCCGGGGGTTGCATCGCCCGGGCCGGCACAGACGTCCCCGCCTGCACTGAAGAGCCCGGGCGGGGCACGAGGGGGCAGGGCCGGCGCCACCACCCCGGTTGCCGGCCCTGCCCCCGCAGAAGCGTCCGCGCCTGTTCCAGGGGGGACGGGCTCGGACCGGGGAAGGGGGGCCGGCGCTGACTCCAGTTCCGCCGCCGGGTCCTCTTCCCCGCCAGGACCAGGCGGGGCGGCGCGAGTACCCGCGGCTGCCCCGCCTGCACCCGGCCTGCGCGGTAAGACGTGGCAGGACGCCGTGAGAGCCGCGCAGGGCAAGCAGGCGAGGGCAGGGCGCATCAGGAGAGGGCGTTACACGGCGAAGCGCGCAGGAGACGGCTACGGGCCTGGGATGACCCGCAGGCAGCCGGGCGGGACGTCATGAGCCGCCCGCTTCTCTTGGATCTCTTTTCAGGGGCCGGCGGCGCGAGCTCGGGCTATAACAGCGCCGGGTTCGACGTGATCGGCGTCGACAACCGCCCGATGCCGAACTACCCGTTCGACTTCCGGCAGGCCAACGCGATGACCCTGCTCGCCGACCGCGGGTTCATGGCGCAGTTCGCCGCCGTTCACGCCTCGCCGCCGTGCCAGCGGAAGTCCCGGATGACGAACTGCCGGCCGGGCCTCGCCGCCGCGTACCCGGACCTGGTGGAGCCTGTCCGCAGGCTGCTCACGGCCTGGGGCGGCCCGTGGGTCATCGAGAACGTCGCAGGCGCGGGGCTTCCCGGCCAGGACGACCTGTTCGGCGCCCACGGGGTCATGCTCTGCGGCACCATGTTCGGCCGCGCCCTTTACCGGCACCGCTGGTTCCGCGCCAGCTTCCCCCTTCACGCGCCCGGTCATCCGCGGCACCTCATGCCAGCCAGCAAGGCGGGGCACTGGCAGCCGGGCACGGTCATCTCCGTTGAGGGGCACTGCTCGCCGATCGCGCTGGCCCGCGAGGTCATGAACGTGGACTGGATGACACGGGAGGAACTCGCAGAGTCGATTCCCCCTTACTACACGGAGTACCTCGGCGGTTTCCTGCTCGAGCAGGTCACCACGGAGCGTGCCGCGTGACCGCCCCCCTCGGCGGCCTGACCATGGGCGACAGGTGCCTGACTGCCCTGGCGTCCCTCGGCGGGGAGGCAACCTCGGATGAGGTTCGCGCCCGCGCGCAGGAGGACTGGGGAAAGCCCCTCGCGACCGCTCAGGTAGGCACCGCCCTGGCCCGCCTGGCGCGAGAGCGCTACCCGAAAGTGACGAGGCACCCGGCACCTGAGGGCGGGCACGTGTGGCGTACCGCGGAGGCGGGAGCCTGGCCTGATCCCCCGAGGCCGTGGGCGGAAGGCCGGCCTGCTGTCACCGCGGCCGACGCCGGCCTGCTCGCCGCGGTGCTCGGGGACGTTGCCGCCGCCGTCCGGGAGTCACCGTGCTTAGGCGCTGGCTTGACCGCGGGGCGCGCGTCACGGTCGCTGAGGTCACCGGGCTGTGGATTATCTCGGCCGGGCTGATCATCGCCCTCGCCCTCGTGGGGTGCCCGATCACGGTAACCGGGGGGATGGCCCTCGGGGTGGTGACGGTGAGCATCGCCTGGGAGCTCCTGACGGGACGGCGGGAGTGCCGGGCGCCGGTGACCCTGCGGGCGACAGGACGGTGGACGAAGCAGGAACTGGCCGCGCTTGACGACGCGAGGGGCCTCGCGCGGCTGCTTGACGCGCTGCCTGAGGCGCGGCGGGAAAGGACGCTGCCGTGAGGTCAGGGCTCGCGGCGCGGGCGCTTCTCAGTCAGCCCGGCCGCCTCGAGGATGCGGTTCACCTGGGTCTGCCGGTAGGTGACCAGGGCCGTGATGTCCTCGATCAGCGTGCCCTCTTTCCGCTCGGCAACGATCGCGTCGGCCAGCTCGGACCGCGCGTCCTCGAACTGCCTCTTCAGCCGGACGTAGGCACGGTCGGCCCGGCGCAGCCTCGCCTGGGTCTCCTCGCTCATGGCGTCCATGATGGCACACCGGCCCGGAAGTTCTACGTGGCGCACTGCCCCGGTCTCCGCTATGCTCTTACTATTAGTTCTCCCCGATGGCATTACATCAGAGAGATGACCGGCCCGGATATGACAGGCGGCCCGCAATGACAGGCACTCCCGGCGCAACCGCCCTCGCGGCACTGGACGCCGACGACTTCAGTACTCTCGTGCGCGCCTCGCTCGGCAAGGACGCCAGTCCCGCGCTCTGGGACGCGCTCACCGACCCGCTGGTGATCGGCCGGGCCCGCGACACCCTCGGCAGCCTCCACGCCGACGTCCAGAACCAGCTGAACCTCGCCAACGAGGACCTGCAGCAGGCCCGCGCCGCAGGGCACGCCGCCGGCGAGGCCGGCAAGGAAACATACTTCGCCGCGCGGGCCGAGCAGGGCGAGTGGCGGCGCAGGGCGATCTTCTTCCGGCGGCTCGTCGAGCAGCGCCTCGCCTTCGTCAAGGCCCGCACCCCCCGCCCGGAACAGCGGCCCGCGGGCGCCCGCGCCGCCCGCCTCCAGTACCAGGACGCGCTCGAGCGGCTCGCCCGCGCGGTTGCCTCCCACCGCGACAAGGTGCTTTCCGGGGAAGGCGGCGAGGGTGACGACGACACGCTCTGGGACTTCCTCGACGACATCACCGTGACCACCGTCAAGGGCGGCGAGATGCCCCTCGCCAAGTGGCTCGACTTCCTCGACGAGGTGCGGGAGAACGACGAGTGACCGCACGCCTCCTCGCCCTCGCCGCGACCCTCCTCGCGAGCCTCGGCTTCCGCCTGTGCCCGCTCGGCGATACCGGGGAAGCACTGCCCGCCGCGGTGCCGAGATGCGCGCCCGGCGGGGCGTACCTCCCGCTAGTCCCCCTCGGCCTTCCCGGTCACTACACCCCCCAGACAGGAGGCGAGCCCTGATGATCTCGCGGTCACGCCGCTCCCGGTCCCCGTTAACCCGCGTGATGCCCCCGGAGATGACCTGCCGTGCTGTTCGCTTCCCGCCGCCCCGACCGGGGACGGCGCTTATGCCCCTCATCGTCGAAGACGACTACTACGAGATCATCCGCGAGTTCACCATCCCTGACCGCTCGGTGTCATCCATGACGCAAGCCGGCTCCTGGTCCGCGCGCAACTCCCGCTCGGGGTTCGTGCCGTCCACGGTGCTCGCCGACATCACCGATGACCCCGACCGGGACGCGGGACCGTGGATCGCGGCCGGTGTCGTGAAACGCGCCAAGGGCGGCGTGCGGTTCATCGGCGGGCGCGGCATGACCGTGGTCAACGCCGCCGACGTCGAGGCGAAGACGGCCAGGACCCGCGCGGCCAACAACGAGCGGAAGCAGCGGAGCCGGGAGCGGCTGCGAGCCGAGCAGGCGGGCAAGATCCATGCCGCGCTGCCGGTCACAGATGTCACGCCGAAGTCACACCCGAAAAGCGCCGATGTCACGGGGGGCAAGGCCGGAAAGCAGAAGAAATCGCAGGTCAGCGCCCCGGGTGTCACGCGTGACATTGGCGTGACGTCACGCGTGACACCCGGTCCCTCGCGTGCGGGCGCGCGTCAAGATGATTTTGATCTTGATCCGCGCGAAGGGGTTAGTCAGTCAAGATCCGACGCGCGCGAGAGCGACGCCGACGACCCCGAACTGGTGACCGTGGTCGCGAACGCGATCTGCGCCGAGGCGTCGTTCCTGCCAGGTGACGACCAGGCCCGCGCGGTGATCAGGATCTTCGAGGACCGGGCGCGCAAGGCCGGCACCGTCATCCGCAGCAAGCCCGCGTACTACGCCAAGGTCGTCGTCAACGAGCCCGACCTGTGGAACGGCGTGCTGCTGCCCAAGCCGCCGCCGGCCGCCGCCGAGTCCGCGCCCTGGGCTAGCCCGGCGCTTACCGCCTGGGACCCGGAGCACCACGAGTTTGACCCGCCCGACCGTGGCATCGTCTGCCGGTGCGGTTCCACGGAGAACAGCCCCCGGCACTACCGAGCGAGGAACGAATGCCCAGCGTGACGAGACCTCACGGGGTCGGCGACTGCCCGAAGTGCGACAGGCGCGTCCTGTTCGCCTACGGGCCGGGCGGCAAGCGCGCGGCGCTCGTCCCCGCGCCCGGCAAGGGCCCGTTCGCCGTGGCCTGGAGCCCCGACTGGGTGCCCACGTTCCGGCCCGTGGAGGACGGCGGTCAGCTCGCGCTCGGCGAGCACCTGTTCGCCGCGCACCCGGCCGACTGCGACAAGCCCGCGGTGGTTGTCCCGATCGGCGCGGCAAGGGCGCTGCGCTTCCGCGCCGTCATCACCGAGAGGAGGACCGCAAGTGCCCGCTAACGGCGAGACGAAGACAGTCGACGCCTCCCAGTTCGCCGCCCTCTGCAACCTGTTCTGCCTGGTGCAGTGCGACGGCGCGGCTGAGATGACCGCCGGGCAGATCGGCGACGTCCTGCTCTACAACGCCAATCCCGTGGTCTGCGACCAGTCCCGCCTCACGGCAAGGGCCGTCCTGGCTTACCTCGGACTGCGGTCCGGGATACCGGAGGCGGACGAGCTGATCACGGAGGTTCACGCGGCGATGCGGAACGGCGAGGGATCTTTGCCGGACACGGGCGACGAGGCAGGGGAGTCCCGGTGAGCGCGGTCGCCGGCCTGGAGATCCGGGAGAGAGCCGGAGCACCCGGGAAATGCCAGGTCACAATCAACGGCACCCTGTGCCCAGAGTCGGCAGAGGCCACCTGGGAGACCGGCTGCATCCATGAGCACATCACGACGGGCATACGCCTCTGCGCCGGGCACCGGAAACTCACCGAGCGGCCGTTCAAGTGCCTGCCTTGCGAGCCAGACCACGCGTGCTTGGTGCAGCTACGGGAGACGGCATCATGACTACTCTCGCCCCCCGTGTTCCCGTAGCTGTCGCCTTCGGCCGCTATGCCCGCCAGCTCCGGCTCGATCGGGACTGGACACTGGTGGCGATGGCGGCCCGCCCGGGGCTGAACATAGCGACGGTACGGCGGGTGGAACGCGGGGACAACGTTCAGCTGGGGACGGCGGAGAAGGTGGCCGCCGCGTTCGGGATGACCCTGGCCGAGATGCTCGCGCAGGCGGTGCCCGGATGAGCGCGCTCAAGCCGTACTTCGATGACGGCCAGGTGCAGTTGTATGTCGGCGACTGCCGCGAGGTACTGCCCGCGCTCGGCCTCAAAGCGGACCTCGTGCTCGCCGACCCGCCGTACGGGGAAACCTCGCTCGCCTGGGACCGCTGGCCAGACGGGTGGCTCAAGGTCGCGGCGACGGTCAGCCGCTCGCTGTGGTGCTTCGGCTCGCTGCGGATGTTCCTTGGGCATGCCGGCGAGTTCGGCGCGGCCGGGTGGCACCTTTCACAGGACGCCGTGATGGAGAAGGGAGCGGGGTCCGGGCCGTGCTCCGACCGCCTGCGCCGCGTCCACGAGAGCATCGCGCACTGGTACCGGCCGCCGTGGCGGGACATCTACCATGCCACGCCACGCCTGCCGCACGACGGCCCGGATAAGGGCAGCGCGGCGAACGGCGCCGTCCCCCACCTCACGGGCGGCACGCGGAAACTGCGCACGTGGACCGACGACGGCACCCGGTACGCCCGGTCAGTCATGACGGCGAAGGCAAACCGGGGCGGGCTCAACATCCACCCGAACCAGAAGCCGGCGCATGTCCTTGACGTTCTCATCGGCTACGCCTGCCCGCCCGGCGGCCTGGTGCTTGACCCGTTCGCGGGAAGCGGCAGCACGCTCGACGCGGCCCGCGCCTCCGGGCGCCGCGCGATCGGCATCGAGGCACGAGAGGACTACGCCGAGAAGTCCGCCCGCCGTCTCTCCCAGGCGACGCTTTTCGGGGGTGCCGCGTGAGCGACCCCGACGCCGAGACCCGTGCTGCCGTCGCCGCTCTCGTCTTCCGCCTCCGTAACCCCGCTGAGGGCACTGACCCTCTCGGAGTTGACGCTGAGCCGTTCGCCCAGGAGTTCATCGCGGCACTGATCGCACGCAGGTGGAGGGTCCCCGCGGCGGTTCCCCCGGATGCTGACTGGCGGGCAGCCGGCGCTCACCGAGAACAACGACAACCAGGAGGCAACCCGTGGACTTTGACGACCCGACCCCGGCAGGGGTCACCCGTGAGGTCTGGCGATGGTTCCCGGCGTGGGTGAACGCGCTGATCGTCGCGTTCGTTCTCATCGCCGGGCTTACCGTCGCCGGGCATTACCTCGGCTGGTGGCTGTCCGCCCAGGACGCCACGCGTAACGCGCAGAACATCCAGAACGGCTACAGCAACCAGGTCACCCTCCGCGAGGAGACGACCCGGGACTTCACCACGCTCGCGTCCATCGGCGTGCAGGTCGCCGCAGCCAAGGGCGACCCGGTGATGGTGACGGAACTCAAAACCGAGCAGGCCGCGACCGCGGGCAAGATCTGCGCCGAGGCCGCCCAGGTCGCCGGCACCCCGCTGCCTGTTCAGCAGGCGGCGTGGGTGACCGCGAACTGCACCACGGGAGCCCTTTCCCCGGGTTCCCCCTACTACGCACCAGGAGCACCGTAACCGTGAAGATCACCAGGGCATCCAAGGCCTCCCTCGCAGGGCTCGCCGCAGTCACCGTGGCCGTGCTGTGCACCGCCTCGGCGTGCAGCGGCACCGGCAGCAGCGGGGGGCAGGCGCAGGAGAACAGCCAGCAGCAGGCCGACACGGCCGCGCTGGAGGCATCCCAGCCGCTGCCGCACTACAACTACAGCCAGATCCGGCAGACCCTCATCGACGCCGAGACGATCAGCGCGAACGGCACCCAGACCACGAGCTTCTTCTTCCAGATGGGCAACCAGGACCCGGTTTACTCCTGCCCGTCGCTCGGCGAGCCCGTCGCGAACAGCTCCTCGCTGTCCAACCCGCAGCAGGTCGTGGGGACCGGGAACTACAACGCGGTGACCACCGGCCAGATGGACCCGGACGGCATCTACACGCCCGTCTCCTCAAGCGGCACCTACGTGATCTGCCTGAGCGCCTCCGGCCAGCCGTACCTCGACTATTGGGAGGGCGACGTGTTCACCGTCTCCGGGGCGGCTGAGTGGGACACCGCTACCCATTCGATTAAGGTCACCGGGGCACCCACGGCCGCCGTGCACACCTCCGCCCCCGCCGCGCAGAAGCCCCCCGCGAAGTAACCCCCCGTGCGCGTCCCCGTCCTCCCCGGGCGGGGCGCGCACGGGACAGCAATCCGAAACAAGCGAAACGGAGCAGAACATGAACGGTACCGAGCAGTCAGGGCCCGAGTGGGTCAAGTCGTCCCTGAGCTTCGCCAACGGGAACTGCGTCGAGGTGCAGGACGGGATCGGTGTGGTGCGGGTGCGCAACTCGCGCGTCCCGGAAGACGGGACGCTCGCGTTCACCCCGGATGAGTGGCAGGCGTTCCTCGGCGGGGTGCGGAACGGCGAGTTCGATGACTTCGGGCGGAGCGCGTGATGGGCGGCTGGCGGAAGAGCAGTTTCTCCGAGTCCGGTAACTGCCTGGAGGTGTCAGACCAGGGCTGGCGGAAGTCCTCCGCGAGTCACGTCAGCGGGAACTGCGTTGAGGTCGGCGAGGAGGCGTGCGGGGACTACCGCAAGGCCTCGCCCAGTGTCAACAACGGCCAGTGCGCGGAGGTCGGGTCACGCCCCGGCGGGGTCCTGGTCCGTGACACGACCGACCGTGACGGAACCCGCCTGTCGTTCCCCGCGGTCGCGTGGGCGGCGTTCACCGCCAGGATCACGGGGAGGCCGTCATGACGCCAGGGCAGGCACCCGGCACCGAGGTCACCCGCGATCCGGAGATCCCCGTGCACCTCGTCCAGTTGCGGCTCTGCGACCCGTGCCTGGACGGCGTGGGCGAGCAGTGCCACACGCCCGGCTGCTCGCTCTGGATCCATGACGCCCCCAAGCCGGCTATCCGCGGCAGCCAGGGCGTGACGATCCTCGGCCCGGCGCTGGAGCCGTTCATGACACGCGAGGACTTCGCCGCACGGCAGCCGAACGGGGCGGACGAGTTGCCGGAGCCAGCGGCCGGCGTCGACCCGGCCAGTGCCGCCTACCGCGTCGAGGCGCACGCCTTCAACGCGGTCACGAGGGCACTCGCACCCGACACGTTCATGCCGCTGTCCGAGCGCCAGGCCGTCGCGCAGGCGGTCGTGGCGGCGATCGAGCCGGTCATCCGCGAGGACGAGCGCGTCGTCGCCGCGGCGTCACCGCTGGCCGAGGAGAACAAGCGGTTGCGGATGCTCATCGGCGAGCTGCTCGCCGCCGCGACGCCAGGGCAGGCACGCGCTGCGTGCGAGGCATTCAGCTCCGCCGTCCGCCGCAACCACGGCGGCGCGGACGCGGGCGACTGGACGGGCGACGCCTGGGAGTGGGCCGAGACGCAGGGCGTACGGGAAGCGTGGCGGGAGGCAGTCGACGCGGCCGTCGCCGCGCGGGAGCCGCGGCCCGCACCCGGGCCGCGCACGGCGTCCTACGCGGACTGGCTCAGCAGGGAGTACCCCGACGTCGAGGCACTCCCTGAGGCCTGCGAGTTCGGCAGCGCCGCGTTCCGGGCCGGGATGGCAGCCAGGGAAGGGGGCCGGGAGCATGACGACGGAGGCTGAGGCCGTCCTGCTGCTGGAGCGGGCGAGGGAGTCCGTCGTTCGCGTCCTGGAGCGGGCGGAGCGGGCGGAGGCGGACCTGGCCGCGGAACGGCACCGGGCGGACGCGGCGGAGGCTGATGCGGCCCGGCTGCGCGCCCTGCTGGCCGGGCAGGAACGGGAAGGGGCGCGCGGATGAGCGGCCAGGCGGAGAGCCTGATGAGCCCGGCGCAGGTCGCCGTCCTGTTCCGCGTCCACCCGAACACGGTCACCCAGTGGGAGAGGGCGGGGAAGCTCACCGCGGTTCGCACCGCCGGCGGGCACCGGCGGTTCCGGGAGGCCGAGGTGCGGGCGCTGCTGCGGGGCGGCGACGTCGAGCTGCTGCCGACCCGCGTGGTCGCCGCCCTGTTCCGGGTTGACCCGAAGACGGTGGCCCGGTGGGCTGTCGAGGGGCTGCTGCTGCCGTTCTGCACCCCCGGGGGGATGCGCCGTTATTACGGGTCGGAGGTGCGGGCGCTGCAGGCCGGGGAGGACCCGGAGGCGGCGCGGAAGCTCGCTGAGGCGGACCGGGACCGGATAGCGTGGGGCCCTCCGTGACCAGGCTGGCGCCCTGATGCCCGCCCTGCGCAGTACCGACAGGGTCAGCGCGCACATGGCCACCCGGGGAACCCGCGTCCCGGCGGGGGTGAGCCTGCCGAGGCCTTCCGGCCAGGCGACGTACCGGGAGGCGGAACTGTGGCCCGGCATCACCTGGGGGCGCAGCGCCCTGTGCTCGTGCTCGTGGGCGTTCCGCGGCGGCATCGCGGAGGTGAAGGCGCGCAGCACGGCGTGCGACGTCCACGTCCCGGGGCGGAAGCCGGGGCGGGATACCGCGGGGCCCCTGCCGGCCGCCCCGTCCGACGATGACCTGCTCGCCGCTATCCGGGCCGGGACGGTCACCTGGGAGCTTTACCTCTCATCCGTGAGGTCATGGCGGGACGCCCACGAGGCGACGCTGCTGGCGGCCGAGCTCGTGCCGCAGATCACGGAACTGGCAGACCTGCTCGCGCCCCCGGACAGGCCGGCGTCGTACTGCCGGTGCGGGCGCCCGCATGACATCGCGGACCGCGACGGCCACCGCCGCTGCCGGACGTGCCGGCGGCTACGGGACCGGGAGTCCGCCGCCAGGTGCAGGGCCCGGAGAAGGGCCGCAGGGCGGGAGTGGCAGGAGGCGGCCTGATGCCGGACGGGTCAAGTGAGTGCGGCACCCCGGGCGCGGTTCAGCGTCACTACCGGGAGGGGACCGACCCGTGCCCGCAGGACCTGAAGGCGTGGGCGGCGTACATGCGGCGGTGGCGGGCGGAGCGGAAGGCACGGGCGGCCGCCGGGGCGGAGCGGACGGCGAGGGCGGCAGCCGAGGCGGCACGGAAGGCTCAGGCGAGGGAACAGCGCGAGGCTACGGTCATGGCGGCGCACGAGGCCGGGACGCTGGTGCTCGGTTGAACGGGCTACAGCGGCCCGGGCCGTTCGGGGTGGCTCTCGGCGAGGCCGCCGTACCAGCGGAGGAACGCCACGACTACGGCATTCAGGTTCGTTCCCTGCCGTTCGGCGGCGTCCTGGGCAGCCTCCCGCACGTCCTCGGGGGGGCGCGGGGTGATGGCCCGGTAGCGGTGCTTACTCGGCATGTGAAAGATCTTCGCAGGTGGCTAGCCAAAAGTCTAGCCGACCCGCTAGACTGGTGGCTAGCCACCTAGGGCGGGAGAAGTCATGGACGACTGGCAGACCCGGGCGCTCGGGAACCTCAGGAAGCGCCACGAGGACAAGATCCGGCAGGACGCCGAGCGCATCCAGGAGTACATCGGCTACGTGCTGGCCCGGATCGACGGCGGGAACGTCACCTCAGTGACCCACCATGCGCGGGGCATCGCGTCGGACGCGCAGGAGATCGTCTCCCGCCTCGCCGCCCTTGAGGCGATCGGGGAGACGGTCGGCATCCTCGGGACGAGGGAGGACTGAACCATGATCGTGCTGACATTCCCCTCCATCGCCAAGGGCGAGACGGTGATCCGCGCGCAGGACGCGGGGGCGGGCCTTGACGTGACGGTCGGCTACTGCTGCCGGATCGGCCTTGAGTGGGCCGCCGTCCTGTACGCCATGGCCGACCTTGAGCGGCCCACCCTGACCGAGCTTCGGAATGCCGTCTGCGGGCGGCTTGAGCGGTCCGGGAAGTGGTGGGCATGAGGAAGCACTTTCCCGGCGGCCATTACACGGACGTCACCTACGGCAACGGCGGCCCGTCCCGGCACCAGTGCGACGGCTGCGGTTCCCCGCTCGTCTCCCGCCTTGAGGCGTGGGTCCACGCGCTGACCGGCTCGGCGGCCTGCCCGGGAAGCACCGTCGGCGCCGTGGCGGCATTCCTGGCCGCAGCGGGCTTTGCGGAATACCACGACGGCCAGCCCGGCTTCACAGTCACCCCGGCCGCGTTCGGCAGCGAGATCATCGTCGACCTTCGCGGGGCGGACCTGCTCCCCTTCAATCCCGGCGAGGGGCCGCGAGCGCTGCTCGACGACTACAGGGCCGCTCTTGCCGCCGCCGGCTACCACGCGAGAAGCACGGGGGCCATGGTCATCGTCAGCTCAGAGGCGGACCCGGTCGACGGGGAAGGCTCAGACGTTGACTAGCCCTGCGACCACGCGCCTCGCCCCGCTCAAGCCCTCCCGGTGCCGCTGGCTCAAGGTCACCGAGGACGGAAAGTGGATGATGGAGCGGTCCGATGACGACCGGACGACATGGCTTGTCGCGCACCTGCCGGAGCGGGTGATCGTCGCGGACTACCTGGGGACGCTGGACGACTGCCGGGCTTATGTTGCCTCAGGGCAGGCGCAGGCGGACCTTGAGCGGATACAGGTGGCAACGGGACAGGAGAACGGCAATGACTGACGCGCTGGTGAAGGACGTGAACGCGACCCTGATCGCAGCAGGAGAGCGGCCCGCCGCCCGGCATGAGAGCGGCTTCTCCCTCGCCTGCGGTCCGTCCGGGGTCCTGGTGACCTACCGGGCCTCGGGTACCGGGGAAGCCGTGCTGCGGCGCGCTGCCCTCTGCCGGTGGCTGCGGCTGCTCGGGGAGTCAGGGCAGGGCTGGACGGTGACCGGGATCGGGTCGCAGAGGATCGCGGCGGTCCGCGTGACGCTACCGGAAGGGGACGGCAATGGCTGAGCGCTACGACCCGTACCCGGACCTCGGGGGGCTGCTCAGCGCGGTCCTGCGCTCCGGACGGGACGGGGCAGTGCACGCGGAGCGGATCGCGGAGCGCCTCGGCCTGGACCCGGTCGGGGGACCGGGGGCGGCGGAGAGGGCACTGCGGGAGGCGCTCGGCGGCCCCGGCGCCCGCACGGCCGACGGTGACCAGCCTCTTGCCTGCGTCCGCTGCTGGCATGCCCCCGCCTCCCGCCTGCTGGTGGTTCACTGGCGGACGGAGACGATGCGGCTGCTCTGCGGGGAGTGCGCGGGGATGGACGCGGCGGACGCGCGGGACCTTCCCGCCTTCAGGATGGTGACCGTGCTCACGCTCGGCCCCAGGGAGGTGAGCGGCTGATGGCGCTCCTCTACGAAGAGCGCACCGCCCGCGCTGAGCACGCTTGCGCCTGGGAGTGCGGCGTCCCGATCAAGGCGGGCGAGCGCTATACCGCATCGTCGCTCACGCCAAACGACCTCGACATCGGCAACACCGGGTGGCGGCATCACGCGCTGCACGGACGGAGCCTCTACGACTGCCCGCCGTACCGGCGGGCGTCCGGGGAGGTAGCCCCGTGCTGATTGACGGTTACACCGAGATCGACAGCGGGACAGTTCCCCCAGGTATCCGCTGGGAGGTTGGACGCCAGGGCGGGCGGCTGGTCGTGCACGTCGGCGGCAGCCTGGTCTCCCTGAACGGGATTCCCCGGGACCGCTTCGCTGAGGCCGTCATCCGCGCGGTGACCCCGTGACCGCGTTCGAGTGGACCCAGGTTGAGCTGTCCTGCAACGACCCTCGCTGCTGCGAGTGGTTCGAGGGCAAGCGGGGCCTGCGCCCCTCCTCCGGCGAGACCCGGGCGCAGGTCCGCAAGCGTGCCGCGAAGGAAGGCTGGACTCATGTCCGCAGCAAGTTCAGGGGCGGGAGCGACAGGGACTTCTGCCCGCTGCACAAGCCGGGCGGGCAAACGGAAGCGGCACGGGCCGCAGGAACGGAGGGTAACGATGACGCTTGACGAGGCCTACGACCACGTGGGCGAGACCCTGGTCCACAAGTTCCTGGACAAGCCGGCCGAGGAAGCCGAGCTGGTCAAGGTCGGCGACTACGGGGCCCTATACGTCCGCTTCGCGGGCAGCACCGAGATCGTGACGATGCACCCGCGGTGGTTCGCGCCGAAGGGCGCAGGGGCGGAGGACTGACGGATGATGACGCTTGACGAGGCCCGCGCGCACATCGGCGCGACTGTGGCCTACAGGTCTGCGGGGGCACTCGCTGAGAACGGCGCGATAACCAGCGTCGGCAACGTCGCCGTGTTCGTCCGCTACGAGGGCGACAGGTACCCCAAGGCGACCGACCCGGCTGACCTCACGCTGATCACGGAGGCGGCACAGGGGAGCGGCAATGCCGAGGGGTAACTACCGCCAGACGATCCGATGCGCCGGCCCTGGCTGCGGGGAGACGGTCACCTACCGACATGGGACGCGCGCCGACGAGGCCGCCTCGGTCAAGTCGCAGCGAGAGAGTCCGTGGAAGTGCCCCCGCCACCTCTGGCCCGATCAGGTGCTCGGCCGCGGGCGGGAGGTAATCGCCGGGGCCATGACAGTGATCGCGCGCCCGGACGCGCGAAACTGGGAGACGCCCCGCATCTGGGAGGCCCCCGGCTGGCCGTTCCGGTCGGACAGCATCAGCGGCCCCGGGTTCCGGGCGTTCGCCTCCGACTGGCCGGAGGGGACGCGGCTTGAGGTCACGGCGCGCATCCTGCCGCCTGAAGGCACTGAAGCCGCCCCCTCCGGCCCGAGGCCGTTCCGTATCCGGATTGGCCCAGCCCACCTCGCGACCGTCGACCGGCCGGCGATGCTCGCCGACCCGGCTGGCGACACGGTAGCGGACACCCTCGGGAACTGGTGGCACCTCGCCCCGCCCGCGCCTAGGGCAACATGCCTGAACTGCGATGCGGACCTTACGTGGGCATGGGATACCTCCGCCTGGGCGCGTGCCGACGAGCCGGAGCGTGGCCGGGAGATCTGCCGGCACCCGGACGGAGCATGGGAACCACACGTCGCGCACGCAGGCGCCGCCGCGGCGACCGGAACGGAAGGCTGACCGATGGACTTCGTTACCCCCGCCGGGCGTACTGAGGCGGCAAGGACCGCCGCCCGCCTCGCCCGTGTCCTTGACGCCCTGGACGACGCCTGCTCGGACGCGGTCGCCCTTCTCGTGAGCCGGGACGTGCTGAGCCCGGCCGCCCCCCAGTGGCGGGAACTGTCCGCTCAGCTTGCCGCCCGCCCTTACCTGGGGGACCTGAGGCAGCTGCAGGAAGCGCTCATGGCCATCGCCGGACCGGGCGAGGGCGGCACTACGACAGGAGAGGGGAACGGCAATGCCTGAGTTCGACTTCAACGCGACCGCCCGGAACATCCGGGCATGGTACGCAGGCGGGGACACGGCAAGGCAGGCCGCCGCCAGCCTCCTGATCTGGCACGAGTACTGGATCCGCCGCAGCGACTTCCGGTCAGCCTGCACTCAAACCGACCGGAACGGAACCTGCGTTAAGTGGAGCCGCGCCCGCACGTTCGCGGCTGAGGTGAACTGCTCGTCCTCCGAGCGGGCGGTCCTTAAGTTCGCGGCCGATCTCGCCGGCGACTCCTACGGCATGTCAGGTTTCGGCCACGCTCACCGGCAGGCCGTCGCGGATGCCTTCGCCGCCGCCCTTGGCGTCACCGCCCTGACAGGAAAGGAGCGCGCGGAGTGATCCCCGTCCGGGTGCCCGCAGGCTTGATGCCCGTCCTCGCCTCCGGGCGCCGGATGAGCATCCGGCGCGACCATCCCCTTTACGACGAGCCGTGCCCCGTGTGCGACGGCCCTCTCGGCGAGGGGGTCACGGTCCTGGTCTTCGCCGGGATCGACCCTGAGAGCCGCAAGTCCGCAGGCTGGACGACGGGCGCGGCAGTCGCCGTGCACGCCTCCTGCGCGGGAGTTCCCCAGGAGGAACCGGAGACGCCCGGGACCGTGGACCCGCCCGTGTCGGACAGTCGGATAACCAAGGCACTGGAGATCGCCAGCGAGTACGGCACGATCGACGGCGACCATCACAAGATGTGGACCGTCGACCAGATGGTGAGAGCGCTGACCGGCTGCCCGGTGGTGACGAAGAACAGCACCGACTACAAGGGCGTCCCGTACTCCTACGAGGCGCAGGGGGAGTCACCGGAGTACACGGCGTTCATCGGCGACGAGGAATGGGAAGTGGGGATCGCGCCATGACTGACGAGGAGAAGCTCGCCTGGTGCAAGGAGCGGGCGGCGGCAGAACCGTGGCCGTCCGCTCTCGCTTCCGTCATCCAGGACATGAGCGCGCAGGGCATCCCCCTGAACCCGGACCTGACGACACTCGGCATGGGCATGGCAATCGTAGGGGGCGAGCGGGGCGTCCGCGAGTTCATCGACGGGATCACCCTGGCGTCGGTGGCGAAGACGCCGGAAGCGGAGGCGGGCCGTGGCTGACTTCGACTCAACCGTTGCCGCCTTGCGTAAGTGGACAAGGGGCCATGACCCGCACGTCCGCGCCGCCGTTGAGCTTCTGGCGTGGCATGAGGCCTGGCTCCGCCGGCGGGACTTCACCAGCGCGTGCGTGCACCGCGACGAGGACGGGACCGCGTGGATCAGGTGGGACGAGGCCCGCGAGTTCGCCGTCTCAGGCCGCGCCGTCGCGTCCACCTCGGAGATGTCCGTCCTTGATCTGGCTGTCGCGATCGGGAGCAACCAGTACAAGCTCAGCCACATGGGGGACGCTCACGCGAGGGCGATCGTGAAGGCGTTCGCCGACGCGCTCGGGGTGGAGGTGGCCGGCCGTGACTGACGACCCGGTAGCCGGATGCCTCTCCGAATGGCGCACGATCATTGACGGCATCAACGGGCTGGCTACTGAGCGGACGCCGATCTCAACGGCGGTTCCCCGTCTCCTGAAGGCCGTTGAGGCAGCCCTGGAGCACCACCAGCCGGTCCAGCTTTACGGCACAGTGGAGGACTACCGGGGCAAGATCACATGCGGTCATGACGCGGACTACGACGGGGACGCGCACTTCGAGGGCGACGACGGGGTCTGGTACTGCAAGGGCAAGCCCACGGTGGCCGTGTGCTCCTCCTGCTGCGACGAGGGCAACGCGGACCTGCGGGCGCAATGGCGGTGCCCCACTTACCGGGACATTGCCCGTGAGCTGACCGGGAAGGGGGACGGCATTGGCTGAGTCCCGCCGTGGCGACCGTAAGTTCGCCCCGCTACCGCCCGGCATCGTCCGCGTCCGCCTTGAGGGAGAGTCTGCCGCTGGCCTCGCCGCGCGCCTGACGGCGATGCCGGGCGTGTCGGTCGTCACCGGGCCTGACGAGTACCCGGGTGGCCGGCTTTACCTGACCGTCTCCCTCAGCGAGGAGAGCAATCATGGCTGAGATCAGGGCGCTAACGGTCAAGCAGCCGTGGAGCCACTTCATCGCCAAGCAGGGGAAGACAGTAGAGAACCGCGGTTGGTCGACCGGCTACAGGGGACTGCTCGCGATCCACGCCGGGGCGTACTCGGGCTGGGACAAGGGGGCCGAGTCGAGCCCGGCGGCGCTTGAGGCGTGGAAGCGCTGGGCCGGGGTCCGCGCGGCGGGCGAGGTTGCCACGCCGCTCACCCGGGGCGCCGCGTATTCGTTCTTCTCCTTCGGCGCGGTCATCGCGGTAGCCGAGGTGGCCGGCTGCCATCACTCAGACGAGTGCATGCACGCTGAGTACCTCGTGCCGCCGGGCCAGCGCGCGGGCTGCTCGCCCTGGGCCGTCCGCGGGCAGTGGCACATCGAACTGGCGAATGCCCGCCCGCTTGCCAATCCGGTCCGCTGCCGGGGGAAGCTCGGCCTGTGGCGGCTGCCGGAGGACGTCGAGAAAGCGGTACGCGAGCAACTGGAGGAGAGCCATGCCCGGTGAAAACGGCCCGTTCTTTAACGAACGCGAGGCTCTCGCCACCCGGGCGGCCGCCGTGATCAAGGCCGCTTTCGACGCTGCCCCTGGCGGCGGCGCGAGCGTCCCGGAGTGCCTGAAGGTCATGACGGACGCCTGCGAGGCGCACGGCGTTGACCTCGGCACCTGGGACATCAGTTTCCTGCGGGGAGTGGCCTGGGGTGAGACCGCGAGCGTCGTTTCCCTCGCCGGGATGATCACCCGCGCGCACGCCGCCGGGAAAGCGGGGGCGTTCACCGAGGAGGACGTCCGCCCCTGCCGTCACTGCGGTGCCCCCCTTATCCCCTGCCGTTACGGTCATGAGTTCCCCGTGTGCCTCGGCTGGAAGCACGCCGCCTGGCTGTCGATGCCCATCGGCGCTCATTACTGCGAGGGGCGGAGCGTCATGCCGTCCGGGGAGCCTGCCGAGGAGGGCCCGTGACGGCGATCCTGAACTGGGCCGGGGATCACTGGTTCCTGATCTTCATCCTGTGGGGCCTTGGGCTATTCGAGGGCGTCCGGGACTTCTTCGTCGACACATGGAAGGCCGTCACCGGGACGCGGCACAAGCGCCGCATGAAAGAGCTGCGGGCGCAGGAGCGGATTGCCCGCGCGGGCCGGCAGCCTGAAGTTGCCGGCCTGCCGGCGCCGGGGCCGTGCGTTCACCGCAACGTCGCGGCCGTGGTCTCGAGGGCGGACAAGGTCGTGGCGTGGCTGTGCAGGACATGCGACGCGAAACTGCCCGCCGACTGGGCGGTAAGAGAGGAAGACCTGTGATCACGGTGAAGACGGCCGGCAAGGATGATTCTGATGAGTGAGACTACGGAGGGCGCCGAGATCAGCCCGCCCCCGAACGTGCTCCTAGCGGGCATCAACGGCAGCACCGCATACGGCCTGGCGACCGAGGAGTCCGACGTCGACCGCATCGGATGCTATGCCGCGCCGACCGCCGCATTCCATGGCCTGCACCTGCCCATCGGTAAGGCGGCGACCTGGGTCAGCACGAAGCCTGACGCCACCTACCACGAGGCGGGGAAGCTGGCGAGCCTCCTACTTAAGGGCAACCCGACGGTCACCGAGCTCTTGTGGCTCAACCAGTACGAGACGGTGACCCCGGAAGGCGAGGCGCTGATCGCGATTCGGAGTTCGTTCCTGTCGGCGACGGCGGTCCGGAATTCGTACTTCGGCTACGCGACTCAGCAGATGAAGAGGATCAAGGAGAGCGATGAAGACCTGCGGAACCTGCCGCCACACACTTCCGCTTGCCGACTTCGGCAAGAACAGTCGATACGCGGACAATCTGCAACGGGACTGCCGGGACTGCTCGAACGCGAAGACGCGGGCCAGGTACGCGAAGAAGCCCGAGCAGTACGCGGCGGCCAAGGCGAGGCGCAAGCGGGCTCCGGAGCAGTCGCCGGCAGCGAAGCGGGCACGCCATCTGCGCAGTTCCTACGGGATGACGGAATGGGACGTCCAGTTCAAGATCCGCCTTCAGGGGGGCGGGTGCGCGATCTGCGGACAGCCGGCGGTCGCGGTGGACCACGATCATCAGACGGGGGAGGTTCGCGGGATTCTCTGCCACCGCTGCAATCTGGGGCTAGGGCATTTCCGGGACAACATGGAGATGATGCGGAAGGCGATCGAGTACCTGGAGTTCTGGGAGATGCTCGCCGCCGATGCCGGCGCTGTCAGGTAGAGAAGCACGCCCGCCACCTGTGGAGGCTGCTGCAGCAGGGGGCCGACCTTCACCAGACGGGATGCCTGCAAGTGCACCTGACCCCGAACCTGGCGGCATCCTGCCGCGCGTTCGGCGAGCGCGTTGCCGCCGGGGACCTGGACCTTGCGGAGAGGGCACTGCGGGAAGCTGAGGCGGCATTCGACAGGCCGGGCGTGCTTCCCGGCCGGCCTGACGAGGCGGCGGCCGAGGCGTGGCTTCAGGACGTCCGCCGCGCCTACTGGACGGAATGCCCGTGATCGAGTTGCCCCGCCCCGATGCGGACCTCGTCCTGGTGCTGTCCGCCATCCGCGGCGCGGCCGGGGGGCGCCCGATGCTGGTCGGCGGCTGCGTCCGCGACACCCTGCTCGGCCTGCCGGCCAAGGACACCGACATCGAGGTCTACGGTGTTACCGACCCCGGCAAGCTGGCTGCCGCGCTGGCCCAGGTCGGAACGGTGACTGAGGCCGGGAAGTCCTTCGGCGTCTTCAAGGTCCGCCGCGGCGGGACCGAGGCCGACGTGTCACTGCCGCGCCGCGAGTCCAAGACGGGCGCAGGGCACCGGGGCTTCACCGTCATCCCGGACGGTTACCTCGGCTACGCGGAGGCGAGCGCACGCCGGGACTTCACGATCAACGCGATCATGGCCGACCCGGCGACAGGTGAGGTCACCGACTGCCACGGCGGCCTGTCCGACCTGAAGGCGGGCATCCTGCGGCACACCTCGCAGGCGTTCGCCGAGGACCCGCTCCGCGTCCTGCGCGGTGTTCAGCTCGCGGCCCGGTTCGGCTTCACCATGGCACCGGAGACCGTGCTCCTGTGCTTCCAGATCAGGGGCGCCTACCGGGAACTGCCCGTAGAGCGCATCTGGGGCGAGTTCGAGAAGATCGGCACGCGAGGGGTGCACGTTAGCCGCGCGCTGGCGGTCCTGGAAGAAACCTGGTGGGGTCACCACTTCCCGGTACTCATGAACATGCGGAGCATCCCCCAGGACCCTGAGTGGCACCCTGAAGGCGACGTCTGGACGCACGCCGGCCTGGCCGCGGACCAGGCTGCCAGGCTCGCCGACGAGGCCGGGCTCACCGGGACGGACCGCCTCGTCGTCGTCTTCGCCGCGCTCCTGCACGACGCCGGCAAGGTCACGCACACGCAGAATGAGGGCGGCCGGATCACCTCCCACGGGCACGCGGAGGCCGGGGTCGCGCCCGCGCGGGCGTTCCTGCAGGGCATCGGCTGCCCCGAGGGGATCACCGGCCGCATCATCCCGCTGATCGCCGAGCACATGAACTGCCAGGGCGCCCCGCGGAAGCCCGCGGTGCGCAGGCTCGCCCGCCGGCTGGCGCCCGCGACGCTGGCCGAGCTCGCCCTCGTGCGCGCGGCCGACGTCAAGGGACGCGGCGACCCGGACGCCCGGAGCACGGCGGGCGCGTGGCTTGAGATGGGCCGGGACCTGAAGGTGGAGGAACGCCCCGCGAAGGGGCTGCTCACCGGGGACCACCTGATCGCCGCGGGAATGAGGCCGGGCCCGGCGTTCAAGCCCCTGCTTGCGGGGGCGCTGGCCGCGCAGGACGCCGGGGAGTTCGATGACGAGGCCGGCGCGCTCCGCTGGCTGGCGGCCCGGGAGAAGGCGGGACGATGAGCACTGACGACGACGAGGACGACGCGCTGCAGGTTGAGTCAACCCGCGGCCCCGACGACGAGCCTGCCTGCCTGCTCACCTGGGGACCGCACCAGTGGTACGCCCCGGTGGAGGAGGTCCGCAGGGCAGCCCTGGACATGGTGTCCTGCGCCGCCTACGCGGAGATGATGATGACCCTGGTGGCGAAACTGAAGCTGGACGGCAGGATAGCCTCGGCACTGGTCACGGACATCCTCACGGGCCGGGGCCGGGAGCGGTCCTTCGGCACCCCGGGCACCGTGGACCTGATCCCGGCGGGATCGACTAAGACAGGCGACGCCGTGGTCCTGATCGGCAGGGGCTCCAGACGCGGGTGCGTTCTCGCCGCAGAGGCCCGGCCGATGGCCCTGCAGTGGCTTGAGGCGGCCGAGGCAACCGAGTCCGACCAGCTTGTCTCCGAGGCGCTGCGCGGAACCGGGATGGACGACGACGGGCAGGAGCGGGTGTTCGGGTACCTGCGCGAGCTACGGAAGGAAAAGCCGTGACCGGCCTCGGTGACCGCCTGAAGGCTGCCCGCAAGGCCCGGGACTGGACGCTCCGCGAGGCGGAGAAGCACTCCGGGGTTCCGAACGCGCACATCTCCCAGGTGGAGACGGGAACGATCCGCCACCCTGGCATGGCGGTGCTGATCCGGCTCGCCGCGGCGTACGAGGTCCCGCTGCCGGAACTGCTCGCCCTCGCCGGGCACGCGGACTTCGGCACCACCGGCGAGGACGGCAGGCTGACCGACTACGAGGGCCATGACCTGTGGCACATGAGCGTCTACCTCCCGGAGGGCCGCGAGGGCGAGGTGGTCGCGTGGATGGCCGCGCACGGGCTCGAGGTCTACAGGATGCAGAAGGTAAGCGAGATGGCGAGGAGCGCCCCATGACTGACCCGGCCGCGCACGCCTACGTCTCAACGGCGTGCCACCACGGGGAGTGCGGCGCCTGCCGGAGCACCTGCAAGTACTGCGACGCCCCCTGCTCGCACGGCTGCCATCCCGCCTCCGGCCCTTCCCTCCCGGCGCCGTGGGTCGACCAGGCGCGGGACATCGCCCGGGACCTGCTGCGCTACGGGCTGAGCACGGGCGAGGCCGTGCCGCCGGAACTGCTGCGCAGGATCACCTCCGACCCCGCCCTGTTCTGGCTCCGCGGCGAGACGGTACCTCCGGGAGAATGGCGGCCCCCGCAGTGACAGCCGCCCGCTCCGTTTCCTTCACCGCCTCCCGCGACATGAGTCAGGCCGCAAGGGAAGGCATTGTTACCAGTGTCCTGACCGTTCACGTCCCGCACGCTGACCGCTACGTGACCGGTGCCTGCATAGGCGGCGATGCGTTCATCGGCCGCTGGCTACGGATGTACCGGCCCGGTGCGGAGCACGTCGTGATCGTCCCGGGCGACCGCAGCCGGGTTGACCCGTGGTGGGAGCAAGCCGGCTGCCCGCCCGTGACCGTGATCGAGATGCCCCCGGGCACCACCTACGCTGACCGCAACGCCCGCCTCGTCGCCGAGGGGAACGCCGTGTTCGCCTTCCCCGCCTACCCGGAGAACTACCCGAGGTCACTGCGGAGCGGCACCTGGCAAACTGTGCGCATGAGCAGGAGAGCCGGGAACTTCAGTCAGTGGCACTGCACCCGGCCCCCGTACCGCGGCCTGATCGAGCAGTGGCCGTCCGTCCTGCTCGGCGAGAAGCTAGCGGAGGATTCAAGCTGTGAGTGAGGGCATCGGCACGCCTTACGGCAACATCCCGGTCGAGGTCCGCCGCGAGATGCACGGATGGTTCGGTGAGCCGTGGTGGTCCTATGTCTGCTACGACGAGGCCGGGAAGCTCATCGAGGAGATGCGCAAGCCCTTCCCCTCCGGCGAGTCCTGCCTGTACTGCGGCGAGCCGTTCAGTGAGGAAGCGGGCGACTCCGGGCAGGCGATGCCGTTCCTGTCGGCGACCGCCCCGCCCGAGATCCGCCACGTCCACAAGGAGTGCCAGTTCCGCCAGGCCGCCGGGGGCCTCACCCATCATGAGGGCCGCTGCTCCTGCCACGGCGGGGACGGGAACGACACGCCGGGCATGACACTGCGGGAAGAGGCGGTCGAGGTGTGGCGGCGGATGCGAGCCAGGGAACTGTTCGGGCGCTCCGGTGACTGAGGCTAACGCCCCCTGGCTCCGGCACCTGAAGGCCGAGGCCTGCGCCCGCCTTGAGGCCCGGCACGTCACCCAGGCGTCCCTCGCGGAGCACCTCGGCATCACCGCCAAGCACGTCAGCCAGGTCCTCAGCGGGAAGGTCACCGGGTCACCGGGCCTGCTCGCCCGCATGGCCGAGGCAATGGGAATGCAGATAGTGATCGTGATCACGGGCCGGGAGCCGGCGGAACTGGCGGCGGACCAGCGGCCGCTGAAGAGCGGCAACCGGACGCCCCGCGCGAAGGCGGCTGCCGCCGAGGGGAGTTCCTGAGGATGGGCCTTACCCGCAGCGAGCAGGACGCGCAACTCGCCGAGTTGTATGCCCGCATCCCGCGCATCCCCGACTGCGACGGGCGCTGCTGGACGTCGTGCGGCCCGGTTGAGATGTCGGACCGGGAACGGCAGCGGATCCGCGCCGCCGGGACCCGCATCACCCCGTACCAGAAGGCGATGGCGAGCCCGGAGCGGTTCTGGTGTGACGCGCTAACCGGGGACAAGAAGTGCGCCGTGTACGAACTGCGTCCCCTGATCTGCCGGATCTGGGGCGCCGTCGAGGGCATGCCGTGCGTCTACGGGTGCGTCCCCGAGGGCGGCTACCTCCCTGACGCCGAGGCGTACCGGATGATCGCCGAGTCACTGCGGATCGGCGGCGGCAGGCACCCGAACGCGAGCGCGGAGGAAATCGACGCGGGCATGGCGCAGGCGGGCATCCGCGCCGAGGTCGATCGCATCCGGGCCCGCGGCCGGGCAGGGGAAGCGCGGCGCGCGCAGGAAAGTATCCCGCCGGCGTTCCGCGCCCGTGAGTGAGGCGGCACCGTGGCCACACTGACCGCCGCTAACAAGCGCATAGCCGCTCTTGCCCGCGCCGTGCTGGTCCTGGAGTACCCGCTGCCCGTCCCGACGCTCGCCGTCGCAGAGCGTGTCAGCCGCCGCTACGACCCGGCCGTCTACCGGATGCTCCGCCGCATGGAGGCCCGCGATGAGGCCGAGCGCATCAGGCTGCCGGGCGCGCAGTCGGTCTACTGGCGCCTCGTGCCCCCGTGCGGCGTGCAGCGAATCGCTAAACGGAAGACGCGCTAGGCTAAGATCCATGCCGCGGTGAGTACCGGGTGACACCGGGAGGGGCCGCGGACAGCGCGGGATGAAATGCGCGCCGGGCTCTGCCCGCCCGCCAGGACCGTACGCACGGCCCGGGCACGCCGGGCCGGCCCTGAGGTTGTCAGCCTCCGGACGGGAACGGCGGTCGCCCGGATAAGCTTCCCCGAGAACAGGAGCACCGAATGACTCAGCCCGGCTACCGGCACCGCATCATCGTCATGGACCGCTCCGGCAGCATCGAGTCGATCCTCGCCGGGCAGCAGTCCGGGATGGGCGAGTTCTTCCGCAGCGAGGGCCAGGTCCCCGGCAAGGCCACGTACTCGCTGTGGGACTTCGACACCGAGATCCGCTGCCGCGCATCCCTTGCCCCGCTGGACACGGTCAAGACCTACGTGATCGAGCCGCGCGGCGGGACGGCCATGTACGACGCCGTAGGCGACGCGGTGAGTGCCGAAGGGGAGAAGCTCGCCGCGCTTCCCGAGGACGAGCGGCCGGAGGACGTGACGGTAATCATCGCCAGTGACGGCCTGGAGAACTCCTCGCAGCGCCGCACGGGCTCCGAGGTCAAGGCCATGCTCACCCGCCAGCAGGACGCCTACGGCTGGCGCGTCATCTACATGGGCACCAACCAGGACGCCCTGAAGGAGGGCGCCGAGATGGGCGTTGCCGTGGAGTGCGCGGTGAACTACGCGAGCACGAGCGCGGGCTTGCGGAACGCATGGGCGAGCTCCGCGGCGCTCCTGTCCCGCGCCCCCGTCGCTGCGGCGAGCGCAGGCGGCTATAGCTTCACCGAGGACGAGCGCGACCTTGCCGGGTCGGAACAGCTAGAATCTCCGCAGAATTCCCGTTAGGGGAGACGCTTTACCGGGATGGGACTTGCGGCACTGCCGCCAGCGGCCGAGGCTGAGACTGCGGCTCCCCTGTCTCCCCGCCCTGATGAAGCGGTGCCGGGGC